GTACCAGTCGAAACTCCGCACGTCGGCGCAATGGGTATTGGCCTGGGATTGCACGGCGACTGTCAAGACGCATTTGACCTGATTCAAGCCGTCATTACTGGCGAAGTCAATCTGCCGACGCCGGCCAACAACGGCATTCGCAACGGCGACTACGATACCATCAGCTGTTGCGTCATCACTGGCGGCGACAGCGTCAACAGCATTGGTGTTGCCGAACACATCGCCTACAAGATGACGGCGAAGAAGGCCGGCATCGGTATCGAGTTCGACACGCGCAGCAAAGGTGCGCCAGTCAAAGGCGGCGCCACAAAGCACCTAGGTAAGCACAGCATCTATTCGAGCCTCGACAAAGCCGTCAAGATGTTCACTCAGATCAGTCGCGGCGGCAGCGCTACCGCTACGTTCAAGTGCATCGATCCCGAAGTCGAAAGCATCGTCATGTGGAAGACTCAGCGCGTAGACATCGAAACGCGTATCGACAAAATCGACTACAGCTTCGCCTACAACGATGCATACCTGCAAGCTGTCATTACTGACGGTCAATGGTTGTTGTTTGACCTGCTAGAAGCTCCAGAAGTCCACAAAGCGTTTTACGAAGCCGCAGATGCCGCCGAGTACAACGCAGTCGTTGAAGCCGCTGTTGCTACCGGCAAGAAGCACAAGGTCATCAAGGCCCGTGACTTGCTGAAGTCTATGCTGATTGCGCGCAACGAAACTGGTCGCATGTATTCGTTTAACGTGACGCGAGCAAACCAGCACACGCCGTTTATCGACATCATCCGCTTGTCTAACCTGTGTCAAGAAATCTGTCTGGCTACGAAGTCTTACGTCGACATGCCTGACCTGTACGCCGACGCCAGTACCGGTGAGACTGCGTTCTGTACGCTGGCTGCCATCAACGTAGGTAAGGTAAGTTTTGAGCGCTACCCGCATGCTGCACGTGTTGCGTTGCGTGCCGTCGACGCCATGATCGACAAAGCGCCTATGATGACAGCATCAATGAAAGCCGCTATCATGCGCCGCCGCAGCGCTGGCATCGGCATCACTGGCTTGGCGGCTGCGCTCTACAAGAACGGCTACGACTACGACGGCAGCGAGGAATCGCTGAACTTTGTCAGTCGCATCGCCGAACACCACTACTTCTATCTGCTGAAAGCCAGTCAGGAGTTGGCGGCAGAGTCTGGTATCTGTGTAGAAGGCATCAAGAAAGATTGGCTGCCTATTGACACACGCGTCAACAAAGGCTATGTCCTCGAACTTGATTGGGAAAGTCTGCGCGGCAAGCCACGCAAGCACACCGTTCTAGTCGCACATATGCCGACTGAATCAAGTGCCGTGTTCAGCGATGCCCCGAATGGTCTGTACCCGATTCGTCAAGCCGTCATCAACAAGAAGTCGCGCAAAGGTATCATTCAATACATTTGTAAAGAATGGGATGCCTCGAAGAAGACGGCATGGGAAGTTGATAACATCGTTCTCGCCAAGTATTATTCGCGCGTCCAAGACATGACTGACCAGGGTATTAGTTGCGACTACTACTTTGATCCTAGCAAGTACGAAGACGAGAAGAAGCCGCTGAGCGAACTCATGAAAGAGTGGGTGGCACAAGCTAAGCTGGGTAACAAGAGCCAGTACTACATGAATACTCGCGACTTCAACGGTGGCGGCGTCCAAGACATGATCAAGGCAGCCGTAGTCGAAGAAGAAGCCTGTGAGAGTTGCAAGCTTTAACTATACCAGGGGCGGCAACGCCCCTCACTACATGGGAGAATTGAAGTGCCTGTTTTTAATGAACGCAACAAAGGGTATGAGACTAAGAAGTACCCGCTGTTCTTAGGTGATGACCTCGGTCTTTTCGACACCGTGAATATCGCATATCCTATTCTCGAAGACTTGTATCAAAAACAAGTCAGCCAGATTTGGAACGAAACTGAGATTAGCTTGGATCAAGACAAGCAGGACATGCTGACGTTGCCGCATGACACTGTCGACCTGATGGTAAAGACTATCAGCTGGCAGCACCTTGCAGATAGCGTCGCGTCGAAGTCTATTTCTGGCCTGCTCATGCGCTACGTCAGCAACTCGGAGCTAGAAGGTCTGCTCAACACTTGGAGCTTCTTCGAAACTATTCACGCACGTGCATACAGTCACATCATCAAGCAGACGTTTGTAGACCCCAATCAGCTGCTACGCGACACCTACAACAGCGTACAGACGATCATTCGCAGCGAAGCCATTGTCAAGGCGTTCAACGCGCTTGAATCACTGCCAGTCGACGCAAGCACAGAAGAAAAGCGCAAGGCTATTGCAATGGCGTTTGTCGCGCTGTTCGCGCTTGAGGCCATCGCTTTCATGTCGAGCTTCGCCGTGACGTTTGCCATCACTGAGACCGGCGCGTTCCAAGGTATTGGTCAAGAAGTGACGCTGATCGCCCGCGACGAAGTTCTGCATACCCGCATGGACTACGCGATTCTGTCGATCCTCAAGCAAGACCCGGCCTGGGTTAAAGTGTTTGTCGAAAATCGCGACGCCATCAAAGCGATTCTAGACGCTGTCACCATGCAAGAACTCAACTGGAGCGAATACTTGTTCAGCGAAGGTCGGCAAGTAATTGGATTGACTTCTACGCTACTCAAAGAATATACTCTGTACATGGCTAAACCTGTATATGATGCACTTGGCGCCGACTTCCAATTCGAAGTTATCGAACGCAATCCATGCTCTTATATGGATAAGTACATCGACAGCAGCAAAGTACAGGTTGCGCCGCAAGAACTACAGATCACGTCGTACAAAGTGGGTGCCGTCAAAGACGATACTGCCGACCTCGATCTTGCGTTCGACATCTGACAACAGCGGCTCAGCTGAGCCGCAGCAAAAGGAGTACATATGAAAGTTGAAATCTACGGCAGGCCGAGTTGCACGTTCTGCGACCGCGCCAAAGAGTTGTGCGAACGCACTGGACTGGCTTATGACTACAAGATCGTAGGCGAAAGCGTTAGCCGCGAACAACTAGAAGAAATGGTTGGGTCGCCTGTACGCAGCGTCCCTCAAATTTTCGTGACAACAGACGGCTTCAGCGAATACGTCGGTGGTTACGCTCAACTGGAGGCGCGTCTCCGTGGTTAAGAATAAACTCTGTCTGGCTGACATCGAAGCCAAAATCAAAGGCGTCGAATACCGTGTATTCGGTGGCCGTCTAACTGTTGCTGTCGTCACTATGGCAAACGGATTCCAAGTAGTTGGTGAGTCGTCATGTGTAGACGTCGCCAACTTCGACGCCGGCCTTGGTGAGAAATACGCGTACGAAGACGCTGTCGAACAGCTGTGGATGCTAGAAGGCTATCTGTTGCGCGAACGCCTGTATCAAGAGGGATTGGTGTAATGACGATCACAGCAGAAATCATCGCCGACAGTATCAGTGAAACTGGCGTACGCATTACAACTTTCGAGCTTGAATATTGGAGAGGTATTCACGCCGAACTGATGACTCACCGCGTGTTCAGTCGTAACGCAGCTAGCAGTCGAGCCATCCCAGTAAAGGCAATGAATGACTTGATTCGTGCCGATGTGGCAGGACCGATTCATTTTGGAAAGAACAAATCTGGAATGCAAGATGCTGGCGAACACTTTGAAAAGGTTGCAGGGAAATACACTGCCCGAGAATGGTGGGAAATTGCGGCAGACAAGGCTGTAAGTTTCTCTGACGCCCTCGCTGACGCAGGATACGCAAAACAGGTATGCAATCGTGTGACTGAGCCATATCAGCGAATGAAAGTCGTTGTTACTGCAACCGAGTTCGACAACTGGTTCTGGCTGCGTAACCACGAAGACGCTGACCCGACTATTCACGTGCTTGCCGCCACTATGCTCGCCGCCTACAAAGACAACACCCCACGTCTTTTGCTGGCCGGCGAATGGCATACGCCTTACTACGGCGACGGCTTCTGGTCTGACAGCGGCGACTCAGGTCTAGATGCTGCCGGCGTAAGTCTGGCCGACGCCCTCATGATCAGTGCGTCGTGTTGCGCTCAAGTCAGCTATCGCAAGCTTGACGACACCCTTGAGAAAGCACGTGAAGTCTACGCGCGCCTCATTGAGTCTCAGCCTGTACACGCCAGTCCAGTTGAGCATCAGGCAACGCCTATGGCTAAGCCGCTATGGCAGCCGGGCGACAGCGACGCTAGCAACAATTACCAGTGGGAAGACGGCACTACTCACATGGATTGTCGTGGTAACTTCTGGAGTGGCAACTTCTGTCACTGGATTCAGCACAGGCAGCTGATCCCCGGTCACACCTGCACGAAGTACGAGGAACTGGCATGATCGCAGTCAAGGCTTTTCTGACGTGCTTGGCAGTCTTCGCGATTTGCTTGGTCATTTCTAGAAGGCCAGTCGAAGACCGACCCTGGGTGTACATACCAGGATCGATATCGATTGTAGGCATGGTAATCAGCGCCATCGCCGGCATCTGGATGATGTGAGAAAAATCCCGCCCGATGGCGGGATTTTTCGTTGACTACTGCCATTACCTGATGTAAGATTTACTTGAATCGACAGTGAAGAGATACGAAATCATGAGTACATACTACCTAGTCAAAGAAGCTGACAACACATTCACTATGCGCCAGACTCGTTACGCCGAAGCCTTAAAGAAAGGCAAAGAGCATAAAAACGATGTATGCGCGATAGGCTTTACTAAGCAAGACATGGCCGAACTCGTCAAGAAGTACGACTTCGATCTGGACGAACTGTCTGTCAACATGTTGATCTGAGGTTGTCATGAAATACATTAGGGCATATTTCGAAAACGTCCGCGCATCCTACCTTGTCGATGCCATTCTCAAAGACAGAGACGACATCGACGTCGTCGCCTACGACCCGTATAACCACATGATCGTCGTGTCATCAGAAGATGACGTCAGACTAGATGAAATTCGAGACATTGTCTGGCAGTACAACGGCGGCGCCTGTGTAGATGCCGAGTTTGTTAGCGAAGAATGGGTCGATGAAAACTGTTGACTGCGGTAATAGTTGCTGAGACAATAGCTACGAATTGAAGACAACCGTGAAGAGAGACTAAATCATGAGCAACGTGAACGAAGAACTCATTTGCATCGAAGACGTCGTCGTTGAATTCAACGAGAAAGTCGAGAAGTATCTTGAGCAAAGCGCGAATCGCGTCAGCGCCGAAGTACTCGGCCTTGATCGCCGCTGCGGCAGGCTTTACGTCAACCACGAGTACGTCATTACGTCGGTCGGTAATGATCGCGTCCTCCAGTACTACGGCGGCTTCGAATACATTGACGCCGACTGTCGCCAGGTGATTGGAGACTATGTCTTCTATTCGGGTGACGAACGCGTCACCGAATGTATCGATGCATGGCAAGAAAACAGTTGACGCCAGCCTTACCTTAGTTCATACTACACACGAATTGAAGACAAACGTGAAGAGAGAACTTTATCATGATCTACATTATCCTGAATGACGAAAACAAAGCCGTAGCAGCCAGCAACGAGCGCGTAGAAGGCGCTGTTATCTCCCGTTGGGACTACAAAGATATGGCGCACGTTGAACGCCTCGCCAGCGAGCTTTCTGAAGCCACTGGCAGCCTGTATGTTGCCACTGATGCAGGCGACAGCGTCAGTCCTCGATACGACGTCATCAAAGCCCCTGCTGTCGGCGATGCCGTTAGCTACGCATTCAACGGCGACTACTACGAAGACGGTGAAATCGTTGCCGTCAGCAGCAGTCTGAAAGTCGTTACTACTAGCAGCGGCAAGAAGTACTACCGCAAAGCCTTGACTGGTCGTTGGCTCTACAACAAGACTTGGACTCTTGTTCAAGGCCATCGCAACGAAAAGAATCCCCATCTGTAAGGCTTGACCTGCTGTCGCCGCTGTAGTTACAATAAGTCGTCAACGTGAAGAAGAGAACTTTGCCATGTACATGAGTGCTGAAGAGTTAGGCGATGCCCTTGACGTCGCCGTCAAAGCCAAGTTTGGCGTCGGTATCGACACCTCTGACTGCTTCGACTATTGGGTCGACTCAAATGTTGACGTCAACAAAGCCGATTTGTTGGCAGTAGTCAAGCAAGTACTGTCTTCCGTCGACAGCTGCGATGAAATCAGAATTGCACTAGGTTGCAATGCTGACATCAATCGCCGTAGTGGTCGTGTCAGTGTTTCTTGCAAAGGTAAGGCGTCATGATCACTATCAAAACTGTCAACAAAGCCATTGCGTCGAGCGACATCAAAGCCGAACTTGTACGCGGCGATGGATACTTCTATTTCGTCGGCCCTGACGTCGAATACGCCGCCACTACTTCAGTCATGGTGCCGCGTCTCAATGACTTGACGCTGGCACAATGGATAGAAGAGGTCATCATCACTGCCGCCGAAAGCAAAGAGCGCCTTGAAGCCATCAAGGCAGTTGCCGCCGACTCTATTATTATCAGAGGCTGACATGGCTCAGTATCGAATAGTCGAATTCGAAGGTGACTTCACGCCGCAAGCGCGTTTCACGTCTCGCGTGTACACACCTAAATGGTATCACTGGTTCTTGTGGCGCGACATGTGCTTCGCGTTTAAGAGTCTTGAAGAGGCCGAACGATATATCGACGGATACAGGCGACAACAGGCCAAAAGTCGGCGTATCATCCACAAGTATCCACGCGAGACAATTCATGAGGAGTATTTCCGTTGAAATTCAGTGAACTCAAAACAGGTATGCGAGTCGTCACAGTAGATGGCACGACATTCATTTACATCGCCGACGCCAAAATGATCGTGTCGCAGGACAGCGGCTACATGATGGCGAGGAGCTTCAACGAAGACCTGACGTGCAAGAGTATACCTGAAGAATTCGACATCGTCGAAGTGTATGACGTACCGGGTCCTGCCGTGTTGCTCGACTTCAGCGTCAAAGGTGATTTGTTATGGCGTCGTCGCACACAACTGGCGTCAGCCAATGTATTTGACGCCAATGGTATGTTTGTTTACAGGCACTACGATCCGTATCGCGTCGACGTCGACGACGTCAACATCGTTGCCATCCACAATTCTATTTTCGACGTCAACGGCGCCGTGACAACAGAATTCATGGACGACTTGTATGTGTACCTGAGTTCGAAGCCGGGTCTCAGTTTCAAATGTGACGCCGTCAAGTTGTTCTATGCGCAAATGCATGGCAGAAACACTAGTTGCTGCTACCCAGCCGTCTACATGTGGAAATAGCCATGACTTCGAATTACGAAGGTGCTATCATCAAGAACATTCGAAAGCTGCCGGGGCGTGGCAACATCGTTTACGCCGAACTGTTCGGCAGCGACGGTAAACTACTGATCGCCGCGACTCTCGAATACATTTACAAAGAATTGCAGGCTCGCATGCCTGACAAGGATTAATGATGGGAAGCAAAACTAGATGCATATCGTGCAACACTGCATGCAACGGCGAACGATGTAGACTGTGTCGTAATGCTTATGTGAAAGAAACGGCAAAGTTCGATAAGACAGAATGGCGTCGCAGTAGACTATACGGCATGGAACCCGGTGAGTTTGACATATACTGGATGGCACAGCGAGGGATGTGCTATGTATGCAACATTCAAATGAAGCCGCCGAGTAAAGGAAAGGGTCAGGCATTAGACGTTGTTGCAGTAGACCATTGTCATAAAACGGGAAAATTCAGAGGTTTGTTGTGTAACGGTTGCAATAAAGCTTTAGGATTTTTCAAAGACGATTTAGCAATACTCCGGTCTGCTATCAATTATTTAGAACAAGGGTCAATGAAATGAGAAAACTGGCAAAAATTGTAGTTATCGATGATGTGCGCAAGCATTCCAATGCAGACAAGCTAGAAATTGCTACAGTTGGCGGGTGGTCGATTGTCGTAGGGAAAGGCGAGTTCAGTAAAGGATCAATTGCTGTAATGTTCGAAGTTGACGCTATGCTCCCTATCGATAATCCTGCATTCGCTTTTCTGGCTGGCCGTAACGAACGCCTAGTAGACGGCAAACCGTATGCTCGCATCAAGACGATGAAGCTGCGCGGCGAACTCAGCCAAGGCTTGTTGCTACCCGTTGACAGCGTAGGCGTCGACGCAACAACCCTTCTAGTCGACGACGACATGACCGAAGCGCTTGACGTCATCAAGTACGAACCGGCTCAGCCTAAAGTTCTGGCAGGTAACGCCAAAGGCAACTTCCCTGTCTTCATTCCGAAGACAGACCAAGAACGCGTGCAAAACATCAAGCGCGCCTACGAAGACGCTGTAGCAAGCGGCGAACTCTTCGAAGCCACGTATAAGCTTGACGGCTCTAGCTTCACGGCGTACGTAACTGGCCAGGGCAGCGGGCGCTTCGACAACGGCGACGCAGACGTGTGTATTGCCGAAGACGTTGTAGTCGGCGTGTGTTCGCGCAACCTAGAGTTGAAGATCGACGACAGTAACGTTGACAACATGTTCGTCCAGACGTTCTTCAAGTACAACCTGCCTGTCAAGCTAGAATCGTTTCTTGCCGCCACCGGACGTCAAATTGCCGTTCAAGGTGAAATGGTAGGCCCAGGCATTCAAAACAACTTCGAAGGTCTGGACGAAGTCGAACTGTATATCTACGACATCTTCGACATCGACCGTCAAGGGTATGTTTGCGCCGACGAACGCGTCGAAATTTGCAAGCAGTTGGGTTTGCAGATGGTGCCAGTGTTTGACAGCCCCATGCGTTTACCTCAAACTATAGAAGAAGTACTGGCGCTAGCAGACGGTCCTAGCGGCCTGAAAGGTAAGTATCGCGAAGGCTTAGTTTTCAAGAGCTTGTCGCGCGACTTCTCCTTCAAGGTGATTTCGAACCGTTATCTACTCAAGGAAGCGTGACAATGGAAATCAAGACTTGGAAATTCCCTGCTGGTGAAGTCGGCGTTCGCCTAATAAACGTCGACGCAGACGAATATAATATCCACGCACCTCTAGGGTGCAGCGACGACTTTATGATGCTCGTCATGACTGTTGACGCCATTCGTCGGGCGACGCCTAACGCAAAAATCACTGTGTTCGCGCCATACATTCCTTACGGTCGTCAAGATCGCGTCTGTAATCGCGGCGAAAGCCTGAGCATTGCGGCGTTCGCCGGCTTGTTGAATTCGCTGCGACTCGACAAAATCATTACTATCGACACGCATAGCGCCGTCACTGACGCAGTTGTCAACAACTTGCATGTCATTCGGCAAGACTATGTTGTCGCTCGCATGCTAGGAAAGCGCTTCAAAGGTTGGCTGGCGGTAGCACCCGACGCAGGCGCCGCCAAAAAGGTTATTGATTCGGCGACGGCGGCTGGTATTACCGAATACGTCGTCTGCAATAAGACACGCGACCTGATGACTGGCAAAATCACTGATGCCAGCATTAACGGCGACGTCAGTGGTCGCGACGTATTCGTGTTCGACGACTTGTGCGACGGTGGCGCCACCTTCATTGAAGTCGCCAAGCTGTTACGTGAAGGCGGCGCCGCAAAAATTTGCCTGTACGTCACCCACGGCATTTTCACCAAAGGCGTAGAAGCAGTTGCACAACACTTCGACCACGTTTACACTACAAACAGTTATTGGCACGACGCCGACGTATTTGCCGGCGTGCCCAACATCACCGTTCTAGACGTATACAAGGAGTTTGCATGAAACTTTTTCCGGTTCACTGCACCGATGGTTACAAGTTAGGCCATCGCGGCATGTATGCACCCGACACGACGCTGGTGTATTCTAACTTCACGCCGCGCAGTGACAGCCGCTTCAACGGCAGCCGCTTCTATGACGGCAAGATGGTTGTGTTCGGCATTCAAGGTTTCATCAACGAATTCCTTGTCGAAGTTTTCAACGAGAACTTCTTTGCCATCGACAAAGAAAAGGCTGTTGCTCGCTTTCGGCGTCGCGTCGACAACTACCTGACTCCAGGCTCTATTCCAGTCGACGGCATCGCAGCGCTTCACGACCTCGGCTATCTGCCGCTCGAAATCATGGCGCTTCCCGAAGGATCGCGAGTTCCGATGAAAGTGCCGGTACTGACTGTTCGCAACACGCACAAAGACTTCGCGTGGCTCGTCAACTATCTCGAATCGGTTATCAGCAACTCGATTTGGAAGAGCATGGTTAACGCGACCCTCGCCTACGAATATCGTCGCGTCTTCGACTACTATGCCGACCTCACAGGTTCGCCTAAAGAACTGGTGATGTGGCAAGGCCACGACTTTTCGTATCGCGGCATGTCTGGCCCTGAAGATGGCGCCCGCAGTGGTGCCGCGCATCTGCTGTGCTTCGCCGGCACTGACAGCGTTTCGGCAATCGACTACATCGAAGACTACTACGGCGCTGACGTCGAACACGGGTTTGTCGTAGGCTCTGTACCTGCTACTGAACACAGCGTTTCGTCGAACAACATCCTGTTCGAAGAGCGCAAGTATGACGGCGACGTCACCAACTCTAAAATCTGTGCCGAAATCGCATTCATGCGGCGCTATCTCACTGAAGTCGTTGCAGACGGCGCAATCGCAAGCTATGTTGCCGACACTTACGACTACTTTGGTGTGTTGACTCGCGTGCTGCCGGCGCTCAAAGACGTCATTATGTCTCGCAGTGGCAAGCTCGTCATTCGTCCCGACAGCGGCGATCCCGTCAAGATCGTGTGCGGATACGACGCAGTTGTCGACGTCACAGACCTTAGCGCCATGACGCTGTTCAAGGTTTACCACAACAACTGTGGCAGCAACGTTGCCGTACGCTGTGACGACAAATACTACAAAATCAAGGTATGGCGTGAACCTGAAGACGAAGAAGATCGCGTCGTAAAGGCTGTCGAAATCAGCGAAGCCGAAGTCAAGGGTTCTATTCAGATTTTGTGGGAGCTGTTCGGCGGCACTACAACTGACAAAGGCTTCAAGCTGTTAGACTCTCACATCGGCCTGATTTACGGCGACAGCATCACGCTTGACCGTCAAGATGCTATCCTGCGGCGGCTCGCAGCCAAAGGTTTCGCCAGCGCAAACGTTGTGTTCGGAATCGGCAGCTACACTTACAACTATTCGACTCGCGACACCTTTGGGTCGGCGATGAAGGCTACAATGTCTATCGTCGACGGCGAAGCCATCGAACTCTACAAAGACCCGAAGACAGGTGACGCCATGAAAAAGTCGGCGCGTGGCTTCTTGAAGGTCGAAAAGGTAGATGGAGAGTTCGTGCTTGTCGACCAAGTCGAAGGCATAGAAACCTACTGCGGCGAAATGAGTGTCGTCTTCTACAACGGCAACGCGTACTGCGAATCCTTCTATGCAATCCAAGACCGCCTGCTAAGCTCTTAAGTGTTGACGCCAGACGCATGCGGTTTTATACTGCATGCGTCTAGTGAAGAAAGAGAGTTGTCATGCAAGTCACAGCATTTGAGTTAGCCAGTAACGACAACGTCCGAGCTTACTTGTTCGGTGAAGCCATCAAATTTATCGCCGCCAAAAACGGTGTGTCAGTTGAAATGACTTGTGAAGCGTATCGTCAAGGGGTGAAAAATGTTGTCGAAGGTGTTGCCAAGCTCGTGGTTGCCGGTCTTCAAGGACTCGAAGAAGGGCTGCGAAATGCCTGAGCAAGAATTCATCGGTAAAGAACTTGACGTCAACCGCATCAAAGCAGTTGCCGCCACCACAGCTATTCGCAAGATGCTTGACGACAGCTACTTCTCTATCTGCGCCGTCAAGAAGGTCATCGATTTGCTTGACATCGACGCCGACCGTGAAGCCGTCGAAATCCTCGAAACAATTCACTGCGTCGACTACAACAAAATGCCGACTGAACTGATTCTGGCGTTGCCGGAGTTGTTGAGTCGTGCCTTCGACAAACCTGCAGGCACTTTCGCCGTATACAACAAACGCGTTCGATTGATATCATAAGGGGTTCAAATGAGTTTCTATCTGGCGTGGTCTATCCCGCACCTGTTTATTGTGGCGTTCTTCGTAGCCACTGCAAGCGCCGCTATCGCCGGCTACACCAAACTCAAGTATGGTGCCTACACGTTCTTGGTGGCGTCCTTGATTGTAGCTGGCCTTGCCATTAACGTAGGGCAGCGCCAGTCAGAGCTAGGCCGCAGCAACTTCGACGCCGACGTGTCGGCTAGCGTTGAAAAAGTAGGTGTGTCTCGCATGACCCGCGAAGACGCTGCCGCAGATTTCCAAAACCGTGTCAACCAAAACTAAAGGAGTGTCAAATGAAAAAACTGATCTGCGTTCTGCTTATCGCCCTCGCAACTGTAGGTTGCAGCCGCGTAACTGTGCCGCCAGCCGCCAAAGGCAAGATTCTGTCTGGCGCCGGCTACAGCGTCGACGTCAAAGAAACTGGTAAGTACTGGCTGTCTTGGTGGGAGAACATGGTGATTCTCGACACCAGCACTCAAGCCATGCAAGAGCGTGTTACCGTCAAAATGAGCGACGACCTCGACCTGACTTTCGACGTTCGCTTCCGCACTCGCATCAGCGGCAACGACAAAGTCATCAACGCCATGTTCAACGACATCAAGCATGAAAACTACCAAGTTACTCTGCCTATGGTGTACAAAGTCTATGGCCGCGACGTCGTGCAAAATGCTGCGCGTTCTGTGATGTCGAAGTACAAGACCAAAGAAGTGTCGGCGAACTACGACGCCATCAACGCAGACATGCATAAGCTGCTCGTCGAGAAAATGGCAAACAGCCCGCTTGACGTCAGCAACGTGACTATCGGCAACATTACCTGGCCTAAGGTTATCACTGACGCCATCGAAGCGCAGCAGGAACGCGAACTGGCTATCGAAACCGAGGCAAACCAACAAGCTGTGCGAGTCGTCGAAAAGAACAACCAACTCGACATGGCCGAAGCCGACTACAAGATCCGCATCAAGAAAGCCGAAGCGATTCGTGACGAAAACCAGATCACTGCGCAAGGCATGAACCCGATGCTGCTCGAATACCGTCGACTCGAAGTACTCGAAAAGATGGCCGACAACAAGAACGCAATCTTCGTGCCGTACGAAGGTATGGCCAGCCCAGGTCTTCAGAATCGCATGTACTCCAAGTAACTTGTACAAACGGAAGGCGTAGCTTAGACTACGCCTTTCTTGCTTACAGAGGATATGAAATGAAAGCATACTGGACGCGTGAATGCATCGAATCTCTCGGTCGTGACGCCTACAACGATGTTCGTCAACTTTACAAGGGAAGAGGCTTCCGAATTCATGACAACTACGGTATCTTCGACGCACACTTCGACAACAAGTATTTGCATCTAGACGCAGACGGTGATTTTGTCTGGTGTTTGCATATGTCGGGTGACTACAAGTTGTACGAAAGTTTCTACGACCATATTGTAGATATTAGCGTCCGGCCTCCTAAAGCTGTCGTCAAAGCCGAAGCCACAGAAGCCGCCACTGCGTTTGTCGCCGCCAAAACGTATTGGGCAAAAATCTATGTCGCCGGACCCATAGAAGTCGCCAAGCAAATTTGCCGCGCCGTAGTCAAAGAAAAGGGGTTGTGTGTAACTGTTGACCCTACCGTCTACATCTACACAGGTGGCGAAGAGCAAGGCTATGTCGTCGGCATCATCAACTACCCGCGATTCCCTGCGGCGGCTGACGTCATCAGAAAAACGGCTGAAGAACTGGCCAAGAAGCTAGTCGCAGAGACTTACCAGCATTCGTGTACGATCATGTATCCCGACGATACGCTGTACTACTCGACACGCGACTACAAAGACGTTAAATGAAGAAAGGCGCTAAGCGCCTTTCTTGTTATCGTTGCAACTGGTTTTTATCGGCTAGACGTCTGAAGCTGTTGTTCTGATTCGACGTGTTACCACCTACGTGCATCGTCGTGTTGCTGACGTTGTTGACGTTAGTGCTAGGCGCGTTGATCATAGGCGCGACAACGTTAGTGTTGCTAGCCTTCTGCTCGGCTAACAGGATGCTTTGTGCGGCGCTGCTAGACGGCGTTTCTAGCGGGAAGATGCCGACAGGCTTTCCTTCTACCATAATCATGTTATTGGCAGCCGTCAACTCAGTCAACTTAGCTTCTGCCTTGGCTTTTTGCTCTTCGCTGAACTTCGGCTTCTGTTCTTTGGCGCTACCTACACCTTCTTCTGACGCCTGCACTTGATTTGTTACAGACATATTGTTGGTGTTTTCGACGAAAACAGTTTGATTGAACTCGGAAGGTATTTCCTTAGCAGAAGAAGTATTGGCTTTAATAGGTTTGGAGGGTTCCTCTTCATCATCCGATTCAAACAGTTTACCGATTAAAGGTATGTTTTTAGCACCTTCTTTGAGACTGTTGAATTGGTCTACGATCATGTCGTATATTTTTTCGTACAACCCTACAAGCTTGTTGAAAAATCCCAAGACGTTGTTCACGGCACCCTTAATGTTTTCTGTGACGCCTTCAACGATGCTGTCGTACGTTTCGTTGATAGTAGCTACAATCTTGTCGAATAATTCAATAACCTTGTTTGGTATTGAATACAAGAAGTCATAGACGCGTTTAGTCATACCTTCTTGGTCGAACAAGTCGACGCCAAACATTTCGGCGACACTGTCGAAGATGCCGATGAACTTGGCGATAACATTTGACACGCCTGCCAACACGCGTTCACCCAGGTTCATGCCTTGCTGGCCGATTATCTCTTCGGCGTTGAAGAAGCCATCGAAGAAGTCGAACAACGACTTGATAATCATCGCCGGCAGCAGCACTTTACTACCTAGTTTCAACGCCAGCTTACCCACGCCTACGATGAAGCCGATGACGGCCTTGAAAGGCGCTAGAAGCGCCCCAATTAAGCCGCCGCCTGCAAAGGCCGCCAGTACGCCGCCCAAGCCTGCAACAACGCCTGTAATGATGCCTGCTAAGCCTCTGAGCGGTGCGCCTAGCAGCATGTCGAACAGCCCGCCTTCTTTCTTCTCTGCTACGGCTCGCGTGTCGACGTTGTCGGGTACCGGGATAGGAGGCGTGTCTTCGAACCTGCCGTCCATTTCGCGAAGCGCTGTGTTGCGCTCGCGTAGCTCTTCGGCTTCGCGCATGGCGTCGATTTCGTTGACACTGTTTTCTTGGCTTTGTTCGACTTGGTCTAGCATAGTTTGCTCGACGTCGTCAACTACATCCCAAGTCTTGGCGAACATTTCTTCGAGACGCTTGATTTCGTCGCGAATTTCCTCTAGTAGCACCAACTGAGTCTCTTCGAAGACACTGCGTTCGGCGTTACCTTCTACGATTTCTTCGGCGACAGGGTCTGTTTGTTCTAGCTGACTGCTGATATACTCTTCTTGCTGACGCAGAACCTCTAGGCGACGTTTAGCCTCATTCTTGGCGGCTTCAGACGAACGCTTGCGGACGGCGGCGATGTCGCGAATCAGTTTAGTGCCATAGCCTAGAATCGGGTTGGCAGTCATGAGCGCCGCGACAAGAGTGTCAGTGCTAGGAATCGCGCCCTTGATTGCGTCAAAGCTGCTGCCTATCTTTTCGTTGAGCGCTGTATTCGACGTCGCCAGTGATTCAATTTGATCAATGACGTGACCGAATGTACCAACGAAGTTGCTGGTGGCGCCTCCCGCGGAAATCTGGCCGGCGATCATGTCTTGACGAACTTGGCGCAGTTCGTCTAACGCCTTCTTCTGAAAGTTGCGCGACCCGCTGTTCTGCAAGTTGATAGCCTCGGTCAGAAGGGCTTGTAGCATCTGTGCTACTTGCTCAGGCGGGGCGTCGCGCATTTGAATGTTGCGACGCATCATCTGCAAGTCGCGAATACTGTTGACAGCCATGTGTCTACCTTACATATAGGTTACGGTCTACAGTATTTAGACAAAACAAAGCCGGCATCAGCCGGCTTTGTTGTTCAGGCTTTCGACTTTCTGCTTCATCAGCATCATGTAGATGTCGCGTTCATATGGAAGCATGGCTTCAAAGTCGGCTAGCGTGAAGTTGTTTGTCACACCGATGTCCTTGAAGAAGAGCGCATGAAAGTTGTTAGAATAATAGGATATCATGCTTTCATGGGACATCATCAGGTAAAAAAACTGTTCAACCCCTCAAATACTACGGTTTCAGTTTTACCCGGCAGCACTTCAACTTCTACAGTGTGGCGCAGCTTCGGCATCGTCTGGAAGAACTTCTGAATGGCCAGCAACCCTTTGGTGTCGATGTCGTCGTAGAACGCTTCGAGTTCGGCGCGACTCACTGATTCTGTCGGGTAGATTTCTTCGTTGTCATAGATGTAATCAATGCACAGCATGGCTAGCTCTTGATCGTCGCCAGAGTTCTCCATTGTTTTCAGCAAGTCGAACGTCGGGTATTTCATGACGATGCCGATGTTGTCGTCGAGTTGAATCTTCTTGACGTGGTCAGGGTTTTGTTCGACTTTGATGTCGTCGATGTTGATGTTGACGTCGATAAAGTTGCTGAGCTTCTTGCCGTCTTCTTGGTAGTCGTAGCGATACTGAACTGTAACGATTTCGCCTACCGACTTGGCACGGATACGCATAAACAAGTCTTCGATGTCGAACGTCGACAACTGATCAACTTTGACTTTGCCTAGCGTACAGTTCTCTACGATCTGCGTGACGGCGTTGAGGATCAACTCGTTTTCGCCGGCCTCGCCTTTAGCGTTCTTGGCGACAAGCAGCGCCTTTTGCTCGGCATTCGTGAAAGGCCGATACTTGATTGTCTTACCAAGACCTACTAGGTGGTGGCTGTATTGTGCGTGACTCAGCTTAGGTAATGCCATTAGCTGTCTCCTTAGAATATCCTGTCAATAGTGCCGTCGATCAAGTCCATCAGTTCTGCGGCTTGCGTCGGCTTAATCTTGTCGCTGACGTCGATAGAAGCCTTGATGCCGTTGAGAAGACCAACTGTTTTGTTGATAGACTCGCCTGTTGTCTCTCTGACGACGTCGTCAATCTGTTTGTATATATTCAGCGCTTCGCCTTCTAAATCGATGCCTGTAGCGTTCTCGATGTAGTCGAGGCCGCGTTGCACGACAGGGTTAGACAGCACTGGCGCCAGATACGGGCCGAACGGCGTCTGCATCAGACTATCCATCAGCGTGTTTTCGCCGTCTGCGTTGATGTCGGCGTAGTGCCACGACCGATAGGCGAACTGCACCATGAACTCATGCGTGTTGTTCATTTCAAGGTTCGACAGCGTCAACGGGTTCGACATGACGGGATACGCGTCTTCGAGCATGACGGCGTGAACGATGTTATCCATCGTATCTAGCTGGTAGATAGTGATGGGAACGGCGTAGTCTTGAAGATACCCGACTTCGTGAGTCTTGGGGTTGACGACAAGCGACATCCATTCGTCGATGACAGTCTTTTCTAGCATGTCACGGCTGACTTTGAAGACGAACTGCTGGTTGCCGTACATGATTGACTGGCCGATCTTGTGTACGTCGCCGTTGTACTTGGTTTCAGACACGTTGATCGTCTTGCCCGGCAATTCAGTCTGCGAACACATCATGTCGAGGCCGCGCGTCACTTCAGTCGTGCTAGAGCCAGTGAATACCTTAATGACTTTCACGACTTCTTGAAACGCTTCCTTGAATTTCGACAGCCTGCCTTCTTTGTCGTCCTTGTTGGTGGCGACGTCTTTCTGCATCTTCTGAGGGACTGGAATCAACACTTGGAATCGGTTCGTTCTCGACATCCCGTGTTGCAAGATATGCGCTACGTGTTCGTTGTACTTAGCCATGTCGGCCTCAATAAATAGTTTTGACTTTACCTAGACTATTTATTGTGAGGCCAGAATGGCGGCAGACTACAACAACACGACAGGCACCGAGCTAGAAATCCTTCAGAAGATCGAAAAGGCTTTCTATCGGAATAACCCTGGTGCTGTCAAGCGAAATACGTCGGCGTCACTTGACTGGTTCCGCAACTACGTGGGTAAAGCACATAACAAGATCGGCACAGGTGTGATGTTCCGCGACAGGGACACGTGGAAGACAAAGATGACGTTTGGTAAGATGTACTTCTTCGAGTACTTGGCCAAACACAGAGCCACGCTTCCCATCTGGGACCGATATCCTCTAGTTTTCCCGTTCAGCGCCTACAAGGCCAAAGACGGCGTCGAAATCATTGTCGGCCTCAACATGCACTACTTGCCGCCTGTACTGCGCATGGCGGCTTTCAAGGCGCTGCTGAAGTTTCGCAACGAAAAGCGCTACAGAGGCAAGACGAAGCTGAAACTAGAATGGGAAGTGCTTAAGGCGCTCAGCGAATCGAAGTACTTCAAGCACGCCGTCCACAGTTACCGCGCCGATCACTTCAAGTCAGTCTTTGTTGAAGTGCCGGCGCCTGCCTGGGAACTGGCGTTGTTCTTACCTGTCGCTCGCTGGCAGAAGGGAACGGCTTCTGAAGCTTGGAATATCAAGGATTGACGAAAGCGGCGACTCGGAGAAGGCTGAATTCTTGTCTGACTTCAGCCTTCGAAACGACACACAAGTCGTCGTCATCCCATTTGCAGCCGGCATAGATCGTGCGACAGCCTTTGAAGTTGAACGCAACTACAGGGCCGTCGCTCTTGTCGTAGTACACTTCCCAACGACCTGCTGACATCACATAGCGGTCGGCGTAGACAACAAAATAGCCGTCGTCGAGCATCGATTGCAGACGCCACGCCTTTGTTGCTGCCAGCTTGAACGCTTCAAACGACTCGTCGCAGCTGAACCATTCGCGGCGCACTTCGTTTAGACTAACGATGGCTTCCATCATTTACCCTCGGCTTTTAGTTCGACGATACGCTTGTTATACCAACGCATCATGTCGGAGAAGTCGGCGTCGTATTCATGCACCCTCAACAAGTAGCTGTACAACGTACAATAACCTTCAATGGCGTCGTCAATCCAATTTTTCGCCGCAACGTACTCTTCTGTTGTAATCACTTGATCTTGTAGAGCATACTCCATGGCGTTGCACATGTATTGACACCGGTCTTCACTGTACCGGCCGCTTTCGATCATCAGCTGGAGAGTTTCACTAACTTTTCGCATGACTGTCTACTCTCATAAATAGTTGTTTTCAGTCTACACGGTGCTGTCGTGAAACTCAACGAAATTAAGGCTGTCATTGCCGAAGCCTTCAAACTCTTGCCTACCAAGATGTGCGGCGACGATGCCGTCGTCATGCTGCTAGCCATCGGATTGCAAGAATCTAGATTCACTGCTCGCCGTCAAGTCGGCGGACCCGCTCGCGGTTTCTGGCAATTCGAACTAGGTGGCGGCGTCAAAGGCGTGTTGAATCACAGGTCGACGCGATACTACGCTCAAGAGGTTTGTGCGGCACGTGGCGTCTCATATAACCCTAAGGCTATCAACGAAACTGCTATCGCCGTGTACCGTGCTTTAGAGCATGACGACGTCTTGGCAGCGTGTTTTGCCAGAATGCTTCTATGGACTAACGCCAACCCTATGCCGCGAATAGGTGACGTCGAAGGTTCTTGGCAGTACTACTTGGCCACGTGGCGTCCGGGTAAGCCGCACGCTCATACATGGCCAGGTCTTTACGCACAAGCTTTGTCTTCGCTGTGAAGACTGCGTAGAGCGGTATAGACGTCTGTGGTGACGTCTACACCGCTTTTGTAGAAGCGGAATGCTGGCACGGCTTTTGGGTCGTAGGTGGCCGTGAAGATTTCACGGCCATCAGCAGTGAAGGCAGTTGCTAGGCTATCGATAGTAGCTAGACGCAGTGCCGCGTCGATTTGTTCGCGCGTCTTCGGGTTGCGCCAAGCGTTTGCGTTGATCATTGCTTGTTCTCAACAGGCCAAAGGTGGATAATGACGGCGCCGCCGTCGCGACTAGTCATGCGATAGCCGCTCCAGTTCGGGTTCGACATGCCGCCAGAAAAGTGAAGATCGAACCTAGCCCACTTGCGCAGACGGTCGATGTTCTTCATTTTATATTTGCGGATAACAATCTCTCTCACGATTTTTTCTCTCTTGTCTCAATTCGCTTGTATGATAGCCGCCGCAGCGGCTGTCGTCAACGGTTAGCGCTTATCTAGGGTTATGCGCAGCAGCATCAGCATGAAATAGGTCACCGCGAACACTGTCGCCGTTATCGCGGCTTCGTTGATCGCCAACACGAAGAACAACGTAGAAGCGACAACGGCTGACATCACATACTGGAGCGGCGTCCTTGGCTTCTTCTTGATGTCGTTTTTGACCGCCTCTGCGTTTGCTGCCATCACAAAAAACAACAGCGCCATCATTACGATGATAATCCACGACAGTGTAATTGTTGTGGTAGTAACAGCTGCATTACCAGTCACGGCGGCGATAGCACCGAACGCGATGGTGGCGGCAGGGAGGATGTAGCCGTTGATAACGATTTTAGATTCAGACTTCATAGTTGTGACCTCTTAGAATACGAAAAGATGGGCGTAGATGAAAGCAGACGACGCAGCTGCGCCTATCATCGGCGGCATGACGTTGTACCGAACGCTTCCACCGGCGGCCAACAATCCTATCATAGCCGCCAATTCGATAGCAATCCTGACGACACAAGTAACGAGTACTGCGACGGCGAAAACGGCGATGTATCCGATGTAGTTTTCCATGTCAGACTCCCAAGATGTCGGCCATTTCAACGACGGCGTCGCGAAGCGCTGCAACGCCTTTGGTGTCGAGACGAACAGCTGACATGTCACCTTCTTGAACGACGACGACAATCATAGTGTCTTCGTAGGCGCGCACAGTGATAGTGTCGCCGTCGATGTCTTTGATAGACTTAGTTGCTAGTGCTGGCATATCAGACTCCTTGTGTCTCTCACTATTCACTTGATACGCACAGTTTACACACGGTTTGGCGGCGACGTCAACACGCGGCCACAAAAAAGGCGCCTTTCGGCGCCTTCTTTTTACTGCTGCTCTGCGAGCTTGCGGAACATTTCTAGCACGTCGTCACCGTCGCCGCCTTGCGGCTCAGAACCAGACTCTTCGTCGGCGTCAGGCACCTTCGGAGTGTTGTCTTGCTCGGCTTCGCGCTTGGCTTGCTCAGTCAGACGATCAACAACAGACTGTGCGACGTCGCCAGTTTCAAGGCGGTCATGTGCTTCGCCAGTGACCTTCTTGAAGCGCTCAGCCAGTTCTTCAAAGCTCTTGACTTTGGCGAAATCGCTGAGTTCGTGAGTCATGTTGAAAATCTCTTCTTTCTTGGCGTCGTCGCCTTCGAACAACTCGCTCGGACGGTCGAACTCAGAGTTTTCGTAGTTCGGCACAACAGTCTTGCCACCGTTACGCTGATCAGGGATTTCTTTGCCGACAATCTTGATCTTGAAGTCGGCGCCGTTCCACATGTCGAACGGGTCCATCGGTTCGTCGTCTTCGAACTCAGGCTTGGCAGCTGCTTCAATCATCTTGAAGATTTGCGCTCCGAATTCGTAGATCATCACCTTGCCGTTGTTGGCCGGGTTGACAGTGTCTTTGATGACGAGAACGTTGGCGAAGTACTTAGTGTTGCGCTTCCGCGACTTGGCGACGTTCTTCAGGCTTTCATTGCCTTCGGCCTCACCTTTGTTCCAGTACAGGCGGTTCGAAATGCCTACCGGATCGTCTTCGCCGATAGTCGAACGGCTGTTCTCAATGTACCAACCACCCGAGCCTTTGAAGGCGTGACTGAAGACGCGTACGAACGGCTCGCCGGCTTTAGCTGGCAGGAAGCGAACGACGGCGTAGCCTTTGCCTTCCTTCTTGTCGAAGCCCGGCTTATAGATACGTTCGTCTTTTTGGCCACCGCTGCCTTTGTTCATCGTCTCAAGCTTTTCAGTCAGCTTGGACAGGTTGGAGCCACGGCTAGTTTTCAGTTTTGCAAAGTCAATGCTCATATCAGAATCACCTTTTGTCTAAATATTGAATGTCGTTAATCATTTTAAGGTTTAGTTTTACATGTTCACTCAACATATTTATAGCGTACCTCACATTCAACATCACTTAGACAGGTACGTTAAGTTCATCACAACGGCAATGAAGCAAAACGAACCTATCGGTGAAACTATAGAAATCCACCACATACTACCAAAGTCTATATGGCCAGAATTCTCAAACCTCAAAAAGAATCCCTGGAACATGGTGAGACTTACGTCTCGGCAACATTTTATAGCTCATTGCATGCTTGTCAAGTGTTTCTTCGATTCACACAAGCGTTCTATGTGCTACGCGTTAAAGTGTATGAAAGGTGTTCACTCTAACTACGACCGGTATTTCAACTCGAAGACTTACAATACACTGCGGCATTTAGTTTCAAATGCCTGTTCTGGCGAAAATAACGCAATGTACGGTAAAACTCACTCTGAAGTAGCAAGAGCGAAGATAAGCGCTACGCATAAAGGTAGAGAAATCACGAAGGAACACCGAGCCAAAATCAGTAACGCTATGTCGGGTGAGAACCATCCATTGTTCGGTACTACCAGATCAGAAGACACGAAAAAGAAGATTAGTGCGGCAATGGCCGGCAAGAAAACTCGATTAGGTGCCGTTTTAACTGATGAAACAAAAGAAAAAATCAGAAAGTCTCTTACCGGTAGAAAGCGTGAACCTGTATCTGAAGAGACTAAGGCTAAGCTTCGAGCGGCGAGAGCCAAACAGAAACCTAACCCTGTGATGGTATGCCCGTACTGCAAGCTAGAAAGCCGCAACAAAGGTAATATGACCAGGTATCATTTCGATAACTGCAAGATGAAGTGACCATTTTGTATTTTCCTTAAGTGACGTCAATTGTCGTTAATCGCGTTTAAATGTTGTCACAACAACTTGCCGCAAGGTTGCTAGCGTGTCGGCGTCGATGTACAGGCTGACAAATTTCTTGTCGGCGGCAATCTTAGCCTTCCACGGAGCGAACACGAATGGTTCGTTGCTGTAGACGTTATTTAGTTGCGGTACAGCCAGAAACAAAATTACAGCGTCACGATAAACAATCACACCAGAATCAACTAGTTCGTAGATTCTAGGTAGAGTCCCGCCATTTTCGAACAACTCGGCAAAGTTGTCAACACCAGATTTCAATTTTTCCATTGCTCGACTGAAGGTCGGCACGATGTTGTCGACGTACGCCATGTATTCACGATAGCAGGTATGCATGAATCTGACGTTGTCGGCTTTCACGAAACCCGCCTTAGCGAATGCCGGGTAGAAGAACTTCAGCTGATCGCAGAGAACAGGGAAGTTGCGTTCGATGGCAGCATACTGGTATACGATGGCCTTGTTGGCGGCATACTTGTCGGCAGAAACGCGCGTCTTGAAGTTGTACAGCCAGCCGTCGTAGGCGCCGCCGCGATAGTGCGCCGACATGCCACAAAACGTTTGATACGCCGTCAAGCCTTTCATTTTGACTGCCTCCAGCTGAACACGTACTCACTCCTTGAAGGGTCATAGCTGCGCATTACTTCGTAGCCAGACTTGATGACAGCATATAGACCGCTGGCGTCGATAGGGAAGCCTTTCGAAGCCAGAAAACGCATGACGTCGTCATCAGTTTTCATAGCAACAATGTCAGACGTCGTCAGCGATATACTACCTTCAGTGAAGACCATCACATTAGCCTTACGTTAGTTGTTTTCAGCAGACCGGCTTGCTCGCTTTCGTATTCGATGGCGCCGATGATCTTCGGGTTCAGCATCTTAGCGATTTCGGTCATTTCATGGTCAGTTTCATTTTCATAAAACCATACCACGGCTTCAGTGTACGTTTCAAAGCTGCGTTCAGCCTTGATCTTTTCGATGTGCATCGAAAAGTCGTTTTGGTCTTTGAACATATCAGGCAGCCTTCTTGGTAGTTTTGCCGCCTTCGATGGCTACAAGACAGCGTTCAACTTTATCATCACCTACGTAGTCGACGACGACAGCCATCGCCTCTTTGTAGCACTTGGTGTCGACGTCGATTGCGTGATGTACGCGATCCTCACCTTTGACGTTATAACCTACTAGCATCAGTTCTTCTCCAATGTCTGGACGTGTTTGGCGTCTGCCATGATAACAACAGCGTGGTCATATGCGCTGCCGGTCGCTACGCCGTAGTTGAAGTCGCCGTCTTCGTCAACAAAGCAGACGACGCCGTATTCGTCTGTAACGAGTTCGTAAGTCTTGCCTACGACAACGGCTTTTGCGTTGGCGATACAGTCGGCGTTTTCAGTGCCTAGAATCTTCACACCAAGTTTCATTTGTCGTCCTCGTAAATGTGTTCGACGTCGTAAATGACTTGAGCGCCTTCGACGCCATAGTTGCAGTCGCCGTCTTCGTCGACAAAGTACGCGCTGCCGTCAAGGCTGTCGTATTCGACGTCGTATGTTTTGCCGACGACTACAGACTTTGCCGCCCAATTGTCGGCGACGTGAGGCTTCACACCTAGAATCTTTACTTGTTTGATCTTCATCATTACCGTGCCCCGCTCTTGTAGAAGATATGATCACCTAGTTGAGCCACATACTCTAAGCGTTTAGCCCATCCTGGGTCAACATAGGTGGCGTGATAATGATCCGCGCCACCTGTAACGTCTTCGACTTCGAAAAAGAACACTTTATGAGCGACCTTTAGAGCGACGTCCCAAGCGTGTGGTTCGGCAGCTATCATAGCGGCGCGACGCGATGCCGTCAACTGACAAATGTAGCTGAACTGACAGACACCATTCCTTTTTTCGTTGACAACATCTTTGACCGTATCTGGCCAGCGGCGCGCGTCTCTGCGATTGACGACGGTGTAGGCGATGGCATATTGACCATCTAAAGGCTCACCTCTGCCTTCGAAGAACACGGCTTCGGCGAGCTTGTTGCAGCCTACGTTGTCGCGGCACTCGACTTGACGCCAATCTGACGTCTTGTCTTCAGGCGCCACGTAGAGGCGCAAAGGCTTTTCGGCGACGACAGGCATAGTCACCGTGTCTGCGATGTTTGACACACCTGCTAAGACTATGGCGCCAAACAGCGATGACGCGATGAACTTTGCAGCGTCTTTCATGACCGACCTCACAATTTGAAGAACGCGCTTTCTTTGATGTCGGCGCCATTGTGATAGGCTGCGATGACGACGTCAAGTTCTTTCTCAAGAGGTGCTAGCTCAAACTTGAACTTTTCAGAGTTCATGGTTTTGTAGTTGCCAACGATTAGCAAGCCATGACTAGGCTTAGGTAATGCCGGGAACATTTCATGGAAGGCACGCGCGTATCCACAAGTCTGAACCGCATACTTAAACAGTTTTTTTCTGGCGTACCCTTTCTTGAGGTCGATAGCGTTTCTGCTGTTCTTATGGTCGACGATGCACAAGTCGCCGCCGTGAAACGCGATGCAGTCGACGCGACCCGCATAGCGATATTTGAGCGAGTACAGCGGCGCTTCAATGGCTACGATAGGCCCGAGTTCGTTGAGGATCGGCTGGCTTCTGTTGAACAGAATCTTACCCGGGCCTTTGACGTCGGCGCGTGTCAACTCATTCTTGAGGTAGCGTTCGCTCATGTCGTGCAAGCTGTTGCCGCGCTTCACGGCTTCGGCGACGATCTTGTCGGCTTCTTCTTCGCCTACGCGTTTCCGCCATTCGTCGATGCCGCCGTCGTCAAGCAAATGCAGGAGAGACGTCATAGACGGCAACAGCGTGTCGTCGCTGACTTTGTAGTAGCGTGTCTCGCCTTCTACAGTTTCGATTTCTCTGAGCGGCAAGTTGATCCATTCAAACGTTTTCCAATGCATGTATTCACCCGATATGAAAACGGCTTGCAATGCAAGCCGTTGTCGTTCATATGCCGTCGTACTCGTCTAATGAAGATGCCATTGTCACACCTCACCCTCGATCAAGTCAAGCATTTCGAGACACAGGCCAGAACGCACGCAGTCGGCACGACGGTATTCTACGATTTCGAAGTTCTTTTTGCGGTCACGAATCTGACGGACTAGCCATGCCAAGCCAGACTCTTTACAGCTCAAGTCAGTTTGATTGACGTCGCCACTGATGAAGATACGCGTGCCGATGCCGGCGCGAGTCAAGAACATCTTCATTTCGACTACAGTAGTGTTCTGAGCTTCGTCGAGCAGCATGACGGCGTTGTCATAGGTTTCGCCGCGCATGTACTGCAACGGCTTGGCCAGAATCTTGCGCTTGAAGTCGGCTTGGAACTTGTTGCTGCCAAGTCGGTCGATCAACCCCTTTTTGAACGGTTCAAGATAAGGCGCATACTTTTCGTCGAGTTCGCCGGGCAGATAGCCTAGACTCTTACCCACTTCTTGGTTAGGTCGTGTCATGACGATAGTCTTGACGTGTCCGCCTTTGTAGAGTTCGGCGGCGACAGCAGCAGACAGCCAAGTCTTACCAGTACCGGCTGAGCCGATGGCGATAACCAGGTCGTCGTGAAGAAGGGCGGACTTGTGAATGGCTTGAGCGGCTGTCAGCGTTTCAATCGGCTTTGCGGCAGCCGCTTTGTATTCGATCATGTCAACCACGTTGTCGTCGCGGCTGTTAGAACGCAACATCTCCTGTTCGGCGTAACGTGTCTTGCGTGACTCTCGCTTAGCTCTGTTATTTCTTGACATGGAAGTAGCCTTATCGTTGATTTAAGAATGCATAAACGAAAAACCTCGGCGCACTGTTGTGCGTCGAGGCTAGTAAGTGAGGCTGAAGTCTTGTTGTTGTTCGATCATGTCTAACACCTTTCTCTACTGTAAAGTATTTAGCTCTAACTGGCTTACTAGCATCGTTTGGAAGCGAATGCAGTTGCGCCAGTCTCGCGGATTAGAGTTAGGTTGGCTACGTACCCACGAAGTGTATCGCCGCGTCAGATTCGTTGACGACCTGATGACGGCCAAAAACAGCGACACTATTTGTTCGTTCGGCGTTGTCGGTGAATTGTAGACTGAGCGAAGGGCCGCCAATACTTCACGATGCCCTTCGCACGTTATTTCGGCTAACCTTGTGTTCGTCGACCGAGAAACTTCAGCCCAATCCATGTCATCACCTGATGTTGTGGTTAAGTGTGTCATGATACTTAGGCGGAATGTTCTTCTTGATTTCCTTCAGTCGGTCGTTGAAGCTGTCAGTCGTTTTCATCGAACCCTTGTTCGAATAACCGATGGCTGGCGTAGCAATACGCATGACGACTTTGAGTTCGCCACATTCACGACACGGCTCGCTTTCAGGTGTCTTGCGTTCAGACATCGCGTAGTACGCTTCATAGTCGTTACCGCATGCGTTGCAGTGATAATCGTAAACAGGCATTACACACCACCCAAGTGTTTAGTGATAAAGCCGATAATCTGTTTCATTTGATGGCCTTCAGCGTGTCAGTGAAAGAGTCGCGTTGTTCGCAGATACGTTCATATGTATCAGCGACATTCTTGTCACCACGGACTTCGATGAAGCGCGGCAAGAACAGCGACCAAACGCCGGGGCGATTGCGGTCGTCGACGAGGTCGTTGGCCGCTACAGTGATGATTTTGCCGATGCTGTCGTCGACAAACAGCGCCGCGCGTTGAGCATCTGAGAAGCCGCCACCTACAGACACTTTGACGACGCCGTCTTCGCTTTCACATTCGAAGGCTCCAAGCTTGCCGGCGTACTTACCAGTACCTTCTTTGATGCCGACGACTTTGAGTTCACATTCAAAGACGATCTTGACTTTGACTTGGTCGGCACTAGTGCCATCTTTCCAGAGGGCGCCAGTATTCTTGACGACAGTACCTTCTTCGCCGTTCCCAACTTCTTCTTTGAAGTGTGCTACAACTTCGGCGACAGAATTGACGACCTTCGTGTTAGTCAAACGGATTTCGGGGCATCCCATTTGACGTATGGCGGCAGTCAGAGAATTGAAACGTGCGGCGTAATGAATGCGTGTCGCGCCTTTCTTGAAGTCAGCCATCGGCACGACGTCCCACAGCATGAATCGCACGTTGTTGCCATCGGCTTCAGAAGAGTTCAGGATGCCGTTGCCTTCTTTGCGACTCAGCACGCCGATGCCGTCAGCAGCAATGACGAGCGCTTCGCCCATGAAGACGAATCCTTTGAACTGCCTGAAATATGCGTCGCGGCCTTCGCAATTCAGGTCAAGCGTTTCGCCGCTGCGAGTCTTGTAAACTACGACGCCGACTTCATCCACCATGATGTCGACGTACAGGCCATCGGCTTTGGTCTGCGAGTAGCACGGAAACGTGATACGTGCAAGATTCTTCTTGGTGAAGCTAGAACAGCGCATGTACGGGTGTTCGTAGATCAAACCCGGCCATATCGCGTTTGCAGTTGTCGCGGTTACGCCACAACGTAGATCGCGTTGGATGACACGCCACAACACCTCGGAGTCGGCAGCGCTCAGATCGGCGTCTAGGGCCGTCAGAAACGCTTGTGCGGCGCCGCCTGTACGTTGCCTAGAGCTTAGCGCGGAAAGCCGTTGCAGGGCTTCGCTGAGCGTCACAGCGCCAGTATGTGTGTCGCTGCGGTCATACTTCTTGACGTAGTAGTTGACGTCGCCGCTGTACGCTGCTACGGCGACAGCCTTGAAAAGTTCGGCGTCGTCGGCAGACAGAGCCTTGAGGATGGCCTCTTTCTCGGTACGCTTGGCCGTTGCCGCCAGTTTGTTGAGTGTGTCAAGCATTGTTAACCTCTTCGTGTAGTTTGTTCACCTGAACATTTTACAACACAACTCAGAGTACGCCTAGTCGTATACCGTTTCTGATTGACATCAGAATGTTACCGAGTCGATTCGAACCTCTGCCACGGCAGACTCCCCAAAACGTGTCACCCCAATAGTTACCTTCGACAAGCTTGTCTTCGCCTGTAGCGAGTAGGCGTTGCCTTAAATCGGCATCGGCGAACTTCTGAATCAGTAGGCATTCCATGACGCGTTCGCGGCGACAATACCAGTCAGGAGTCAACACGACTGTCTGACCAATTCGCTTGGCTGCGCCCGGAGTGGCGGCGTCACGAATACGCTGTCTGTCTGCGACACATGCAGTCTTAGCAGCTTGGTAGGCGTGTTCTACACTAGGGTAGATTTCGCCTTCGTATTCGATAGGCACCGCATAGAAGTTGCTGAGAAAGTCGTAGTCGCCGCTAAACGAGGTAATCACAGTAGTAGCCCCAACGTGTTGATGTTGTATTGACAGATTCGAAGTCTAGCCTTTTTAGCGCGTCGCAACATGTCGGCACTGCCGTCAGACTCGCCATCCCATATGAGAACAAGTGCGTCTGCGTAGTCTGCCATGCGCTGATTTCTGACAAAGCCGGCTGTCAGCTTGCCGTCGCGTAGCCAGTCGGCGGGAAAGTCTTTGTAAGCAATACCTTTCGACTGTCCCCAAGCCTTTCCTATGTTGTCGACGCCGTCGGCACATCCACAAACAACTTCGGTGACGACAAAGTCTAGGTCGTCTAGTATCGAATAGACTAGAGAGACGTCGTTGATGTGACGCGATCCGGCAATGATAGTTTTCATGACAACCTTCTATAAATACAGGTATACACTATTCTAAGACAGGTTCATAGACATGTCAATTGTCAAAGCAGACAAAATCGAATCTAAGTCTGGGCGTCAGCTAGCTATCGATGAAATAGCGTCGTCGAGTCATTTACAAGATTTGTCACTCCAGATAAATCAGTCTCTCGACGCCATCCGCGAAGACGTTTCTGCTGTCAGCGCAAAGCAAAACGCGTTCGAAGTGAAGGGTGCAAATTTCACGGCGGTAATCAATACCTCATACTACATCACATCGTCAGTTACTGTGAGTCTCCCGTTGCCAGCGGGACTTAAAGTAGGTGATGTCATTCGCTTTTCGAAAACTATATCCGCAACACCGTCTATTGTCAGGCAAGGTACAGCTAATATAGTTTCCGGTGACAAGACAGATGTTGACGTATTGTTTGATGCACAGGCAGAACTAACGTTCATCTTCAATGGTACTAACTGGGAACTATAACGATGACTATTAAAATTAGTAACATGTTAGGAAGTTCAGGCGACACTATAGGTCAGTTAGTTGCACTTGCAGACTCTAAGACGATAGCTACCTATCCTGACGGTCGCGTATATCTAAAGACAGGCAACTTGATTGTAGATGAAAATTCGACATACCCCGAAGCGTTTCAGTCTGCGTCTCACATGAATTTCAAAACCGAAAAGACAGTTGTGTTGCCTATCGAAGGTTCAATCACAGTTGCCATTAACAACGACATTATTATCGCCGTAAACCGCTCTAATGGACAGTACATTCGCTCTACTGATGCCGGAAGTACTTGGAGCAGTGTTGCTACGCTACCAAGTACTTCCGGCACTCTAGGAAAGATCAGCTATTTTAAGAACGGTATATTTGTAGTAACCCACACTACAAGTTCTTACGTATGGCGATCTACTGACAACGGATTAACTTGGGCGCGAGTGACTACAACTCAAGTGAATACAACGCTATCAGCTACAGACGGTAACGTTTTAGTGACGTCTATTACCGCAGGTGCTGCATCTGGCGGTATCGCACATTCAACTGATGGTTCTACATTTACGACAATCAACTTAGTCAGTGTTGCCACGACATGTGTAGACATCACGTACTTCAAAGGCAACTTTTATGCAGTAATTAACGGCAGACTGTTCAGGTCTGCGACAGGTAATAGCGGATGGGTTGAAATTCCTGTAACATCCTTAGGATCTTTTTCTGCCATTACAAAAGCTCTAGTACAACTAGGCGATTACTTGCGCGTCGGATTAGTCGAAACTTTTGACGGCGGCCTGACGTGGAAATACGACTCAACATTAAGTAGCAAGCCGTACCCAACTACTTTCACCAAAGACGCACTGATTCGCTTTTCTTCAAATCAACTAACGTTTTCATTAGACTCTAACGTTTTCTATACGTGCGCTTCACAGGCAGGTTCAGTAGTAGCTTTAACCGATATTGCCAACGGAAAAGAATGGTTATACAACAATTCCGGTAACAGTACGGCAGTACTTCGGCAAGTAACTTTCAAGCCACATATAGGCGCCACAACCCTAGAGCAATCAGGCGTCAATAATGCAACGTATGTGAGGATCAAATGACTATAAAAGCAAGCAGTTCTGCTAAAACTGGCGCCACTATTGGCGCCATCACTAAGATTACGACATCGTTCGCCGACTTGTACAAACCCTTGTTGACGAATAAAGACGGCGTATTCTTAAAGACTGGATATATGATGCATTCTGAACGGCAAACATATCCAGAAGCTTTCAACATATTAGCAAAACCCGCATTCACAGACGTTTTCACGGGTGTTGTAGACTACAATAGTGATGGAGGAAATGTAACGCAATCGTCAATCAATACGACGTATGATTACAATAGAATCTTAGTAGGCCCTAACAATACACTGTTTGTGTCGTATGCAGCAGTTGCAAGCGGCACGTCTATAAACAGGTTTGTCATGTCGACAGACTCGGGTGCGACATGGAAAACTATATCTCGGTCAGATAACCCAGGATTGAACGACGTCTCAATGATTGCAACAGATGGTCAAGTTGTATTGGCCATTAGGAACGATTTGAGCAACGGCTGGAGATCGGTAGACGGAGGAAAAACTTGGAACACATTTTCTTTTGCGACTGGGGCGGGTTCACTACACTTCGGTAACGGTAGATTTGTGGCAATCGACAGCTATACATCGGCCCCAAAGGTTCGTGTGTCTACTGACTCAGGTCAAACTTGGAATAGTATCACGCCTACAAATATTGGCTCTTATTCTAAGCTAACTTTTAGTGGCGGTAAGTTCATAAACTTCGGAGCGATGTCGGCTAATGGCACGCTACGCGTCAGCGACGATGGTGTCAATTACACGACTTTGATTGCGTTTCATACGGCATCAGGGTTGTCTAACGTTCATTTTATTGACAGTTTCTACTACGCTCGACACACAGACGGACTATATAAATCAGATGGCGTACAAGCGTGGGTAAAAGTACTTGACGCAGGGACTCAGTCTGCCTCCCACAGTCTTATCAAGCACGCGAACGTTCTGTATGCTACGACTAACACTGGAATCTACAGGTCCACAGACGGCGGAAATAGCTTTTCTCTTTTTTTGTCTTCTGGTACAGATACTATGAGAAATATTGAAGTGACGTCTCACAGATTCATTTACTTTATGACTCGCAACAATATTACGTCTCCGTACTTCACGTTTCACGACGCAATCGGAATACCCTTTAAGCCAACCCAATCAGACAATCTAATTGTTGAATACTTGAGGATCAAGTAATGCCTATCATCGCAATCCCACAGGCTTCAGAATTAATTAACCGTACTATCATTACGCGTCTCGCGTTTCTGAATCGGTTTACTACAGAAGAAGCAATCGCCCTAGACTTAAAAAGTATTGGTGCTACTGTAGACGCGGCTTCGCTACGTCTGTACAGGTCTAAAGTAGACGCCGCGTCTTTTATCGACTTGAGTCGTGAAGATACTCGACAAGGTGTACAATACCTTGAAACTCTAGGCGTTCTAGCCGAAGGTCGTGCCGCAGAGATTCTAGACACGCCCGCAGCAGACGGCGAAATTCCGAAGTAAAAACAGAAAGGCCGCTATAGCGGCCTTTTCTTTGTCATGCGTTCATCAGATTCGCATACTTGTTGGCTTCGTAGAACTGCTTGACGCGAGTGTCTACGATGACTTCGTACGACCCGATTTCTTTGAGAATGTGCAGACCGTCGAGACTGCGCAGACGGCTGAGAGCGACATAGCATTGGCCGTGCGCAAAGCAACCGCGTCCAGTGTAAATGGCAGCGTTTGACAGGCTCAAGCCTTGGCTCTTGTGAATAGTCACGGCGTAGCCTAGCTTCAGCGGCAGCTGGTTGTATTCGCCGATGCTGCGAATGCCTACGCCTTGGCCGTCGTTGAAGTACTCGAACTCTTGCCAAGTAAACCGCTGGACTTTCACGGTGACGCCAGTTTCAAGCTGTACGTCTACAGTGCCGTCGCCGCTGCCGAAAGACACTACGTAACCCGTTTGACCGTTGAAATAGGTTTCGTTGGTGTCGTTGGCGCAGATCAACACTTTGGTGCCGATCTTCAACCCCATTTCTTGAGGCACTGGCAGATCGCGGAAGCTGCCTTTCTTGACGCCGTAGAACATGCGCTCTTCGCCTTCAATGCTGTCGTAGTTGTCGGCGTTGACCATGTCGGCGTCTTTGTTCGTCGAACACAAGAACAGTGTGTCGTCGGCGATGTCGTCACGGTTCATGCCGATTTTGTTGAGCTTAGCCAGACTCTTCGCGAAGTCAGCGTCGCGGCAACGAATCGAGTTGAGGGCGGCAATGAACTCTTGATCGCTTTGACGCATGATTTCGTCGAGTTCGATAGTCTGGAAGCCAGCGTCTCGCCAACTGTCAGTGTCGAACGCGAACGGGCTGTCGAACTCTTCGCGGAAGTACTCGGCTTCGACACTGCGTTCGTTGAGTACTGGCGGCAGCTGGAAGAAGTCGCCGACGACGATGACTTGAAGGCCGCCGAAGGCTACGTTGCGCCGCTTGATCTTGCGCAGGTTGGCGTCGACGGCGGCAAACAAGTCGGCACGCACCATAGAGATTTCGTCGATAACGATTCGCTTAATGTCGTCGCCTTCGAACAAGTCGCGAACTGCGTCTGCTACTTTACCGCGCTGGAACTTGCTGAGGAATCCAAGCGGGAACTTGAAGGTGCGATGGATGGTAGAGCCTTGGATGTTTTGGGCGGCAATGCCAGTCGGCGACAAGAAAATAGTGTCGTCGCCGTACATGTCTCTGATCTTGCGAACAAGTACAGATTTGCCGACGCCGCCGGGGCCGCTGATGAAGATGTTGTTGCCGCGAAGGATTTCGGTGAATGCGTACTGCTGTTTGGCGTTTAGTTGCATGACTATGAGGTCTCACTTCAGATGATATAAAAGGTGACTAGGACCTAGTCACCGCAGTACAACTTTAGGCCAGCATGAAAATCTTGAGGCCGTGCTTGACGACGGCAAGATACACGTGGTCTTTCAGGCGTTGCGCTTCTGGCAGCTTGTCGTAGCTCACCATGCAAGGGTGCATCTTGAGGTCTACGTTCTTTTCGGCGCCATACACCCATCCGTCGCGAACCTTTTGAGCCATCCAGTTTTTGTGACTTTGCTCAGGTGTAGTGTCAGGATTCTTGAGGACGTGAACGACGCCGTCAATAGCCGATTGTTGTTGCCAGTCGGGTGCGTCGTTCCAATCTGGTTGGCTGAAGTCGCCCAGACCTTCACACAGCCCCTTGTTTACTTGATGTGCGTATTCGGCGACAGTCGCGATACACGCGATAACGAACTCTTGTTCGGCGCCTTGCATTAGTGCGTCATTCATTACAACCAACCTCTTTCTTGTTAACACCAATTGCGTACTTGTGACGCAACACCCATTCATCGCGGTCGCCGTACTTGATCACCTTGACAGTGCTGGGGTGGTCAATGACCTCCATATTTTCGGGAGACAGAACTTTGACGAGGTTCCACTCTTCGAGCATCTTGACGATCCGGTTGCGTCTGGCGATATCACCTTCGCTCAAGTCGTTGCGCAGACCATCGAGTGCAAACAACTCTTTGAAGTGACAGATGTAGTAGCGGCCACGACGATGCAGAATGTGTGCGCTTTGATTCAACACTTTTTCGTGTCGGCTCGGCACGCCCATGCGCGTCAACGTCTCTTTGATCTTGCGGAACCCGTCATCACCACCCAACGGCTGAATTTCTACCATCTTAGCGATGATGTCTTCATGGGTAATCATTTTGTCTTGCCTCCAACTACATACATTTCTTTGATTGCTTTAACTTCGTCAGGTGTCAGTACCTTTAAGATGTCAATAGCTCGGTTTCGGTTGACAGCGTAGTGACGACACATCAGTTCGATGTCGTCGGCGTTGTCGGTGCTCTGTTTAGCCCACTTGCCGAAGCGCTTCTTCTTGGATATACCATAGAAGAAGAAGTCGTGAGCCATGCGTTTGTCGACTCGCCAATGCTTGTTCAATTCGTTGGCGTACAGCACAGTCTCTACGTGCTGCGACAGTCCTCGGCGAATGATGAAGACGTCGAAGTCGCGTTCGCTGTTGTCGTCGAACAAGTAGCGCTTTTCGTAGTTCAAGTCGCCTAGCCAGTCAAAAAGCTCTACACGCTTGCGCTTGTAGGGAGCTTCTTCGACGGCTTCGACTATTTCGTTGCCGTCGAGGTCGATCATTTGAACTCCAGTTGCATCATCAGGTTGACACACAAGGCAGCGATGTGCAGTTCTTTGTCTGCAACTACGCCGTCGTAGCGCTGGTAGTCTTCGAGAATCAGAATCGCTTCTGGAATCGACTGCGACGAAATGTGTTCGTTCAGACTACGATACAGCTTGCTATACAGGTTTGACAAGTCGCTACCAGAGTTTTCGGCACACCATTGACGCACTTCTTTGAACTTTTTGGCCTTCATAGCGGCGACAAGCGCGTCGATGCTGACTTCTTGCAGGTCCATGAGAATGCCGGCGTCGATGCTGCCGCTACGCGCGTACTGCTGAAGCTGGCCAAGAATGCGCCTGTTGTCAGGGAAGAACTTCTGGATCAGTGTGGCTACGGCGCGCTTGTCGAAGTCGATGCCTTCACAAGCCAGGATGTCGCAGACGCGTTTGAAGAACGCCGCCTGAAGCTCAGGTTGCTCTTCTTTGCTGATGTCGAAGGCGATTTGTACGGTTCGGCTATGCAGCGGTTCGATGATTCGATTCGGGTAGTTACACGTGAAGATGAACGTGCAAGTCTTCGAAAACGATTCGATGCTACCACGGAATGCAGCTTGCGCGGCTGGCGTCAGATGATCGCTTTCATCCATGATGACACACTTGCCGGCGTCGCTGAAGCTAACCGTAGACGCGAAGTCGCGAATCTTAGTGCGGAGCGTGTCGATGCCGTTGTCTTCACTGGCGTTGATGACAATCCAGTCTACGCCTAGCTCTTGACACAAGGCTTTGGCGACAGTCGTCTTGCCAGTGCCGGGACCGCCAGACAGCAGCAGATTCGGGATACTGCCAGTTTTGACGATGTCGTTGAACTTCTTTTTGATCGACTTAGGCAGGATGCAGTCGTCGATTACTTGGGGTCTGTATCGCTCCACCCAGAGTGGTTCACTTTTGTTACATTGCATAACATCTCCTCACATTCAATGCAAGAGGCGCTTAAGCGCCTCTGCTACGATTTGTTGACGCCAATGTTACGCGAAAGTGCTGTTCGCGTCGAGGCTCATCCAGAAGACTTTGGCGCCGTTCGTCACTTTGGAGATTTTGCGTGCCGAGATTTCGAACTTGCAGTCGCCGTCGAGGATGGTCAGCGCTTCGGCTTTGTAGAACATGTCGAAGTCGTCAGTGGTTTCACCAACTTCTACAGAGTAGCCGTTAGTCTCTTCGCCGCTGCCGTTGTTGCGGTCGAAAGCCGACAGCATGATAACGCCGTCAACGCTGCGGAAGCCGATGTAGCCAAGCTTCAGCGTTTGCGCGGCGTTCATCACGGCCTTCAGCTGTTGAGCCGACACATTGACTTCGATGTCCTCGCTGGGCAGCTTGAAGTCTTTTTCGAAGTAGCTGTTGATCAGGTTGGCGGCGCCGTCGAGATAGCGAAGCTTCTGCTTGCCGTCTTCAGACTTGACAACAACGAATTTGTCGTTGCTGAAGTCGAGAACCGGGTTTTCGATGATGCTGAGGACGCTGATGAACTCGCGCAGGTCATAGATGCAGAACGTACGCGGCAGCACGGCTTCCATGTCAGTTTCGCAGGCGACGCTACGTTGCTCGTTGATAGTCTTGAGGTGCTTGTCACCGCCGACGATCTTCAGAGTCTGGTTGATCGGATACAGGCTTTTCAGCGTGTCGATGTCGGCCTTAGATAGACGTACTTCATTGGTCATTGTATAACTCCTAGTTTTCAAAGGTGAGACATTCTATGCGAAAGTCTCGTGTAGGTCAATATTCATCTTCGTACATGATGACAGATTGTACTAGCCGCCGTTCAGCGGCTCCCATGCGCCCGCCAGTTTCGTACTTGCCCCATGCTTTCTTAATGCGACGGTTTGACAGCTTCCGAAGTTTTGCCAGTGGCGGCAGCCCGTTGATCCTCAACATTTCGCCTTGAAGACGACGCTCTTCGCGATTGTTTCTTCCGAAGCAGTGCGGGAATTTTGGCTTGAGTTTCATGTTGCCCTCAGTGTCTTGGCACTTTGACGTTAGAAGCGACACGCAATACGCCGCCGTCTAGAACTCGCAACGCGATTAGTTCGTCGCCGTATACGCAGCCGCTGTCGACGTTCAAGAAGACTGTGTTGGCGCCGCTCTGCTCTGCAATTTGGTCTTCGATGTCTCGGTATTCCCAACTCTGATGGCCGTAGACAAACGTCGTATTGACAGTGTGTGCCTTATACCGTGCGGCTTCTATGTCGACTTTAGTAGAGCGCATGCAGTAGTCAGACATGTTCGTGTTGGCGTCGCAGCGCGTCAAGTCAAGACTGTTTTCGACGTCTCGAATCGGGGCATGACTGAACACGTAGCGGCGACCAGTAGTGTGCATGACTAACAACGGGCGTCGCGAAACTAGCGCCTTTAGCACAGCGTTTTGCGTGTCGACGTCAGCTGCTAGCAGCCTGTCGTGGTTCTCGCGTCTGGCAACAGAGCTACACGCCTTGTAGCCATACCATTCGGCGATAAAGTTCAGTTCGTGATTACCCATGCAGCGGTAATCGGCGACGTCGGCCAACACAAGGTCGATGAATGCCGGGCCGCGGTCGATCATGTCGCCTAGCTGAATCACGATAGGCTTCTTACCACGACTGTGCGCGTCGCTATAGATTTTGTCTATTAAGGCAAAGTACTCAGTCATGCAGCCGTGAACGTCACCTACAGCGTAGTACTCACAGTCGGCGCGAGTCACGATGTAGTTTTGTGCCATCACTTGCACCAAGAACTTGTTGAGATTCACTGTACGATTTCCCATTGCTGGTTGATACGGATGAACGTGTAGTTGTCGAATTCCTTTTGGGCGTCGACAAACCGTTCCATACCAGTGTAGTAAGAGTTCAGGTGACGATGAATCACCTCTTCAGGAACTTTGAGGCCACCGGCGGCGCCACGACTTTCGTTGCGAGCCAGTAGCACATCGGTACCCGGAGGATCGATACTGATCACAGTGATGGCGACGCCGAACTTCTTGGCGAGTTCGAAATACGTGGCACAGTCTTTGAACTTCAGCGACGTCGCGTTGACGACGGTGTAGGCGACGCCGAAGCGAAGCCGCTGTTCGAGGATGCTGTTCAGCGTGTCGAACACAATGCGGTTGTTAGCCTGTTCTTCGACGCGGTCGAACAGCATCTTGCGGAAGCCGTCGCTAGACAGAATAGTGTGGGCGGCAAAGTGACGTTCAGCAAAATAGTCTTTACCAGAACAAGAAGTGCCGCGTAGTACGAAAATCATTGTTAACCCGCCTTGAGAATGACAGCAGTGACGATAAGACCGATCAACGGCAAGAAGAAGAACTTCGACAGGCTGACGGTCATGGCTACGAAGCTGTACTTAGCTGAGTTCGCCACCCACATGACGAAGGCGATGCATGAGCCGATCAGCCACACCCAAAAGCCGAAGCCGGTCAGAATCAGAAACAGCAGCATGAAACCGTTCATAACGAAGTCCTCTCTTCAAGTTCGATTTAAGTATGCCACCCTTACGTGGTGCTGTAAAGGGCGGCGTCAAAGAATTTTTGGATGGCGGCGTCAGTTCGAGGCGTGGCACCATTTTCTTTGAACGACTGTCGTAGCGCCTTCGAGCCGATCAGACCTCTGTTGTACACCTTGCTTTTGAACAAGTAGTTCTTCTGGACTGCGTTCAGGCTGTTGTCGCCTGCAATGTCGCGCGCCGTCAAGCCTCGCAAGTCATAGTTGACGGCGTCGCCGATGACTGTGCTGACAACGTAGTCGTGGAAGTCTTCTATGACGGCGTCGACGACAGGGTAAAGCTCTTCGTCGTAGCTGACGTACAGGTTGTCGGCACCCGAGTTCGCCAGTGCGTTGACAAAGCGTTCGGCACGCAACTCTTTCATGTAGTGAAGTTGAACGTATTCGCGCGTCTTGACTTTGAAGCGGAAGTTCAACGACGGGAAGTGATACACATAGCCTTCAATGCCTTTGTGGTCGTACAACTCGCCAAGCTGACCTGCTTCAAGTCTAGTGTAGCGACGCGTGACAGGACAGCCGAAGAGTTCGCCGAACTCTACAAGCCGGTCGTATTCGTAAGACGTCTGTGTCGGCGTATGAATGGCGCCAAGCAAGATCATCGTGTTTTCACCGTTCAGCGTGTAGCGCTTCAGCTGGTCTTCATACCACAAGTGCTTGTCGTAGTCAGCGAGACATTCGAACATGAAAGTCACAGGAACTTTGATCTTCGACACGATGTCGTAGATACCCATGGCTTTGATCAGCACTTCATCGGCTTCGGCGAGTTCGCCGCCGAACGAACCTTTTGTCGTCACGAAGACTGCGCCTGTCTCAACGTCTGCCGACACGATGACTAGATGACCATTGACTTTGTCAAGGACTTCGTAGCGATAGTCTGCCATGAGCTTTTGAACGGCTTCGATGCTAGTTTCAGGCTGTTCGCCGACATTGAAGATTTTTGGAAACGGTGAATTGATCGGGGCGTCACAGCCGTCGCGATAAATGAGACCTCGATGGGTTTTCGTCACATAATCCCAGGGGTGTGTGAAAAACTGCTCTTTAGTATAGCAAGTGATATGATAGACATTCTTATCTACAATCTTTGAACGTACTGAAATACGGTTGCTATCAATATATTCTTGAAGATGTTTCATAGATTTTTCTCTGCGAATTCATTTCTGTAGAAAGATTTTACTATGGTTTTAAGACGCTGTCAACCCGTTTCAAATCTTTATAAATACCTGTATTAGAAGCGTTTTATAGCATAGGGTCTAAATCCATGTCAACACTTAAAGTAGACAAGGTTGTGTCGTCGATAGCTCCACTACCTGTAGTAGATGGCGCCAGAGACGTCCAAGCGTTTGTAGCTACACAAGGCCAGACGCAGTTTACAGTTACAAAATTCAATAGCGACCACAACATCCGAGTATTCGTAGGGTTGACAGAAGTACAATGCTCTTGGACTGGCGCTAATACTGTGACTGTATCCAGTACCACTGTATCAGCAGGCGCCGTAGTTCGTGTATACAAAGTCGGTTATAGCGTAGCCGAAATCAAAGGCGCTACCTCAAATTATGAAGTCAAGTCTGCAAACTTTACGGCGGCAGTAAATAAGCGCTACTGGATTGAAAACAATTCTACTGTCACTCTTCCGTCGGCAGCAGTTGCCGCAAAAGGCAGTTATGTCGAACTAACAAAGAAGTCTGGCGCCACTCCAGTCATTCAAACAACTGACGGTACTCAAATTTTAGTAGGCGCCTTATCTGATACATCAGTAACATTCAACACAAACGCGCGGCTGCTTGTCATGTTCAACGGCACGGCCTGGGAGATTTAAGAAATGCCTATTGATTTAGCAAAAGCAGTTGGTGGCGGTGGCGGACCTGCCCTCGGACAGTGCATCTACATGCCAGACGCCGCGACGCCTATCGTGTCTATCGGTGGCCAACAATTTCTCATGTCGGGGCACAGGTTAGTTGACGAAGCGGCTGCGTATCCTGAAGTGTTTGCGAGTTTTGCCGGTCCTGATCTAGGACCGTTAGTCAAAACTAAGTTTACACCAAGTATTAGCGCCGGTAAGGCTATATACGCAAACAATCTATTTGTTATTCTAAGCGCAACGACTAGTAGTACAGTGGCTATGTCATCAGACGGTATTGAATGGACAACTGGAACTCTACCTGCGTCAGCGCAGTGGGTTGGAATTGCGTACGGCAACAACACCTTTGTCGCCGTATCTAGTTCTGCTGGCGCCGGCGGTGTATCTACGTCGACGAATGGGGCGACTTGGGCTAGTAGAACACCACCTAGTGCAAATTTAGGCGACGTAGCGTTTGGCGCAGGATTGTTCGTGGCTGTTTTAAGTGGTGGTACTGCCGTATACACATCTCCGGACGGTATCACATGGACACCTAGATCAGTAGGTCTAACTTATTCTAGTACTGCTATTGCTTACGGCAACGGAAAGTTTGTAGCTGTAACTGGTAGTACTTCCAATAACAGCGATGTAGTGATTACATCTAGTGACGGTATCACATGGCAGTCATCTAAACTTCCATCGCTAGCTTCCTGGTCTAACATCGTGTACGGTAACGGTGTATTTGTAGCCGTCGCCGCAAATGAAAATATTTGTGCAGTATCGTCTGACGGCGTGACTTGGACGCGTTACTCGCTACCTGTAATAGGTACATGGATAAGCGGGCGCTTAGCATTTGGCGGAGGAATGTTTGTGCTAGTTGGTCCTTCTGACGTCTTTGTTACTTCAACGGACGGAAGGAACTGGACTCTAAGGACTAGTCCGTTTATTAACCTTTCACTAGGCGGAATTGTGTACGGAAACAACAAATTCGTAGCAGCAAATAGTAGTGCCGGTAGTGTGGGGATTGTTGCACAAATAGTACAAGGCGTAGGTATTCCCGACTATAAAACAGATGGCCCGACAACGCTTTACATGAGGATCAAATGATGCCAGCAATTATCACAAACGCGTTGCGCGTGTTGAACGCCGATATGTTCGCTAAGAACATTTCGGCACAGCCTACGTTCTTGTTCATCGGAAAAGAAACAGCCTGGGCCGACGAAGAGTTTCCTGAACTGCTTCTTGAGACCGACGCCGAAAAGATTCAAATTTTCAAAGACATGTTGGCCGTCAAACGAGTACAGCCGAATAACGTCAACTCAGTGATTCCGCGAATCAATTGGGCTTCGGGCATGGTTTATGATCAATACGATCATCGAATTAACATGGTTGACGCTCGCAAGTCTAACGGTAGCAAGTATCAATACTATGTGCTGACTGACGAATTCAACGTGTATAAGTGTCTGTCTAACAACGGCGGCGCAGTTTCGACTAGCAAGCCGACTAGCCAACAGATCACCGACTTCCAAACTCCTGACGGATACGTATGGAAGTACATGTACACTATCCGCAGTGCTGACGTGTTCAACTACATGACAGAAGACTGGATTCCAGTCTACACTGTACCCGCCAACGACGGAAGTAGCCAATGGCAAGTTCAGCGGTCGGCAGTAGACGGCGCCATTCACAACGTCGTCGTAGAAATCCCCGGCGCCGGCTACAACCCTAGCAATCCACCTGTTCTGACTATTAGCGGCGACGGCAGCGGGGCTTCGGCAGTTGTAGAGGTCGATCCTGCGACAGGCGCAATCAAACGCGTACGTGTAACTGATCAAGGCCAAGGTTATACGCAAGCGACTGTGACTATGACTAACGTAGGCTCTGGTGCCGGTGCTAAACTTGTACCTATCATTGCACCTGCCGGCGGACACGGAAAAGACGCGCGACAAGAGCTAGGCGCAGTGTTCAAAATGATCAAATTGTCGCTGGCAGGTACAGAAGGTGGCACATTCCCGGCAACTTCTTTCCGCCGTGCCGGCCTCATTTCTATGCCGCTAAGCACCGATATCGGCACAGTCATTACAGTAGAGAACACTAACGGCTTCAACAACGGCGACCAAATTGTTGGTAGTGCAACTGGCGCAGTAGGTGTCGTTCGGCTAGTAGACACTAATGGTAGAGTGCTGTGGGTAGATTCTGTCGTAGGTGAGTTCATACAATCAGAGAACGTGTCAAATGAAGCTGGCGTCGAGCAAAACATTCAGTCAGTAGAGAATGGCGTGAACATTGTATTGACCGACGCCGTAGCTCCTGCGTCTAAGCTGATTCCTAAAACAGGCGAGTTCTTGTATGTGTCAAACCGTGAAGTGATTAACCGCACAGACTCTCAAACTCAAGACGTGCGATTCATTTTGCAGTTCTAATAAATACATTTTACCGACTAGCAGTCAAAGAGAACATATAAAATGGTTGACACTTCAATTGCGCCGTACTTCGACGACTTCGACGAGAAAAAGAACTTCGCCAAGATTCTTTTCAATCCTCGTCGCGCCGTACAAGTACGCGAGCTTAACCAAATTCAAACGATGCTGCAATCGCAGATCGAACGATTCGGACGCCACGTATTCGACAATGGGTCGCTCGTTATTCCCGGCGAAGTCAACTACGACTTGAACTACGAATATGTTAGCGTCGTCAATCTGTCGTATGCAGACGTCGTCGGTATTCTAGAGACTAACGCAGTCACTATCACAGGCGTTCAGTCTGGTGTAGTAGCAGACGTAGTTCAACACGTCGGTAACACTGCTAGCGATCCGGTGACTTTCTACATCCAATACAAGTCAGGTAACGAAAGTGATTCGTCGCGATTCGTTGACGGCGAAGGGCTGCGATTCACTACGGCGACCGGGACCGAGTTTGCGGCTGCCACTGCTCTGACTACTGGACAAGGCTCTGTGCTGACTGTTAGTGCTGGCATCTTCTACTTGAACGGTAGTTTCATTCGTACTGAAGATTCGCGTGCCGTACTCAGCAAGTATTCGAATCGTCCTTCGGTTAGTGCAGGTTTCCGCCTACACGAAGACGTTGTGACTTGGACATCTGATGAATCTCTGTTAGACAACTCTGCCGGCACGACCAATTACACTGCTATTGGTGCCGACCGCCTTCGCCAACGCTTAGTACTTGAAGTGCATGAAGACGGTGCGGCATTCGACGCAGAGAACTACATTGAGGTCGTAAAGTTCATCGACGGTGTACTCCAGCGCAAAGTCAAAACTAGTGCATACAACGTTCTAGAAGACACTTTGGCGCGTCGCACATACGACGAATCCGGTGACTACACGGTGAAGCCTTTCAACATCCATATCATGGAACATTTGAAAGATGGCTCTAACCGCGGTCTCTATGAAGCGCCTGAAGGTGACGAATCTAAATTCGTTATCGGCGTAGAACCTGGTAAAGCCTATGTCCGCGGCTATGAAGTCGAGAACTTGGCGACTCGATACGTAGAAAACGACAAAGCCCGCGCAACCGGATTTCAGAACAACGCGGCGTTCAGCATGCCGGTAGGTAACTACATTATCGTCGGCAACGCAAACATTCTGCCGCGAAGTGATGCTTTCCAGCGAATCACATTTTACTCTGGCGTACCTTCTACGGCAGGTGCCATCCCTGCCGGTACCGTTCTAGGTACAGCTCGCGTTCGAACTGTGCGTCGGGCCGGAACTAAGCTACACATCTATCTGTTCGATGTTCGAAACGCTGCCGGGAAGACTGATTCGTCATTCGTCACTACTGCAAAATCTGTGTACTCTGCGGGTTCAACGGCTTTCACAGCAAATGTCGAGTCTGAACTAATCGACTCTATTAACCATGGTTTAGTATTCGCTCTACCATTCAACAACGTTAAGACGCTTTTGAATTCAGGAGTTTCTGACACGACATTCAACGTACTTCGGCAGTACACTGCTGTAGCAGACGCCAACGGCGTTGTCACGTTGACAGCTGGCTCTACAGAAGTGTTTGCTACGCCTTCGGCTGCTAGCGTGGCTTCGTACACTGCAAGCGGCACGTCTGTGACACGCGAAATCGCCAGCATCGCGTCGTTGAGCGGCGTTCCTGTGGGTAAGTCTCTAGTCATCAACTTAGGAGCTGCGGTGGCGTCTGCTACTGTTACTGCCGTCGTAGAAGTTGTCAAACAAACAGCAGTACAGAAGATTAAAACCTTGAATACTGCTACCGTGACGTTGAGCGCCGCAGAGTTTGTTAACGGTCGATTCAACCTAGGTAAAGCAGATGTTCAGCGCGTCAAGTCTATCGTTTCTAATGGCGTTAACAAGACGTCTAAGTACCGGCTAGTCAAGAACGTTAACAAAGAGTTCTACGGTCTGTCATACGTCGAGCTAAATCCGGGAGAAGCCACACCTAACGCGTCTGTTACGATTGAATTTGAATACTTCGTACATAGTAACGGCGACTTCTTCAGTGTCGACTCTTACACTAGCATTGACTATGGCGACATTCCAGAAGAGACAATCGACGGTGTCAAGATTTCGTTGAGCGATGTCATCGACTTCCGCCCTTGTATCAACTCTACAGGTGACGGATATTCTGGCGCAGGTTCATCTTTCACTGAGGTTCCAACGCCTTACTCTATCTTGCGTTGCGACGTAGAACACTACTTGCCACGAATCGACAAGTTGTATGTGAGTGCAGACGGTAAGTTCGGTATTGCTAAAGGCGTGCCTAGCTTGACTCCTGCTGAACCTAAATCTCCTGACAACGCCATGGTGATCTATAACATCTTCGTACCTGCATATACGAAGTCTGCGTCGGACGTCCAGTCGTCATTCATCAATAACCGCCGTTATACAATGCGAGACATCGGCAAGCTTGAAGATCGTATCGCCAATGTCGAGTACTACACCACACTGTCGCTGTTAGAAACTGAAGCTAACGCCATGCAAATCGTAGATGACGCCACCGGTTTGAATCGTTTCAAGAATGGCTTTGTAACTGACGCATTCAAAAACTACAGCGTAGGCGCGGCAACGCTAAGTGATTTCCAGTGCGCTATTGCTGGCGGCATCATGCGGCCTCAGTTCGGAACTGACTTCGTAGACTTAGAGCTAAATGCTAACTACTCGTCTGGCGTCCAACGAACTGGCTCGTTAGTGACTCTACCGTATACTGAAGTAAAGTTCTTGAGTCAAGAACTGGCCTCAGACGTTCTCAACGTCAACCCTTACGCTGTGTATCGCTGGAACGGTACGCTGTCGCTGACTCCGAACACTGATGTTTGGTTCGAGAACCAAATTGTGTCGTCGTCTAGTGCTAGTCAGACGGTCGGTAACTGGGTAGATGAAACTCCTACGGTTACGTTCACTCGTTTCTTAGGCGATCAAGCATTCACGTCGACCGATTTCAACTCGCACGTGTTGGCGCACGACCGAGTAGGTCAAGCTACAACAACAGTCACACAGAACGTAGCACGTACTCAAACTAGCGTGAGTACTTACCTAGTAGGCACTCAAGACATTCCGTTTATGCGGACTCGCGAAGTCAAGTTCGTCGGTAAAGGTCTAATGCCTTACAGTCGTGCATATGCGTTCTTCGACAACGTCAACGTGAGCGCACATTGTCGCCAAGAAGGAAAGACATATGGTGCGCCTATGTTCGTCGACGAAAAGGGTAACATCGAGGGCGTGTTCCGTATCCCAAACAACAGCGACATGCGATTCCGTACTGGTACTAAACAGTTTACGCTAATCGATGACCTCGAAAACGAGCGTGAAACGTCGTTGTCGTACGCCGGAACTAACTACACGGCTCAGGGTACACTTAACCTGATGGGTCAAAACGTTGTTACCACTACCATCGTCGAGCAAGTTACACAAGAAAGCGTAGTACCTTGGGACCCTCTGGCTCAGTCGTTCTTCGTCGAAAAATCTGGTGGTGTATTTGTAACTAGCCTAGAACTGTTCTTCAAAACAAAGGACAAATCTCTACCGGTTAGTGTTCAGATTCGAGACATGCAGGCGGGTGTACCGGGTAAGAACATCATCCCGTACAGCACAGTGACGCTAGAGCCTGATCAAGTAAACGTATCAGAAACAGGTACTGTAGCCACTAAGTTTGTGTTCGACAGCCCTGTTTACTTGAATGACGGCGCTGAGTACTGTTTCGTTGTAATGAGCAACAGCAACAACTACACGGCGTTCATTGCGACTATGGGTCGACCTGCGCTAAACACTAAGACGGCGATTGCTAAGCAGCCTGCCATCGGCGTGCTGTTCAAGTCGCAAAATAACTCTACTTGGACTGAAGATCAGATGTCTGATATGAAGTTCCGGTTGAACGCCGCAAAGTTCCAAGTTGACACTATCGGTAAAGCGGGTCTAGCCGCTAAATCTCCTGCCGCAGTCAAACTTGTGGCCAACAGCCTTCGCGCTACTGCAGGAAGCGATCTTATTAAAGTAGTCGTTCCGAATCACAACTTCTTTGAAGGTTCGCGATTCTCTATTACAGGCGTGGACTTAGCTCCAGGCATCAGTCTGTCAGACTTGAATAGAGTCCATGTAGTCCAGGCCGTAAACGGGCCTGATGAAGTTACTATTCGCGTGGCCAATGCTGCAAATGAAACTGGAAGCTTCGGTGGAGCAAATGTTGTTGTAGAACGTAACGCAGGTATCAACCTAATGCGACCAACAGTTCAACAATTGATCTTCGATCAAACTAACGTTGAATGGAAGTATGAAGGTACTACCGGTAAATCGCTGAGCGGTAACGAAACTCCGTATTTGAAGACTGCCGAAGCTAGCGTCACTGTCAACGCCAACAACGCCGTTAGCGTTCCGCACGTCATCCCTTGCAGCAGCGACGTAGAGGGGCGTTTCACTAGACCGGCAGCGCTACTCAACGGCTATATGGTTACGTTTGTCGACAACTTGTCGCCTGTAATCGACTTGAACCGTGTAGGAATTATGACAGTCGCCAACCGCATAAATAGTCCAGCGTCGCTGAACGAAACGGCGGCAAACGGCGGCAACGCAGTTGCTAGGTACATGACGAAAGTGGTAGGACTGAAGAATGCCGCAGAGTCTTTGAAGATGTTTATTGACGCCAACAAGCCTGTAGGTGCCGATATCAAAGTCTTCTTCCGAACTGGTAATACTGAGCAAGAAGTGAACGAAAACGTGTGGTCTGAAATGAATGCTAGAGTATCGGCTACTTCACCCGACATGTTCACATTCACTGAGTTTGAATTTAGCAAAGACGGTCTAGCTCTGTTCAGCTTCTACCAGTTCAAAATTGTAATGACGTCTACGTCTTCTAGCAATGTACCGCAACTTATGCGTCTTCGCGGCATCGCATTGGGGACATGATATGGAACTGTACAAAGTTGAAGGACACGCCGGCATTCAGAAGGATGTGAATACTGGCGCAGTCTTAAATACTGATAGAGAAGCTTTGTTGGCGGCTAGACGCCGCCGCGAAGCGATTATCGCAGAGCGTAGCAAAGTCAAGTCTCTAGAAGAAAAGGTTGAGACTCTTGAACGCCTGTTGAACGAACTACTTGAACGAGGAACGGAATAATGATCGAACATCTTAATAAGAACGACACGTTCAAGGACTGGCAACGCAAAATCAACCTGATGGTTGACAGTGTAGAACAAGCAGGTCTAGACGTCGATCAGATTCGTGAAGACGTCCAAGATTTCGTTAGCAAAGGCGCGTTCGCATACGACAGCGGAAGGTCTGCTGGGTTGAACGCATTTATTATCGGCGGCAGTATTCGAGACGGCTCACAAGTCGAAAAAATCGCAGACGCGTCAGTAACATTGACAGCATCTAGTACCAACGTCGCGTGCATTTTCAAGCGTACGGGATCGCCTGCGTATTTGACAGTATATACGTTAAACAACTTACCCAATGAATTTGTCATTCCTGTTGCCAAGTTTGTGTGTGACGCGTCAAGCGTGACTGCGTACGAAGACCTGCGCACACAGTTCAACACGGCGTCAGGCTCTGCCGGCTCTGCGTCAGGCGTCTTACAGTTTGACAAACTTATTGAACGCGACGTGTCTATTCCTGCGACGCGCAATGCTTTATCTATCGGACCTGAAGTGGCAGACGGCGTCACTGTAGTTGTAGGTGAGTCATCTACTTGGGTGGTGCTGTAATGGCGATCAACAACAGAGCAGAGTTTGCCGAGTACTGCCTACGCAAGCTCGGCAAGCCGGTCATTACGATCAACGTTGCACCCGAGCAAGTCGAAGACCGAATCGACGAAGCTGTCAAGGCGTGGCAAGAAAAGCACTACGACGGCACCGAACGCGAGTGGGTAGCGTACACGATGACTGAGCAAGATGTTCTCAACGGCTACGTGACTGTACCTGATGATATCATCGTAGTCGACCAGATGATGCCGATGTCAACGCTTTACCGCGAAAACGCTAGCGACAGTCTTTTCAGCTATCGCTACCAGTACTTCGTACAGAACATGTCGCCGTTCCAGCCGTTAGATATGTTGAACTACTACTTGACAATGACCAACTTGTCTGAAGTCAACGACATGGTAAATACGACTGAGCGCTTCGAGTTCGTAAGGCATAAGAACCGCCTGTCTGTCTTTCGTGGTACATGGACGGCAGGCGAAGTTCTTTGCTTCCACGTTTACCGCCAGATCAACCCCGACAACTCTCCTAAAGCATGGGGTGACAAATGGCTGCAACAGTATGCGACGGCGTTGATCAAGCAAAACTGGGGGTCGAACATGAAGAAGCACGGCGAAATCCAGCTTCTAGGCGGCGTCACAGTTAACGGACAACAGATTTTCGACGAAGCCGTTACTGAGATTCAAGCCCTTGAAGAACAACTACAAGACACTTACCAAGAGCCCGTAGGATTTCAAGTAGGCTGAAATGAATGACCTCAACGAAAACAACATCGACGACGCCATAGAGCAAGAGCGGTTTCGTCACGAACTCGAACGCGATAAGCGCAAATGGAACGTTCGCCGAAAAATGGCAATCGGTTCGTTCGGCGCTTTGCTGGCGTTCGGCATGTACTATTCGCTGATCGGCCTTTTCGTTACTGAAATTCAGGCGAAGCTTATGGCTGAGTTCAACAGCATCGTTGTCACAGTCATCGGCGCGCTGACGTCTTTGTTGCTTGGATACTATGGCACGTCTTACTTGTTCGACAAGGACAAGCTGAAATGAAAGAAGCCGTCGTTAGACGGCTTTCTTTTTGATCAACAGTTCTAGCATCGACTCCATGTTGCCGGCGTGAACTTTCACAAGGTCGGCGATTTCGGTTTCGCCGACAGATCGATATGCCGACTCTTGTTGACGCAAAGCCAATATCGTAGTCGCCAGTTGATTGTACGCTTGGTGAGGCAAGAAGCAATATTCGACTTCGCCGCGACTTGCGAGAACAACGGCGCCAGTTTCTTCGTTGACTTTGATTGTCATGGCTTCAGCTCCACGATGATGTAGTTGTCGTAGTCGCCCCAATCGAGGCCGTCGTACGTCAGACAGCGAGTATGAATCAGTTCGCCAGAAATCTCTAGCTTGCTTATATCAACGTCTTGACCCCCACTTTTCGCGAGCCTTTTCGATGACGCGGCTAAGCGGATGGCGACCTAAAAGGTACATTTCTGTGTCTGTGTCATCTGGTGTGTAGTCTTTGATAAGACCGCCATTTCTGTATGAATATCCCATGTTCTATCTCGCTCTTCACTGAATTCGCCTTCATTTTGACGGCTTTCGCAGCCGTTGTCAACCATCTGATCGCACGCCGTTCTAAATAGAGAAAGACTATAGAATCCGGATAACCGATTATGGCCACCAATCAGTACTTCAACAGCTATGCGGCGCCGAACGAACAATCGTTGACTAACGACCTGATCGTCGAAGCAATTCAGGCTAAAGGCGTTGACGTCAAATACATGCCGCGAACGCACAACAACTTCGACTTCTTGTATGGCGAAGACCCGACGTCGTCGTTTAACAGTTGCGTAGCCATTGAAATGTACCCGGCTGAAGTAAACGGCTTTGGTGGCCAAGGCGAACTCATGTCGAAGTTTGGCCTAGAAATCAAAGAAACCGCGACTTTCATCGTTAGCAAGTCACGGTTCAAAGAAGAGTTCCCCGATTTCATCAGGCCGCGCGAAGGCGACTTGATTTTCATGCCGTTCGCCAACTCTATTCTAGAAATCAAGTTCGTAGGCAACGAAAGCCCGTTCTTCCAACAGGGTCAAGTATACGTCTGGGAACTCAAAGTAGAAACATTCGAGTTGAGTCAAGAGAATATTGCGACAGGCGACGCCGAAGTAGACGGCATCATTGCCGACATCTTCAACTTCGACGCGGCCACGCAAACAGAACCTTACGGCGACAACGCGCGTCTAGACGAAGAGTATGGGCCGCTGACAACTTTCGATCCTAACAATCCGTTCGGAGTTGACTAATGGCCATTCTTGAAAATCACTTCTATCACAGAACCATTGCGACGCTGACTGGAGTGTTCGGTACGATTTTCGATGAAATCAAGATCGTCCGAAAAGACGGCAAGACAGTTCTTGTGCCGATTGCATATGCCGTCAAGCAGCGGTACAACGTACGAAATACGCAGAACCCTGATCCGTTGAAGTCTAACGTCAAAATGCAGTTGCCGCGTATGAGTTACAAACTCACTGGCATGCGACGCGATCCTAGTCGAGCAACTTCTAAGTTTGCGCGAATCGTAGACAAGTCAGTTGACAGGACACAGGCGTTGTCGCTCAACGCCCAACTTAATCGCGTCCCTTATACGTTCTCGTTCCAGTTGAATATCAAGACAAAGACAATCGACGACATGCTACAAGTCGTCGAACAGATCGTCGTCAACTTCAACACGCCACTAAGCGTTCTAGTCGACGACAACAAAGACGTACACCAAGACTCTGCAATCATTATCAAACTTCTAGACACTGGCATCGAAGACATGTCAGAAGGCGGATTTGAAGACGAGCAAAGTTTTGAGACTGCGATGAACTTCGAGCTAGACGGTTGGCTTTACATGCCTACTACAGTCGCCAAAGTCATTAAGAAAGTTACTGTCAACGTGTTCGACGACGGCAGTAAAGAGCTACTTGAACAGGTGGTCGAAACATGAATGAGCGCCAACAAACAAAATTCGAAGAGCGATTGAATCAGATCATCGGAGCCGAACCTGACGTCGGAGCCGTCTTGGATGAACTTGAAGACGAAGGCGTCAAGAATTTACCCGCTGTTGTCGAATACGACGACGTCAAGTCGGCAGTGGTGGCTTGTCCCGACAAGCCAAGCGATCTAGTCGACGATTACATGTATACGCGTAAGATTCTATACGGGCTGATCAATCGTGGCACAGTGGCGCTAGAAGGTGCCCTCATGATCGCCCGCGAATCGGAGCATCCGCGCGCGTTTGAAGTGTCGGCCAACATCATGAAAGGTGTTGCTGAACTGACTCGCGACCTCATGGAACTTCAGAAGACTATGAATGGCGGCGGCGCCAAGAGTCAGTCAATCGGTAAACAAGTCAACATTCAAAACAACTTCAATGGCGTCGTCCCAGACAACGACCCGAAAGACGTCAGCGCCATGCTTGACGGCTTAGACGATTAAGGCCATATCATGTCAGCCTACCCTTTCGACCTAATCGACTTCATCAAGTCAAACAAAGCACTGGTGAAGAAGTACTTGAAGAAGGACACGATGTCTGTCGTCGTGCCCGACTTCGTTACGTCGAAAGATCACTACTACATGAATAATCCGATCATCTTACGGGATGGCGTTACTTTCGAATACAGCGACTTGCAGAAGCTTGAGTACATCAAGTGTATGAAGGATGTCGTGTACTTCGCAAAGAAATACGTAAAGATCATCAGCATCGACGACGGCGTCATTCCGTTCGACTTGTATCCGTTCCAGGAAGAACTTCTAGACAAGTATCAGAAGAACCGCTTCGTTATCAGTATGCAGTGCCGCCAGTCGGGTAAAACTACGACGACAGCCACATACTTGTTGCACTTCGCGACGTTCAACCCTGCAAAGACTGTTGCGATCTTGGCGAACAAGGCTAGCCAAGCCCGTGAAATTCTGAGCCGCGTCCAGATGTCGTATGAAATGATGCCGTTCTTCTTGAAGCAAGGCATTCTGACGTACAACAAAGGTTCTATGAAGTTCGGCAACAAGTCAGAAATTTTCTGCGGGGCGTCGTCGTCGTCATCTATTCGTGGTAAGTCTATTTCGCTGCTGTACATCGACGAATGTGCGTTCTTGCGCGGCGACATGGAGTTCTATGAGTCGACATACCCGACTATCTCTTCTGGTAAAGAGTCGCGAATCATCATTACGTCGACGCCTAACGGCGCCCGCGGCTTGTTCTACAAGCTCTGGAGTGAATCTGAAGCCGGCATCAACATGTTCTCTCGCATGTGTGTGCCGTGGCATATGGTTCCGGGTCGCGACGACGCATGGCGAGCCGAACAGATATCGAACACATCAATTGAACAGTTCAACCAAGAACATGGGTTGATCTTCCGAGGCAGTCAAAACAGTCTGTTGTCGTCTGACGTGCTGGCGGCGTTGCCAATTAAAAAACCTGTCAACGTCTACGGCGACTTGAAAGTGTACGTCGAACCAGAAAAGGAAAAGCAGTACATGATAGTCGTCGACACGTCGCGAGGCGTAGGTAATGACTATTCGGCTTTCGTTGTCTTCGATATTACGGCAGTACCATACAACGTTGTCGCCGTATACAAGAACAACCGCATTTCGCCTATGTTGTACCCGCAAATGATCAGAACAGTAGCTGACAAATACAACTCAGCTTACGTACTGTGCGAAGTCAATGACATCGGCGAACAAGTGGCGTCGATTATGTACTACGACTTCGAGTACGAAAACTTGCTGATGTGTTACTCAGACAAGAGCGTCCAGACTATCGGCTTCATCAAAGACGCTCGCGTAGGCGTGCGTACAACTGTCGCTGTCAAGTCTATCGGCTGCTCTAACGTCAAGACGATGGTTGAAACTGGCAAGCTTGTGCTGAACGACGAAGACTTGATCAACGAGTTTGGTACGTTCGTGCCGCGCGGTAGGTCTTATGAAGCAGATGCAGGTGCGCACGACGACCTTGTCATGTGCTGTGTTCTGTTTGCATGGGCCAGCGTTCAACAGTACTTCATCGATTTAGTCGGTAAAGACGTCAAGAGCAACGTTCGCGAAGCGCTGATCGACGACTTAATGGCAGACCTCCTACCTTTCGGCATCATCGACGACGGCATCGAAGAGTTTACTGGTGGAATGCAGGTCGACAAACCGTATGGCGTCATTGGGTAAATCAATCAAGATCGCCGTTGTCATAAATATCATTAAGATTTACAACATCCTTAATCGAGGTAAGATACATGTCGCAATCTCCCGGTGTATATACTCAGGAGAAAGATTTGACGTTCAATACCCAAAGCGTGACTTCTAACGCTACAGGGTATGTCGGTCTTTTCCGTTGGGGCCCGGCCGATGAAGTAGTCGAACTGACTACTAACGAAGCCGAACTAGCCCAGCGTTTCGGTCAGCCTGACGCGCTGACAACTTCGTTCTTCCATGCAGCCGCGAACTACATGAATTACAGCGTACCTCTGTACGTCGTTCGTGCTATTGGCGGCGCCGCGAAGAACGCAATTCCTGCCGATGCTAAAACCAACGGTATTTCCGCTCCTGTCGTACTGAACAAAGATCACTACGAAGACGTCAACCTTGACGGCATCAGCTTTGTAGGTCGATATCCTGGAGAACTGGCCAACACTCTGAAAGTGTCTGTTGCCGATTCGACCGGTTTCGCTACTTGGGCGTACGCCGACGAATTCGAGTACGCGCCTGTTAGTGGCACGTTCAATATGGTAGTAGTCGACGAAGACGGTCTGCTGACTGGCTCTAAAGGCGCAGTCGTAGAACGCTACGAACTCATGACTACAACTCCTGGCGCCAAGAAGACTGACGGTACGTCTGCGTACATCGTAGAAGTTGTCAAGAACCAGTCTCAGTTCCTGTTCGTCGGCGACGTCGCGGCAATCGTGTTCGAAGCTGGTGTATACGAACAATCAATGGTTGACGGCGTCGACGATAACGTCGTAGACAACGCTGACTTCGTGTCGGCTTGGGCTAAGTTCGAAAGCAAGGACGAAGTGGATATCACTCGCGTCTTCACGTCGTTCAACCCGCTGCCGGCCACTATTGCCGCCATCGATCTTGCCGACACTCGTCAAGACACTATCGCGTTCAACGCTTGTCGTCTGGCTGACGTCTACAACACTGTAGATCGCGTCGACAACCTCGTTGCTTACTACGGCACGATTCTGAACAAGCCTACCAGCTATGCGTTCAACGTAGACAACTGGAAGATGGTTTATGACAAGTATAACGACAAGTACATTTGGATCCCTTGCGATTCTGATGCTGCTGGTCTACATGCTCGCCTGTTCGTATTGAACGAGCCGTGGTTCTCTCCTGCCGGCCTGAACCGCGGACAGCTGAAAAACGTCATCAAGCTCGCTTGGTCGTCGAATCAGCCGCAGCGCGACGTTCTGTACAAGCAGAGCATCAACAGCATCGTGGCGTTCAAAGGCGAAGGTACTGTTCTGTTCGGCGACAAGACCGCCCTCATGGCGCCGTCTGCGTTCAGCCGTATCAACGTGCGTACGCTGTTCATCGTCATCAAGAAGGCGATTGCCCGCAGCGCTCGTTATCAGCTGTTCGAACTGAACGACTTCATCACCCAGGCGCTGTTCCGCAACGCTACTGTGTCGTATCTCGACAACGTTCAAAGTCGTCGAGGCATCTACGACAAGCGTGTCGTGTGTGACGCCACTAACAACACGCCTCAGGTAGTAGACAGCAACGAATTCGTCGGCGACATCTATGTCAAGCCAGCGCGTTCGATCAACGTCATCCGCCTGAATTTCATCGCCGTCGGTACTGGCGTCGACTTCTCTGAAATCGAAGGCGCGTAAATAGAAAAGCCGGAACTGTTGGCGCAGTTCCGGCTTTATACAATCACTTGATCAGGAAGTAATTGCATGACTATGTATATCGTGTATCTGACAGAAAATCTAGTGAACGGAAAAATATATGTTGGAGCCCATAAGACTGATCGTCTCGACGATGGATATTTAGGTTAAGGGCCAGCGATAAAGAATGCCATTAAAAAGTATGGTAGAAAGAATTTTAGTAGACAAGTCCTTTTCGTGTTCGACAACGAAGCCGACATGTACGAAATGGAAAGTCGAATAGTAGATAGTGAATTTGTTCGTCGCCAAGATAACTACAACGGCATCACTGGCGGTATGACAGGTAGACATTTTCCAGGTGAGCTACACCCTATGTACGGAAAGTCTCATTCAGAAGACACTAAGCGAAAAATGAGCGCCGCTAAGAAAGGTGACAAACACCATAACTGGGGCAAGACTGGCGAAGGCATGCCAATGTTTGCAAAGAATCACAGCGAAGAGTCTAAAAACAAAATACGCGCAGCAATGATTGGCAACAAGCACGGTAAAGGATTCAAATGGTCAGATGACGCCAAGGCTAGAATGAGCGAAGCGCGCAAAGGCTCTGACACTTCTCATTTAGTTAGGTGTGGCGAAGACAACGGTTTCTTTGGTAAGTCACACTCTGAAGAAACTAAAACCAAAATTCGTGAAAGTTATAACAAATCTCAAATATTACTGACTTGCCCGCACTGCGAAAAGCAGTCGAGGAACAAGGCTAATATGAGACGTTATCATTTTGATAACTGCAAGTCTATAAATAATGTAAACATTTTAGAGGTTTAAATCTATGTCCATTTCACGTTTCAAGTCGGCCCTCAAAGGGGGTGGCGCACGGAGTAACCGCTTCGAAGTTCTGATCGATTTCCCGGCATTCGCTGCCGGGAACGACGAAATCCGCAAGACGGCTTTCTTGTGTTCGTCTACTCAGCTACCGGGTTCGACTCTTGGTGTTATCGAACAACCGTTCCGTGGCCGCGTGCTGAAGCTGGCAGGCGACCGCACTTTTGACGAATGGGAAGTTACATTCGTCAACGACACTGACTTCGGTCTGCGCAACGCGTTCGAGCGCTGGCACAACTTCATCAACGGCTACAACAGCAACACTGGTTCTACTGTACCTGACGACTACATGTCGAACTGTACTGTATACCAGCTTGACAACAACGACAACCGTATCAAGGAATATACTCTGATGCTGGCTTGGCCGACTGTTGTCGCTCCGATCGAAGTAGGTCAAGACCAAAACGATCAGATCGAAATGTTTGCTGTCACGTTTGCCTACAGTGACATCAACAACGGCAACAACTCTTAAGCTAAATATGGGTGAAGATGTAAAAGTCTTCACCCACTTTAGCAAAAGGTTATCACTTTATGGCGATGTTTGACTTTCTAAAAGGCAAAAAGGTTGTAGATGAACTAGACAGCAAGACGCTGTCGAATCAGATCGCAACTGACTTCTCGGACGGTGCGCTCACTATTGAGAACGCCGCGTCAAACTTCATCATGAATTTTGATTGGACTGCGAATACTCAGGCAGAACTAATTGACAAGTATCGCGAAGTTGCGAACTACAACGAAGTAGACTTTGCCATTCAAGACATCATCAATGAAATGGTGTCGTTCGGCGAAGACGAAGACCCAGTCAAGATTGACTTAGATGACGTCGAAATGTCTGACGCCATCAAAAAGAAAGTGCATGAGAAATGGGAAAAGATTTGTGACCTGCTTGCACTGCGAGACACTATCCACCAACGCGCCTACAATTTCTACGTAGACGGACGCGTTGCATATCACAAGGTAGTCGACTCGAATAATTTGAAGCGTGGTCTGCTCAACGTCGTCGAGCTAGACCCGCGTTACGTGACCAAAGTACGTAACATCAGCTACAACGCCGATGCCAAGACTATCAAGAGCATCGACGAAGTTTTCGTGTACAACGAGAACAGCCAAGACGAAAAGAACAAGCGCGCCACTACAGTCAACGGCTATCAGTTCAAAGAAGCGTTACAGCTGTCGAAAGAGTCTGTTACGTACGTTACGTCAGGCATGACTGATCCAAAGACAGGCTACGCTATCAGCTGGCTTCACAAGGCCGTTAAGCCGGCGAATCAGCTGCGTATGATGGAGAACGCACTAGTCATCTATCGTATCACTCGCGCACCCGAACGCCGCGTGTTCTACATCGACGTCGGCAACTTGCCTAAGAACAAAGCCGAACAATACTTGAGCAATCTCAAGAATTCGTATCGCAACCGCATGTCGTATGACCCGGAAGCCGGATCATTCAAAGATCAACGGCATCTGATGACGATGCAAGAAGACTTCTGGTTACCGCGTACGACTTCTGGTAAAGGCACTGAAGTGTCTACGCTACCAGGTGGTGCCAACCTAGACTCTATCGAAGACGTCAACTACTTCTTGCGCCGACTTTACAAGGCGCTGAACATCCCGACGTCGCGCCTCGAACAAGATTCTCTAGTCTCTATCGGTGGCCGCGACTCTCAGATCAATCGAGACGAAATGAAGTTTTCTAAGTTCGTGTCGAAAGTGCGCAAGCGTTTCAACGTCGTCTTCCGCGACTTGCTTCGAACTGAGCTAGTACTGTCGAACATCATCAAAGACACTGAGTGGGCCGAACTTGAAAACAAGATCAAGTTCGTTTACGCCCAAGACATGTATCTCGAAGAGCGCAAGTACTTCGAAATGATGCGCGACCGTATCGATCTTGCCAATGAACTGAAGGAATACGTAGGCAAGTACTACAGCCATGACTTCATCCGTTCTGAAATTCTGCGTCAGACTGACAGTGACAAAGAGTTGAACGACAAGAAGATCGGCGAAGAACAGAGCAACACACAATTTCAACCTAAAGAAGACGACGACGCTCGTTATTAACTCCCGAGGAACAAGTAATGTCCGAAGTAGCACAAAAGTTTATCGACCAGCTGAAGCAGCAGAATCTTCTTGAAGCCATTGAGGTGATCAAAGAAGAACTTGCTAGCCGCGCTCGCAAGACCGTCGAAGAAGTCAACTTCACTGTAGCCGAGTCTTTCAAGATGTCTCGAATCGTCGAAGCCGACGAGGAAGAAGAAGAGGATGATGACGAAGAAGACGAAGGCGACGACAAAAACGAAGGCAAGGACGACGAATAATGACCGAAGTCATCGACGAAGCACGAATTATCACTAAGGTAAATGCTCGCGGTGAAAAGCGTCGACGCGTCAAGTGTAAACCAGGCTTCAAGCTGAACAGTGAAGGGACGTCTTGCGTTCCAGTCACAGGCGGCGAAAAGGCTTCAAAGCGTCGAGCAATCCGCAAGTCTGTACGCACAAAGCGCGCTATGGGTAAAGGCTTCGCCATTCGCGTTCGTCGTAAGAAGCTGCGAGCAATGAAAAAACGCAAAGCATACGGGCTGTAATCATGGCAAAGCTGTTGACAGAATCAAGCTTCGCAGTCGAAGTCCTTCACGAACAAACTGCTTCTGGTAAGCAGTTGTACATCGAAGGCATCTTCGCTCAAGCAGAAGTAAAGAACGGTAACGGTCGTTTCTATGAGCGTAGCGTCATGGAGACTGCTGTTACCAACTACATCGACACTTACGTTAGTCGGCGCCGCGCGCTAGGCGAACTCAACCATCCTGACAGGCCGTTCGCAGACCCGGCAGAAGCCGCGATTCTGATCGAAAGTCTCGAATGGCAAGGTAACAACGTCATCGGTAAGGCTAAGGTGTTGAACACACCTAAAGGCCAAATTGTTGCCGGCCTGCTAGAAGGCGGCTTCAACATGGGCGTGTCTACACGCGGACTCGGAACTCTCAAAGAACAGCGCGGAATGAAGTATGTTCAACCCGGCTTCAGCTTGACAGCTGTAGACGCCGTTGATCTACCGTCAGGTCCCGACTGTTACGTGCGACCGCTTGTTGAGTCTAACTGGATTCAGAAGAACGGCGTATGGGTTATGGCTGACGGCATCGCCGAATCTCAAGGCTTCGACGAGCAAATGTTCCTCGAACGTCTAGAAAATTTCGTGAAGTCAATCAAAACAAAGTAATCAGTTAACCTGACGTTATAAATAACTTCAATAGCAAAAACTTTAGAGGAACACAGAATGGACCACATCAACGCACTGTTTGAAGGTCAGGAACTGTCCGAAGAGTTCAAAGTTAAGGCTACCGCGATTGTCGAATCTGCTCTTGCCGAGCGTGAAGCTGTCATTCGTGAAGCCGTTGAAACTGAACTCAAAGCCGATTACGAAGCTCGCATCGAAGAGCGCGTCAAAGAGCTTGAACAGGTAACTGAATCTTACATCAGCGAAGAAGTCATGCCTAGCATCGACAAGTACCTGACTGCCGCCGTCAACGAATGGCTGGAAGAGAACAAGGTAGGCATCGAAGCTAACGCAAAAGTACAGATGGCAGAATCTTTCCTTCACGGTCTTGTTGGCCTTGCCGGCTCGCACAACCTGAAGATCAGCGAAGCCGAATCTACTCAGATCGCAGAACTCGAAGCCAAGCTTGAAGCTGTCAAAGAAAGCCTTAACCAGCTGACTGACCGCAACATTGCCCTGATCGAAGAGAACCAGTCATTCAAGAAGAGTGCCGTCGCCGGTAGCATCACTGCCGACCTCAGCGAAGCTCAGAAAGACAAGATCGCCGGCATCGTAGAGCGCATCGAGTTCAAAGACGAAGACCAGTACGCAGCTGCCGTCAAGTCAATCGTCGAGTCTTACTTCCCTGTTTCTGCAAAGCCTGAAGTCGAAGAGACCGTGGTGAATGAGCCTGTAAAGGTTGACGAAGCCGCCAAGTCTTATACGTCTCGCCTGATGGAAAGTGTGCTAGCCGGTTAATAGGCTAGCTCAATCAGAAACAATGGTTGTATAAATAAATTTAAACTACAAGTTCGTACACGGAGAACCCAAATGACCGAACTTCTGAAAGAAGAAGTCGCCAAGCTGATCGAAAGCGACAAGTTCCCTAAGATCACTAGCGATTACCGCAAGCAAGTAACTGAACGCGTTCTGGAAAACCAGATCAAGTTCCTGAACCAGGTTAACGAATCTGACGTTCCTACTAACCAAACTGGCGGCGTTTCGAACTTCGATCCAGTACTGGTGAAAATGGTTCGCCGTTCTATGCCTCAACTGATGGCTTTCGACCTGATGGGCGTACAGCCTATGTCTGGCCCAACTGGCAGCATTTTCGCAATGCGCGCTCGTTACGCTAACCAGACTGGCTCTGAAGCTCTGCACGACGAAGCTAACTCAGCGTTCTCCGGTACTGGCGCTCAAGCCGGTGATACCTCCGGTTTCGCTGCTGACGCTTTCGGCGCTGGTAGCCCGGCTGTTGGCACTACTACTGGTACTGCCATGTCTAAAGGCGCTGGCGAACTGCTTGGCTCTCAGGGCAACCCAGCTTGGGCAGAAATGGCATTCAGCGTTGAGCGTGTCGACGTGTCTGCTAAGACCCGTAAGCTGAAGGCTCAGTTCTCTCGCGAACTGCAATACGACCTGAAGAACATTCACGGTCTTGACGCAGAAAGCGAACTGGCCAACATTCTGTCGACCGAAATCACTGCTGAAATCGACCGCGAATGTCTGCGTACTATCAACGTATCCGCTGTGCTGGGTGCTCAGAACGCCGCTACTGCCGGTCTGTTCGACATCGCTGCTGACAGTGATGGCCGCTGGCTCGTTGAGCGCTTCAAGGGTCTGCTCTTCCAGATCGAACTTGAAGCTAACGCTGTCGCCAAGGCTACCCGTCGTGGTCGCGCCAACCGCATCGTTTGCTCGTCTAACGTTGCATCGGCTCTGAACATGGCTGGCGTTCTCGACTACAACCCTGCACTGGCTGCTAACCTGAGCGTCGATGACACTGCTCAGACTTACGCTGGCGTGCTGATGGGCAAGTATCAGGTCTACATCGACCCGTATGCTACTGTCGACTACGTGACTGTCGGTTACCGTGGTTCTAACGCTTGGGATGCTGGCGTCTACTTCTGCCCGTATCTGCCGCTTGAACTGTACCGTACTGTTGGTGAAGACAACTTCTCGCCGAAGATCGGTTTCGCGACTCGTTACGGCGTAGTTGCTAACCCGTTCGCTTCTCACACCGCTGGCGGCGCTAAAGCCGGTCTGGGTCTGGGTCAAGGCGAAAACCAGTACTTCCGGAAAATGGCAGTTCGCAACATCGCTGGTTAAGGATGACAGAAAAAGAAAAGGCGCCTTTAAGGCGCCTTTTTTGTTGGATGTAACAAGGCAAATCCGACAGTACCGCAGTCCCAATACAAGTCGTAGCCGTTCGCGAGCATGTTTTCACGTTCGCTTTTGGCTTCATCGTACACTTTGATCGCCGTCTTCAACTTATTGCGCCTAAAGTTCTGTTTGTTATACATCTTACCGTCTTTGACGTAATGGTAGCGTGGCGCACCTCGTGAAACTTCAGTGAAACCAATCGCCTTGTACAAGCCACCGTCAGAGTATCGCAAGTCGGCATAACTGATTATGTCGCCGCCTACAGTGCGCGTGAAAGCTTTGACAAGCTTTGACGCGGCACCTGTGACATTCAAGTATCGCTTACTACAGAAACGAGTCAACTCCCAGTCATAAGCGCTTATACGGCTCTTGGCGAAGCACATTAACGACACTAGTTCGCCGTTGTGTCTAAGTCCTATCTTGTAGCTGTCGCCTTTTCTGGCACCTTGTAAGTGATTTTGAGACAAGAACTCTCGGGCTTCATTGCTGGCTACTTCAAAGTCGATTGTACAGTTTCTAGCGTAGATCGTAGCGTTAGCGCCTAGCATGCTGGCGATCATCGACTTCCAGACTTCTTGCTTGACGTCGTTGTCCCATTCTGACGATGTGATATGCAACAACTTGATACCCTGTGCTGCACAGTCTTTTGTTTTAGCTACGTGGTAGTGTCTGTCTTTGCCGCCGAATACTTCAGTATGATGCGGAAAGCCGTCGTACTCGATTGCAAATTTCTTAGCCGCCACATACACGTCAAGCTCGCGACCATTCAAGACGCGACGATTGCTGCTTTGTACGTCGACGCCTAGCCCTAACGACTCGATAAACGCGACGATTTCTAACTCGGGTTTAGTCACCCTAGCAAACTTTCTGTCGTATGAATTTGTGGCGTTGATAGGTAAGCCATGCTCTTTAATGTATCTGGCTACTGTTGAGCCGTGTACGTTTAGTTCGGCGCCGATGTCGTAAATGCTGCGATGCTGTGTCACGTAAGCATTAAACAACCAGTCGCGATCCTTCATCTTTGCACCGGACTCAGGCTGAGCAAGTCTGTAGTCACAGTGTGGTATTCCCCACTTAGTAAGCCATCGCTTTACGAACGGCTCTGAAGGTCCGTACGTCTTCGCGATGAACTGAATCGACTCGCGACGCACGACATGTTTTTCGTACAGCCAATCGCGAGACGATGTGATTTTGTCGTAGATGTCGTCGTCAAACTTCCTGGCGTTACTGACTCGACGCCCACATTCTTCAGAACACACTTTAGAATAAATCTCAGTTGGCACGCCTTTACGCATGGCTTTTAGTGAAGCGTTGCTGCCGCATATACAACACTTCGGAGGCTCGGTAATACCGTTTAGAATATGCGCGATTCTGACCTTCATAGGTACAGGCGAATAACCTAAATCGTCAAGGAACTTCGTGGCTGCAAGAATCTTGTTCTTGATAGACACTAGGTAAGAGTCGACACTAGCCTTCGTAATCTTTTGACAAGACGTTGTATACGCGTCTTTTATCGTGTCGAGTTCTGGTTGTGTGAAAGCGTTTATCATACCGTTCTCTTGTCAAACAAAGAAGGCGCTACATTAGCGCCTTCTTTTTATACTTAGCCAGAGTTTACTCGCCGATAGTCGGGTCGTACTCGACAACAGTCAAGTCTTCGCCTTCCATTTCTTCAGCGATGATAGCCGAGATAATCGACCAGTCGCCGCGTGCAAGGCCGGCGCCGATCAACGGGATTCCGAAGCGCTTGCCTTGGCCGCCGTGTACGATCTTGATTTGCTTGAACGCGTTACGAACGGCGTCGTAATCGCAATTCATGGCAGGTCCGCTGTAGCTGAATTGCGTGTAGGCGTTGACGATGACGCCGAAGCCTTCGATTTCAGCTTGAGTGAAGCTACCAAGCTTTTCACGATCCCACTTCTTCGTCATCTTGTCGACGTTCCATGCGGCTGGGAAGCGCTCGCGAATCTGGCGCGCAATGCCTGCACCCATGTTGTTGCCACAGTTGCAGCCGTGAACGATGACGTCGAAGTCGCCATTGCTGAACTTAGTGAGGAGATCGCCTTTTACTGTTTTCATTTTGTCATTCCTTTTCATGGTGTAAATACAAGTCACATCACACACAGAGATAGTAGTCATGAGTTACGAACAAGTCAACCCATCAAGGTCGACGAATTTTGCGTTTGTCATCACAAGCTTCAACGACTTGGCACTACGTATTCAAAATCCTAGCGTCGGCTCTGTCAATACCGGAATCGCGCCTTTTCCTACGCAGAAGCTAGACATCAATGTACCTAGCAACAAGCTCGACTTCGGGCCGATGAACATGCGGTTTCTAGTGTCTGAAGATTTGTCTGAGTGGATCGCCGTCTACAAATGGATGATTGCCATAACGAAAACTGACGGCTTCGACACGCAAGAGACGGCTGAGCTGACAGTGATGGATAGCCAGAATCAACCTGTAGTTCGATTCATCTACAAAGGCGTGTTTCCGTTGACGTTGGGCGATCTTCAGTATAGCATCGTGGACGAAGATGTAGCCATTGTGGCTGACCTTGCTATTGAATACGACAAGTTCGACGTTGAAATTGTCGCTACGGGAGAAATCATACGCTATGGCGAAGATCGATGATCTTAAGGCCATCCTTCAAGAAGTGAGGGATCGGTTCGAAACAATCAAGAAAGAAGCTGGCGAAGAAATCGGCATCGACGACTTCGACCTAGATGGTGAGTCTCTGCGTACGCCTAGACTTCACAGTCGATGGCTAGGCGTGTTGAGCGACGAAGGCATCAAACTGAAGCAGTTGCAAGGCATTCAGAAGAAGCTGTTCTTGGAACGCTGGAAGTACTATCAAGGCAAGGCGACAGACAAGTACTACGCCGAACATGGTCAAGTCCACGACAAAATCATGAAAACTGACTTGGACATCTACTTAGGCGCCGACGACATGCTTTGCGTCATGAAAGAAATCATGGAAGTGCAAGGCGAAGTCGTCAACTTCCTAGAACGTACGGTGAAAGAAATCAGCAGCCGCACGTTTCACATCAAGTCGGCAATCGACTGGCGTCGATTCCAAGCAGGCAACTAACCTAAGACGACGATAGGCACGTATTGATTCCAGTGTGCGGCATACAAAAAATCAAATAGTGCCTGTCTGATGTCACCTCTGAAGCTCTGCCGGTCGATAACGATCAGACTAGGCGCGCGGCGACCCCGAAGCCAGTTCTTCGAGCTATTCGAACTCAGATTCACGACGTTGGTGCGATTCGGGTTATGCGGATACGGTAGCCGTGTCGTGTAAAACAATACGACGTCTTGATCTTCGTCCAGCAACTCTTGTACCAGCGTCGAGTGCCCCGCTTGACGGCCTAAGTTCAGTTCAATCATGTTTACCAAGTTGAACTGAAGTGGGCCAGACGACATACCGTAGCGTTCGAATCGTTCGGCGTGCATGTTAATGGCTTGCTCAAGTAGCTCGCGCATCACGTGTTTACTGATCATACTGTTCCTCTTTCAAGTGAACCGTCACAAACCGAACTTTGTACTTTTCGGCGGCGTACATCTTGATTCGCTCTTCGACGTGTTTCATGGTCATGTTGGCGGCGCCGTTGTAGTCGAGTTTGTCGACGATGTCTATCAGCAACGCCTTATCCTTACTACTATGTAGACGCATGAGACGACCAATAGACTGAATCACTTTGATCTTAGCCTTTGACGAATTCGCGAACACCATGTTGTGCAAGTTCTTAATGCTGACGCCAGTCGACATGATCTTGTCTGTTGCGTACACCTTGGCGTCGACATAGTTTTCGAGGCTCAGACGAATGGCCTCACGTTCGTCGTCGCCGACGTCGCCGCTGATCAAGAACGTGTTGGCGTGTCTGGCTTTCATGTCTTCGTACAGCGGCACGCCGTAGCCGTCTTTGCGACTGAACAAGACGATAGTGTTGTTACGCAAAGCTAACACTAGGTCTTGGATGTAACGGAAGCGTGACTTCAGGCCGTTGATAAACTCTACCTCATGCCTGTACGGCAACCCTTTGTCACCTGTTCGCTTGGCAAGCTGTTTGGCGACAATCTGGTCTTTGTAGTAGGCGAGCTTCGTGGCGGCGTCGTAGTCGACGACGACAACCATGATTTCAACTTCGGTGGCGCGGCCTGCGTCGATGATTTCACGGGCTGTAACAATGCGCTTCGCCGGCCCCATCAAGCCTTGCGCAGCTAGCTCGTTAGCTTCGAGTCCGTCGAGTGTACCAGTCAAGCCGTGTCTGACGCCGCAGTTGACGGCGTTTTCTAGCAGACCTGCCAGAACTGGCCCTTTGATCGTATGTACTTCGTCGACAAAGATTGCGCCGGCATCTGCAATCACTTCGTTCGGCATGCCGCTAAGCGACTGCCAGGTCGTGATGACGACCTGCTTGTTGACGAACTTGCTGTACTTACCCGAAATCTTCTGGCAGAACGTAGAGACGTGCCACTTGGCGCCGTCAAACTTCGAATACTCTTCGAAGTCGGCGTACAGCTGTTCGACAAGCATCTTAGACGGTACGACGACAATGATCTTCTTGTCGTCCATGTCGTCACTCAACTGATACATGCGAATGGCGAGATACAGTACCATCGACTTGCCGGCAGACGTCGCAGCTAAGCAAATTGAGCGACCCGCGTTTAGCATGTAATGAACGGCTTCGTACTGGTAGTCGTACGGCTCTAGCGGCTCGCCTTTCATGTGTGGTCGAATGAAGTTTTGCGTGACCGCAACGATGTCTGCCATGTCGACGGCGTCTTTGGCGACAAGCGCTTTGTCGATTTCATAAGTGTAGCCTTGCTTGGCCAAGAACTTGACGAGTTCTAGCAGCAGGCCGACATACATACGCTTGTGGACGCGATTGTAGAGACGCTTGACGCCATCCCATTGACCACGCTTGACGCGAGGATCGAACTTGGCGTCTTCGACTTCGAAGCTGAAGCGCTCAGAGATTTCGATTTCCATGTGTGTTTCGGCACACTTGACAGACATCCAAGTGTCATTGAGCTTTTTGATCTTGACGTCAGCCATCGCGTGTGAACTCATATGCAAGACTTAATAGTTTGTTAATCGTAAGATCAACCTTAATAGCTTTTATATATGAGCGGTCGCGGCCTGCAAAATACCTGTGATGGCCATCTAAGATGTAGTCGTCGGCAGACACGATGATCGGTTTGTCGAAGTCTGCGATGTCAGCAATCTTGGCGGCATCTACGTCAATCTGAACTGGCTTGAACTTGCGAGGGTCGAAATCGCCTTCTACATAGTCAATACTGGCCGACGTCAAGAATGCCTTGAAGGCGTTGACGTCATTGATTTGTGGCATCTGAGACCTTGCTATGACGAAACCACCGACGATACACTCTTCGCTGACGAACTGAGAATATGGCTTCACGTGTTTAACCTCTGTTGGATACGTCTGTATTTACATTGCTAGGCTTAGCCGGCTTGCGCACGTGAAGACTTCTGGTGTCTGGCAGTACATACGTACTAGGTGTCTATATGCGCGTCTCACAGAGCGTTATAGAGCCTTAGAGGAGGGGTGTGGCGTTATAAAGACTTTATAACGGTCTGTAATATCTATTTACATTCTTATAGAAAATCAGTATCAATCTGGTCTTGACACCTTCAAATTCTATATGTAAAATAGAGCTTCTGCTCTTTACATATCTGTCTGACATGAAAATATTTTCAAATAGTACTTGCATCATGGTTTGACAGCGTTTATAATGTCTTTTAAGATTTTCAAAGACTTATAAAGGCTTTAAAAGCGATGAAATTCACCATATGGACTGACGGCGGCTTCTCCTACAACCACAAGATAGGATCGTGGGCGTTCATCGCTATCTCAGAAACAGGTGTAGAAGTCAAGCGCTTCGCACTTGTCGACCATCATAAGCAGACGTCTCAAGTCGCCGAAATGTTCGCCTTCAAGAACGCTCTTGAGTTCTTTGTCAACGAACTTTGTGGTGGCGACGTCAATCGCACGTCTCGCCTCTGCCTAGACATCAACTCTGACTCTCAGTACTGCGTCAACTCGTTCAACGACTGGATGCATGGCTGGGCACGTGCCGACTGGTGTGTCGACAAAGAAAACCTCGATTTGTGGCGCCCTATATACGATATGAAGAAGATGTTGGGTGCGGCTAAGGCCAATTGGGTCAAGGGACACGCCGGCATCGAAATGAATGAGCGCGTCGACCAGCTAACTCAAATTCCACTACAGGTGTACAGATCATGACAGCACAACCAATTTTGCACAGCGACATCGAATCGCTTGAATTCACCATGGCTAAAAAAGACGCTGTTGTCAAGCCTAGTAACCAATACGTCAACAACAAAGAGCTTCAAGCCGAATTCGTCGTGTATCACGCCAAGAAGATGGAATGGTTGGCTCAAGGCAAAGGCGTGCCGCCGCTGACTAACAAGATCGGCCAAGCCATCATGGATATCGCGACACGCCGCACGTACAGCCGCAACTTCATTGGCTACACCCAAAGCTGGAAAGAGGAAATGATCGGCGACGCCATCGAAACTTGCGTCAAGTACTGCCACAACTACGATCCGACTCGCTTCAACAACCCGTTTGCCTACATCACGCAGCTAGTCACCAACGCCATCATCCAGCGTATCAAGCGTGAGAAAACGCAGACGTACATCAAGTACAAGGCGTTCGACAACGCCAACGGCTTCCATGGTGAAATGGATGAAAACGTCTGTGAAGACGACATTCAGGCCATCAACGAGAACAGCGACATGTACAACGACTACCTGACGTACATAGCCGACTTCGAAGACAAGTACATGAAGAAAGGCGCAAAAGAAGACGTTGACGACGTCGACTTAGGTCTGCTAGAATACCTAGTATAAGTTTAATGCACTCAGGTCAGCTAGACCTGACAGTCAGCATTATATTGCGTATTTTGGCCTGTTTTCAGGCCATTTTACGTATTATAATGCCTATTTTCGAGGTAAGCCATGTTAGCCATAATTTCTGATACACACGTGGGCGCGCGGTCTTCTAGTTCGATCTTCCGAACTTACATGAAAGACTGGTACGCCAACGAGTTCTTTCCGAAGCTTGAAGAACGCGGCGTCGAGACTATCCTTCACCTCGGCGACTTCTTCGACAACCGCAATTCGATTACACTCGCCGACATTGACTTCGTCATCAACTGGTTTGCGCCGATGCTTGTCAAGCACGACGTCAAGATGATTGTTGTACTCGGCAACCACGACGTCGCATACAAGAACACTAACAAGGTTCATTCACTGTCTATGTTGAAGGCGGCTGCGCCAGACAACGTCGAAGTCATCGAAGACGTCACTACATGGCGCTGTGACAACCAAGACTTCGTGCTAGTACCTTGGATCAACGCCAGCAACTACGACGCCACGCTACAGGCTCTATCAGCTGTCGCCAACAAGGCCGACGTTATCGTCGCCGGTCACTTCGAGTTCGCCGGCTTCAAGCACTACGCCAACTCTTCGCCAGCCGATCACGGCATGGACGCCAGTCTGTTCAAAGACTTCAAAGAAGTGTGGAGCGGCCACTACCACCACCCGTCTAAGCTGACGAACGTTCGCTACATGGGGTCAGCGTTTCACCTGAACTGGCAAGACTACAACGACAACCGAGGCTTCTGGTTGTTCGACGACCGCCTAAAGTATGTCGAGAATGACACGTGCCTGTTCATCCGTGCGGCGTTCGACGCCGACATCTTCAAGGCTATGCAAGACTACGAATACGTAGACGCCTTCGAAGGCATGTTTGTTCAGCTTGTCGTCGACGGCGACTACGACAAAGTCGCGCTCATGGATGTTGTCGCCAAGATCAACCGTGCCAAGCCGCACGACTTGCAGATCATCAACAACCAAGTGCTGAAGGAAGGCGATAGCCAAGCGGCAGACGCAGACCTCGAAGTTCGAACGTCTAAGACGACTGAGGAATACATATCGTCGTACATTGAAGACCGCGACGACTTCAATGTTGCCGGCGTCCGTGATAAGATGGCCGAAGTCTACAAGAAGGCTCAAGACATCATGGTTAAGGGTGAGTGATGACTACTACAATTTTCGAAAAAGAGTATTGCTACGAAGGTCTGTATGACCTCGACCGCGACATTTCAGAAGCCATCGGCGACGAAGAGGCGATGCAAGAACTACCTGCTGACGGCAACGGCATGATTCCTGGCGTGTTCAAAGTCACTATCACATGGGCGCCTGACGACGATGCTTGAATTCAAATCAGTTTTCTATAAGAACTTTCAGAGTGTCGGCAACGCCGGCATTCGCGTAGAGCTAGGTCGCTCTGCCACTACGCTTGTCGGCGGTCACAACGGCGCCGGCAAGTCGACGCTGCTCGAAGCCATTTCTTACGGCCTGTTTGGCAAGCCGCTCAAGAAAGTGAACTTGGCCGGGTTGATCAACACGATCAACGGCAAAGCCATGACCGTAGAAATCGAGTTCACGAAGAACGGCGTCGACTACAAGATCGTACGCGGCCAAAAGCCGGCGAAGCTTGAGTTCTACGTCAACGACGAGCTAGTCGACCAAAGCGCGGCGTCAAAAGACTACCAAGCCAAGATCGAATACGTGCTAGGCATGGACTTCAAGCTGTTCACACAGATCGTTGTCCTCAACAAAGAGAAGTACGTACCGTTCATGGAATTGACGGCAGGCGACCGACGCAAAGTCGTCGAAGACGTGCTAGACATTTCTGTGTTCAGCGTCATGAATGACGTCGTCAAAGACGAGTTTCGCAACCTGTCGGCGACAATCAATGACTTGAAGTACACGCGCGAACGCCTGCAAGAGCGTATGACAGGTCAACAGCGTCTCATTGACGCCGCCGAAGCCAACGTCGCCGACCAGATCAAAGCTTGTCAAGCCGAAATTGACGAACTGTCTGAGAAGATCGCGTGTGAAGAAGAAATTATCGAACGTATGCAAGGTGAGTTGTGCGAACAAGACAAGATCGTGGCCGACCTGACTGCCGAGAACAAAAAGAAGCGCCAATTCGAAGAGATTGCACACCGATTCGCGGCAAACTCTAAGCGTTTCGAAGAAGAAGCTGAGTTCTTCAAGGTCAACGACACATGTCCTACGTGCAAACAAGACATCGACGTCGAAACTAAAGACGCACGTATCGAAGCCAGTAACGGCAAGGTGGCCGAAATCAAGGCTAACTCCGTGGCCATGATGAAAGAATACCAGAAGGTGGTTGATCGTATCGCCGAACTCACCGCAGCCGCCGACGAAGTACAGCGCATTCGTTCTGCGATTCGTGTGTCTCAAGTCAGCTGTGACAACTGGCGTCGCGACGCCGACCGCAAAGCCGCCGAAATCAATCGGTTGTCGGCGTCGTCGCGAGTCGATGAATACCGTGCCGAGCTACAGGCTACGACTACCGAGTTCGACGACGCCAGTCGCCGCCTACAAGAAGCCGTAGCCAGCGAAGACGTGCTGAACAAGTGCAAGGCTCTGCTCAAGGACGACGGCATCAAAGCGGCTATCGTCAGAGACTACATCGAGTTCATCAACGCTCGCGTCAACGAGTATCTGAACGCCATGGAGTTCTACTTGAACATCAGGCTTGACGAGAACTTTGCTGACAGCATCAATTCAGTGAATCGTCAAGGCTTTACCTACGATAACTTGTCGACTGGTCAAAAGACTCGCGTCAATCTGGCCGTCTGGCTTGCGCTGCTCGAAGTGGCTAGCATCAAGAACTCTGTCGTCACGAACATCTTGTTCCTCGACGAGATTCTTGAAGCGATGGACTCTGAAGGTGTTGCATCCTTCATGAAACTCGTCCAAGAGAAGCTGCCTCACAAGAATGCGTTCGTCGTGACTCAGCGTTTCGACGAATTCAAAGACTTCTTCCGCAGTGAACTTCGATTCAAATTGACTGAAGGCTTCACGGAGATCGCATGATTACAAAGCTTCTTTGTCGCATCGGGTGCCATTCGTGGCACATCGTTGCCTACAACGGCCCGTCTATCACACCCGCATGCGTCGAAGAGTGTCGACGCTGCGGCATCAAACTTAAGATAACCAAAGACTTCAAACTGGAGTATTTTCGATGAACATATGGTGCGCACTAGGCCATCACAAGTGGGTGTACACGACGTCTCGAAGTCACGCGGCAGGCATTGAACACTGCCGTCGCTGTGGTAAGATTCGCGCTTTTTCTAGCGTGTTGAAATTCGCATAACGAAAGAGGTTGACTACCAACCGGCGACGTCGTAATATTCAGTTGTCGAAACGAACTGTGAAGAGAGACTAAATTCATGCCTATAGACATCAAACTCGCTCAGCAAGCCGCAGTCAAAGCATTTGAAGCCGGTCGTGCCGCCAAAGCCATCGGCTCTGTAGGCGGCTGTGGCCGCGTCTACGTAGACGTCTGCGACGACGGCTACAAGAGTATGCGCAAAGGCTCTAAAGTCGCCAAGGCGTTCGAAGCGGCAGGCTTCAGAGTCACTAGCCGCCCAGGTTACACAGGCGTTCAACTTTACATCGGCTACGACAACGCCAGCGGCTACGAATGGAATCGCGGCGAACTTGTGGCGGCGTCACTGAAAGCATCTGGTATCAAGGCTATTCTGAGCGGCGACGGAGATTGATATGACCCCCATTTTGGCAACAAAACTACCTTCGCTCGCTAGAAGCGGCGCTACACGTCATCGGTCGATGGTATGATCTAGGCGCGAAACACCCCAATCTGCACTGCAAATGTCAAGGTATCGTCTTCTATGACCGCATAATAGAAACGTACTACAAGCGAGAGTCACTGCTTAGACGGCTTAGCTAAATAGTGCTTTCTCTATCAGGAAGCACTGCCATGCTCAAATTCTCTGACTTCCTTGCTGAATCTTTTCAGCAAGGCGGCCCAAAAGCACCCCGCAGCAAAGAAGAAGAACTTGAGGTTGCCAAGCAATCGCCTATCTTCCGCAAGACTCAGTTTCAGGGTTGGTCATTCGACGTGACTATTCACGCCGCTGCCCAAGCATATGACCGCCGCCCTGAGTTTGAATTCGACGACTGGAAGAAGCTGCATCGCAACGCGCTCATGGGACTCATGAAAGGCAAAGACGCGAAGAGCGGCGACTACATCTTCCACAGCAAGAGCCTTGATCAAGCCTACGTTGCAGCCGTCGACGTGCGTCGCAAGACGTTCAAGATCGTTACTGTCCTGCCTAAAGGCCGCAGCAACCCGAAGCCGGGTACTGAGCGCATGATGGTTGAAGGCGTAGTAATCGAAGCCGTTTTCATCGAAGTCGATTGACCATGATGTGATGACACAGTACAATGACTGTGTCATCACTGAGAAGCGAGAACTTTACCATGAGCAATGACGTAGCCAAGCTTTCTAATATTCTGTTCGAACTCGACATCGCTAACACTTGCTGCAAAGAAAACGAGTGCTACGATGAATACGATAGCGCAGCGTTTCAGATCGTTGAAATGATCCCGAGCATAGGGCTTACTAGCGCCGTCGAATACGTGTTCGACACGCGCTTCGACGTGCTGCCAAATGCCGCCGCCATAAATAAGATCATGTCTGAATTCTACAAGGAATAAACTCATGTTCACGTTTTCTGATTTCATCAACGAGAAGCTTATCATCTTCGGCGGCAAAGCCTACCCGAAGTTCGGTAACATCGTTATCATGGCTGGCGGCGCCGGCTCTGGTAAAGGCTTCCAACTAGAAAAACTGCTGGGTATCGAAGGCAAAATCTTCGACGTCGACGCCCTCAAGAAGCTTGCTATCAACAGCGACAAGTTCGCGGCTCGCATCAAGCAAGAGACGGGTAACGACATCAAGAAGTTTGACCTGAAGAACCCCGACAACGTCGCTAAGATGCATGAGATTCTAGCCGACGTCTACAAGCTGCCGAAGAACAACGAACGCACTGTGTTCGCTTCTATCTTGACGGCGCCTGCTGATCGCAAACCGAATCTGATCTTCGACGTAACTCTGAAAGACTTGGCAAAGCTTGAGTCGATCAGCCGTAACGTCGCCGAACTCGGCTACGACAAGCGTAACATTCATCTTGTCTGGGTCGTCAACGACGTCAACGTCGCCATCGATCAGAACAAGAAGCGCGACCGCACTGTACCTGAAGAAATCCTCATGGCGACGCACGAAGGCGCTGCTCTTACCATGAAGAAGATTCTCGATATGGGCGACAAGCTGAAGAAGTACCTGGACGGCGACATCTATCTGACGTTCAACAAGGTAGGCGTTGACACAGACGTCAAGAAGTCTGGTAAAGGCGGGTCTTACGTCAAAGACGCTAACTATATTCGCGTCAAGCGCCAAGGCAAGCCGCAGTTGTCTACTGCTGAGCTAGGTGACGAAATCGTCGCCAAGATCGCGTCATACGTGCCTAAGACAGATACTTGGCAGAAGTGATGACAGAAGGGTTGCGAGTCAACCCTTCTTCGTTTACAATGGCGCCGTAGTCAATTGAAAGAAGAAGTTCTGCAATGTCTGAAGTAGTTTACCACTTTGATATGGATGGCGTGCTATGTGATTGGGTTGGCATGTTCAACGAGCGCGGCACCATTCCGCTAGAAGTATTCAGCGAGTTTTCGCGCGAACATCGTGAAGTGCTGAAAGCCGAACTCTTCGACTACGACTTCTTTCGCGACATGCAGCCTATTGAAGCCGGTGTTGCCATGCTCAAAGACGCTGTCGCCACTGGCCGTCGCGTCAGAATCGTTAGCGCCACTGGCCGCGTTAACAGAGGTCAAGTGATGTTAGCCAAGCGTCATTGGGTTGCCGAACACATCAGCCCTAGCATTGAAGTGCTGTTCGTCGACAAAGTCGAAGAAAAGCACGTTCACATGGTTCGCGGCGCCACTAACGTGCTAATCGACGACAGGCAGATCGCCGTCGACGCATGGGAAGCCAAAGGTGGCATCGGCGTGTTGTTCGTCGACTGATTTCTGGCTTCATAAACAAAGCGCAGCAATGCGCTTTCTTTTTGGAGTCGATAAAATGAAATGGAGCGAACGCCAGATAGCGACAGCAGTTTCTAAGAAGCTGTTCGAAAACAAGTACCTAGTCATGGTGCCTAACTGCAACTGGACTGGTCATGAATGCGATGTCTTGGTAGTCACTGAGAACTTGCGAATCATCGACGTCGAAATCAAGATCAGCCGCGCCGACCTCAAGGCCGACGCCAAGAAGCGCAAGTGGTACCACAATTGGGACTTCAGTATTGACGGCCCATGGAGAGATGGCAACAGGCGCCGCGCCGAATGGCCTGATAAAGTATGGAAGCACTACTACGTCATGCCTGAAGAAATTTGGGATGACAAGCTGTTCGATACTCTCGGTTCGCCGCGATCAGGCGTTGTACTACTGCGCCGCCTACCTAATGGCGAAGTACGGGCGTTTGTCAAGCGGCGAGCCGAACCCAATCGCGACGCGCAGAAGTTGAGTCCTGAAATAGCCGTCAACATAGCCAGACTTGCTAGTCTACGCATGTGGGACGCCTATGCTAAGCTAGATGCTGCCGCCAATAAATAGTTTGATACATCCCTAGTTCCGAGTACCTAGAATGACTGAAATCATCACTGAAGAAATGATGCTGGCTGAAGTGTTAGACGTTAACACTGCCAAGTACATCGAATTCAAAGAGACGCCGAAAGACGAACTTCCTGGCATTCCTACACTGAAGTTCCAGACAGAGTTCAAGACCGACTCTGGCAAGGAGTACGCGTTTCGCGTCTTCCGTCAACCTGAAATGGGGCGTCATGCGCGCCGCATGCTGTTCACGCTGAAGTCTGTCAGCACTGGCAAGCTCAGTCAGAACGTTGTCTTCGACTACGGCACGTTCAAGAAGGTTCTTGTTACCTTCCTGAAGTCGTACCAAATGTACAAAGAAACTGCCGACGGTAAGGCCGCGTCTTCTTACAACATCGTGTTTCCGACCAAGTTCGCACAGTACGCGCCGCTTATCGTCCGCGTCATCAAGCGCGCCTTCAAGAATGAACCTCGTGTCAAGCTTGAGCTTGTAGGTGCCAGCGAAGAAAAAGACGGCGTTCATCTGTTCTACGTCAACAAGCAGAGCATGTTCCCGTACTTCGGCGGCAAGGCGTATGACGAGAACTTCGTTACTACCAATCCGTTCTATCTGCAACTGGCCGGCATTGCCGCCAAAGCTGATGACGTCACTGACGCACCTGCTGTTGTCGCCGACGTCAAGCCTGTAGAAGATAAGCCGGCAAAAGCTCCGAAGGCTGATCGCCTGAACCCTGACGGTATCCCAGGTCTGAACGATCCTGTCAACTTCAATCATGACTTCGTGAAAGCCGCGTTTACCGCTGCCGGTAGAGACGCCCTCGAAGCCGTGTTCAAGGCGCACAAGATTCATCGCCGGTACTTTGCAGCCAACATTGACAAAGCCATCGAAATGTGGGCCGAAGTCAAAGGCGACATCAAGCACTACCCAAGCGTCGACGACATACTAGAAGGCGTAGGCTTCTATTTGAAGCGTGCCGCTAACGATAACGGCTTCAAGGCTGTCATGAGCCATGCCGTCGTAGTCATGGCCGAACGCGTTGAAAACGCTGACGTCATCAAGCTAGCCGCTGCCGGCGCACTTGTCGACGACCCTGTTATGTTCGCGCCGCTCGCCCTTTTCCTGATGACTAGCTTCGTACGCGACGCGCTCATGCCAGTTCAGCATGACGTCAGAGAACGACACGCTGAAGTCCTCAAAGCTCTTGACGCCATCGGGTTTTCGGCAGTTTCACCTGCTGTCGTTATGAACTACCCGACGTCTGCCGTAGCCAAGCTTCACGCGTGCGTCGCAATGAACTCTATCGGCGCCTCAGAGTTTGGCATCGGGTTGTTCGACCACGCTGTCTTCGACGACGTCTTGACAAAGACAGCCTCCGGCGTGTACGCGACTGCCGACGAAGAACTTCTGCGTAAGATCAGAGTCATCACTGATCGCTACGGCGTAGGTACGGTAAGCATCGTCAAAGCCGCTCCTATCGTAGTAGGTGACGGCCAAAACGCATTCATCAGCGCCTTGAATACTAAAGACCGACACGTTGTACATGCAGAATTTCTACGTCTGAAGCTAGACGAAAAGAGTGATGAATCGTACAAGACTCTCCAAGAGATTCTGGCGACCCTCAAGACGTCTAATCAAATCGACACAATAGAGGCGTTCCAGACCTTGCATAATTGTCTGTCGGCGCTGGGTTATGGTTCAGTCGTTGCCGGCAAAAACTACAAGCTGATGATGTCAGCTTTGGCTAGTCGTAGTGATGCATGGCCGTCGACTGTCAAGATTATCACACATATCATTTCATACGATTCTGACGTCGACGAACTTTTTGACGCCATCGCTTCAGCGTGTGAAGAGTCGTATGAGCAATTCATGCGCGTCGCAAAAGGCTTGATCGAAGGCGGCGAAAACCGTCAAGACCCTGCTATCATCAAACGAGTTGCTGCCATCGACTTAGAGTACCAATATACGGCCAACAACATTGACGAACTTGTCAAGCTTCTTGGCAGCCACCCGGACGACTTGAAAGGTACTTATCAGTCTGGCGCACCTATGGTAGTTGCGTTGATTGGTGCCGCTCGTTATCCGAAATACCATCAGCTAGTTGGAATGTATAGCGCTATTAAGAAGCTTGGCTACTCTAACTTCATGGTTGCGTTTAACACGTTGTTCAGTACACACGACAACGCCGACACTGTAACAGATTACGTCAAGCAGGCATTCTTGTCTGGTGATTACACAGACAGAGTCAATCGCGACAGACTTGTCAACCAGAACAACGGTAGCCCGCAATACGTTGCAGGCGTCCATCGAGCCTTGACTCAGATTCAAGACGAACTTGGCTATGACATGCGAGACGCGCTGTATAGTGTAGGAGGATTGCTGGCCGAACAGTCTATCAAAGGTAATAACCAAGAATTGATTGGCGTCGTCGGTCAAAAATCTGTTGCCGACGCCATTCGAAATAACCCAGGTACGGTCTATCGTGTCGCACAAAGCAATGATGGATTGCCCGATGAAGTGCCGGCTTTCGTAGCTGATGCCGTAGCTGATGCAATCGTAGCCGTGACTCAACGTCCTGACTTCGAACGCGGCAGTAGCTATTACTACTATATGACCACTAGCAAAGAAACAATGGTCAACGCCTTGACCTCATTGAACTCGGCGTTCTTCGATTCTATGTCGGCCGCGAACTTAGAAAAGATGAAGACTGCGTTCGGTAAGATCAACGCGACGTCTACTACCAAGCGTAGCTACTATCAGCCTGTACTAGACAAGATGGCCGACATGCTGAGCGAAGTCGACCGTTCGAAGACTCCTGGCCTGTCTCAACAGTTCTTGGATGCCTGCGAGGATCGCGAGCGCCGTCTACTAGTTAAGAGTATCGGTAAGAACCTGTTCTTCAACCGCTACATGTCAGAGTTCAAGGACCATTCTAAAATCAAGATCGGTATCAATTTGAACAAGAAGAACGTTTCTAGCATCCTGAACTTTAACAACATTTCTATGGCAAAACTGCCTAACATCACTGAAAAGGACAACATTGAAAGCGCCAAGCGTAAAGTTTCGAAGGTTGACTTGGGACTGCCAGACGAGAAAATCGAGAAGATCGAGTTGAGCCGCGAACAGCTTGAAGACTTGTCTATCGAGTACGACGCATTCAACCGTAAGAAGCACAACTTGAGCCTGTTGATCGAAGAAAGCTTCAAAGTCAGCATTCCTCGTCAGATCGAAGGTCGCGCAGCCTGGGATGCTCGCATGGCAGCCGAAGGCATAGAATCGCGAATCATGGCTCCCGTGTTCCACGGTACAGGTTCTGTGGCTGCCGCGATGATTCTACGTCTAGGCTTCGCCGTGTCTAGTCTCGACGACACTAAGAAGACTGGCGTCAAAGTGGCAGGCCGCATGCTCGGCGACGGCGTGTATTTCTCGACTGCCATCGACAAAGTTGCGCAGTACGCGAGTGACGGCGGCTATGGTCGCAAGCTAGGCGATTACGGCTACATTTTTGAAATGAACGCGTCGCTAGGCCGTCATCGGTATGACTTCCGTGAGGCTGGCACAGGTAGTCGTTTCGATGAACGTCGTAACGTCATCAGTCCAGAATGGGCAGTGTTCTCGCCGAACGAACAGCTTGTCATCACTAAGGCGCACAAAATCAAACGTGTACCACATCATGTCATTGACAAACTCAAGAAGAAGCGTATGCTGAAAGAGGGAAAGAACAGCACAGCAATTCGCGGGTTCCGTGAAGTCATTCGTGAGGCATTAGGATATGAGGAAGGTAAAATGGTCACTTTCATCTTTGCAGACGGCAGGATCCCTGTCGGCGACAAGTTAATCGACTTCGAAGACTGCGTAGGTAACGAACTAGGCAAAGACGTTCGTATCGAAGGCGGTCAACTTGGCGCCATGGTAACGTTCGTCAACGCCAAAGTCAGTGACGACGGCGTCGACATCTACCACATCGACATGACTGGCGCGTTTGTCGCCGACGAAGCAGACCCAGTAAGAAAGCTTTACTTTGAACTGCTAGGTGAATAAGATAAGGGGCTATAACAGCCCCTTTTCTTTGGATGCCTAAAAATGAAAATCGCCATTCACTCTGACCTTCATCTTGAAGGCTATTGTCTTGACAAAGACTTTCTTGCCAACGCCGACTTCGACGTCCTCGTGCTGGCCGGCGACATCGTGTCGTATCGAACTGCCGAATGTCTGAATCAAGTCAAGAAGTGCGTACCCGACGACAAAGTCGTTATCTTCGTACCCGGCAACCACGAGTACTATCATGGCAGCATCGAAGAAGCCAACATCTGTTACCAAGAATTGTGTGACAAGCTCGACTTCTTCTACGGCAACAGATTGACCGTGACTGTTGACAACGTCGCCTTCGTGTGTGCTGTCGGCTGGCCAGACTTGCAAAGCTTCCCGCAGTTCGACGTCAACGAAAAGGCGGGTGCGTCGTCGACGATGACTACAGACTTCAGAGTCGTTCGCGGCAGAACTATCGCCAACATGGTCGAAGACGGCGTCATAGATAAGCAGTACATCGCCGATTCACTGGCAGCAGTTAAAGGCGTTGTCGACAAAGTTGTTGTCGTCACTCACTTTGCGCCTCTAGAAACGCTAGGCAATCTGATGTTCGAGACGTCGCCGTTGTCGGCGTTCTTCAGTAACGACTACTCCGACATCGTTTATGAACACGTACCCGACGTCTGGGTGTTCGGCCACGTTCACTACAATCATGACGTCAGAGTCTATGGGACGCGTTTCGTCAGCAATCAACGTGGATATCGCCGCGAACACTACTGCAACGCCGACTACGACGCCAACAAAATCATCGAGGTGTGACAATGTACAATGCAATCCTATTCGACTTCGAAACTCTTGACAACACGGCCACAAGCCGCGTCCTCGATTTGGCGGCAGTCGTGTTCAACGAAGAAGACTGCGACGACTTCAGCGCGCTAGTCGCCGACAACGACCGGACTTTCTACGTAAAGTTTGACGCCGGCAACCAGACCGGTCGAACCGTAGGCAAGTCTACGATTGAATGGTGGCAGCGCCAGTCTGATGAAGTTCAAGCCGTCGTCAAGTATAGTGATGCCGACGTCAAGTTAGTTGACGGCATCAAAGCATTCAAGGCGTTCTGTGAGCGTCACGGCATCAACAAAGACAGTCGTGCCTACGTACGCGGAGCGTCTTTCGACTTTGCCATCATGGCCGACATCGTCAAGACTGTTATGGGGTACGAAGGCTTCGGCGACGACCACTCTATGTTCCCTGTGGCGTTCTGGAATCAATACGACGTCAGAACTGCCGTGTCTTGGGCTATGCTGTCGCCGGGTAAGGTGAGGCGCATCCCTATAAGCCGCGACAAGCTGAAAGGCTTCGTGCTACACAACTCTGTCCACGACTGCTGCAAAGACGTCGTGTTGCTACAAACAGTGTTGCGCTACGCCAAAGACGAAGAGGTCATCCCTGACAGCGACTACATCTTGGTTTGAATAAATACAGATAGTCAAACTCTATCAGGACGGCATGAATGATTACGCTACAAGAACACATCGAAATTTCGGAAAAGGTTCTGATGTTCGAAGGTGAAGCCCCAGCTTTTACCGAAGAGCAACTAGAAGCTGCCGAATTCTACCAACTCAAGTGGAACGCTGTCAGCGGCGACACTGAACTCTATCTGTACGACGTCAACGGCGAAGGTCTTGGATCAGTCAGCTTCGAAGACGCCGACATCGCAATCGCGTTTGTCGAAGAGTACTTTGACCTCGACGAAGACGACATCCTCGACCTCGAATCGTATGCCTGGGCCGACGACGACCCCGTTCAGACCCGCATCGAAAAAGACATCATCGGAGACGTATGACAGGGTAGGTTTCGGCGAAAGCTAATTTTCACCTGAGGTAGTTGACGCCAGTCTTCTACCTCAGTATACTGAGCTTGAATTCAGTGAAGAGTGACTATGACATGAGCGAGAAAATTCTTTACGGCTTTATCTCTACTGGCGACAAGATCGCCATGTACACGCTTCGCCTGATGTATGAAGTCCCTGTCTACCAAAAAGACTGCTTAGGCCGTGGCTACCTAGCCGGCTACACGCACAAAGACTACTACGTCAAGAACCTGAGCAACGACAAAGCCAAAGCAGAAGCCGCAGCCGAAGACATCTGCAAAGGCTACGGCGTGCCGTTCAAAGGCAACGCCGAATTCGAACTCAATGAAATTCGTCGTCGCCGCAGCGAAGAAGTTGCTGCGTATCGCGAAGCCGCTGAACGTGCCACTCGCGAGTTCGAACGCCGCCAAGCCGAAGAGTTCGAACGCGTCATTCGTGAAGGCGTTATTCTCGTCGGCAAGTACAAAGGCATGACTGCCGCCGAAATTGCTGCTATCGACCTCGATTACGTCATCTGGATGAGTACTGGCGATCTTCTCGAAGGCGCTCGCGATCCGATGACTGTGTCTACTCGAATCGCCAAGGCTTACCTCGAAGCCAACCCGCCTGTCATAGCCGGTCACATCGGCGTCGTCGGCGAGGCACTGACGGCCAAAGTCGTCGTCAAGAGCATTCGCGGCTTCAATGGCTTCTACGGCACTAGCTGGGCGTTCTCTTGTGTAGCCGAAGGCGGCGAACGTATTTCGTTCTTCACTACTTCCAAGAAGCTGCTCGAACTCGAAGAAGGCGAAGAGTTCGTTCTCGAAGGCGTTGTCAGTGAACACGGACAGTACAACGGCTTTCCTCAGACTGTAGTCAAGAAGCCGAAGATCGCCAAACCGAAAAAGAAATGAGGACGGCCTTGACGGCCTCACCTCGTTGTAGTTAAGATTGCCGCATCAAGATCACAAGGAGATTACATCATGGTTCGTTCCGCCGTTCTGAAAATGAAACGCGATGAACACGGTTACATCAATAACCGTGGGCTGTCGAAGTATTGGGGCGTCACTATCAGCGGCGACGCCGAAAGCTGGATTGTCAGCTACAAGCCAGTCGACGACGAAAAGACTCACACTATGAGCGCAAATGACTTCACGCTGAAAGAAGTCGACGCCGCCCGCATCGCAGCCTATGCACTCGACAAAGGCTGCAAGCGCAACGTCATCATGCGCGGCGAAGGCGTGCTAAGCGCCGACAAGCAGTGGGTGTACTACATTCGCGGCAACGACATTCATCGTATGCGCTATAGCAAGCAGAAAGTCCACGTAAACGACGTTGTCGTCAAGCTGTTCGACGTCGCCGAAGTCGTGAAGCCTGCCGTCAAGCCCGAAGACATGGCCGTTCTCAAGAAAGCCGCCAAGAAGGCTGCTAAGAAGCCAGACGACAAAGAATCACAGCGCGTCGCCAACTTGACCAATCTGATTCTCGACGGCAACCTGTCTGAGCGCTCGACTCGCGCGCTGATCGCCGTTCTTCAATCGACTATCAAGTGAGGATGTCATGCTGAAAGGTCGTATCATCGGCGTTGACGTCGACTTGACTGTTGTGCGCTCAGACATCGGCTGGTACGACTGGTGCAATGCGGCGTCTGACTTCAAGCACCTGCCTGATGACGCCGTCATCAGGCCGTACAACTTCGCAAAGCTGTACCCTGATCTTGAAGTCGACTACATTCTGCACTACTGGCGACGCGCAGACGTCTACGACAAAATGGAGCCGATTGACGGCTGCGTCGAAGCGCTGCGCCGGCTGGCCGAACACAACGACATCGTGTTCGTGTCGACTATCAAAGGCAATCATCACAAGAGCAAAGTCGAGTTTTTGAAGCGTAACTTCCCTTTCATGTCTGGCTTTCTGGCGACTAAAGAGAAGCATTACGCAGGCGTTGACGTCATGATCGACGACCGAGTTGACATCTTGAACAAGGTCTATTGTGCCGGCAAACAGGCTGTTGTCGTGAACACGCCGTACGATCAATCAGAGTCTAGCGCCGCCGACTTCGTTGTACTAAACTCTTGGAATGCCGCCGACGTCGAAGACATGGCGTCAAAACTCGTTTACGAAAGGATGTCATCATGCAACACATCAGCGCTCTGCCAGTAGTTACAGGCAAGTACACTGAAGCGTTTTTCAGCGTACAAGGCGAAGCCAAAAACACTGGTAAGCTATGTACGTGGCTGCGTCTGTTCAGCTGCAACCTTCAGTGTCGTGGCTTCGGTCAAGCCGAGCCGGGTAATCCCGAGTCTTGGATACAACGGCCTTCATCTATTCTGAAAATGGCTACGTCGCTAGACGAAATCGTCACGCCGAAAATTGGTTGTGACAGCGACTACTCTTGGAATGCCGCAGCCAAGCACTTAGCGGTAGCCGCAGACAGTAACGTAGCGGCTGGCGTCGTCAGAGGCACTATTCCTGTAGGTACATTCACGCCTCGAATCGGCCACGTCTTTACTGGCGGCGAGCCGATGCTACAGCAGCGATTCATGGCTGCCATCATGGAAGCGTGGATGGCTGACGGCAACGTACCTGCGTGGATCGGCGTCGAAACGAACGGCACTCAGCCGCTAGGTATCGAATTGGCGGCTGCCGTCGAAGCCTATATGTCGGCAGGTCACGAATTCTATTTCTCTGTTTCGCCGAAGTTGTTGCACGTCAGCGGCGAACGTCCTGAAAAGGCTGTCAACGTCGACGTCATCAAGTCGTACATCGACCTCTGCCCCGGCAGCTACCTGAAGTTCGTTCTGAATGAAGACGACAGGGCATGGCGCCAAGCCGAAGGCATCAAAGAGCGCCTGGGTACGCTTGTAGAGACTTGGGTGATGCCAGTCGGCGCAGTCAGTAGTCAACAGCTTGACCCGGCTGTAGGTAGAATCGCAGACAAGGCGATTTTCGACTACGGCTGGAACGTCAGCCCTCGCGTTCACGTTCTGCTATGGGGAGACGATCAAATTGGTCGATAGTATGATGACTGCGTCTGTTATCGGCGGCGTTCTGATGTGCATTGGCGCTGCCGCCACGTACAAAGGTAACGTGTATCTGGCGGTAATGATCTACTTAGTGGCAGACGTCTGCTGGATCGCGTTATCTGCGTCTACTGGCGACTACGTAGGTACTGTACTTACCGCAATAGGAACGGCATTGGCGTTCGGCGCCTTTGTCAAGATGAACATAGGCAAAATGCGAAAGACGTTGTCGTTAGACGTCAAGTGAGGAAACATGAGCGAGATAAACAGGCTGCGCAAGGCATTAGACGAGTTGCGTCACAGACCCTCTCAAACGCTGCTAGAAGCGCTTGTAGAGCAGTTGCAAGACAGCGGCGCCGTCAACTACCAAGAGAATGTTTTCGACTTGGACGTCGGCAGCGATCAGCTAGAAGCGTCTGTCATCCTTCGCCATCGTGGCCGCCCAGGCCCGCATGAGCTACGCATGACGGCTGAACGCGAAGTCGAAATGCTGCGCGCCGCCTTGACTGAAATCATGGCGACAGCAACTGGCGAAGTGAAGCGCCTCGCCTGTAAGGCGCTAGACGAACCTTACGAAGAACAGCCACCCAAGTGTTGCGTGTGCGGTACTACTGAAGGCTTGCACATCGACGGCTTTCATGGCCACCGCTGCAACTCAGATGACTGCATGGTGTTGTGATGAACAGTAAAGTAAAGCAGGCAGCTATCGAATATGACAAGCTGAGCGACGCCGAAAAGGTAGAGCGACTAGAGAAGTGCGCGTACAACTACCTAGGATGGCTTGGCGCAGACGTCTTAGGCTACAAACAAGACTGCACAATCTATTGGGAAGACACGAAAAAAGCGGCTGCCGGCTAGGCGCCGCTTTTTTCGTTTTTCGCCGAAAAAAGTGTTGACCCGGTATCCTAGTGGTACTAATATCTACACGTAGGTTGATGAAACGCCTTTGAATTGAAGAGAGAGATAAATCATGACTGCTATCAAAATCATCGCTGACGACGTAAAACTGAACATCGCTGTTGCCGCTCTGAAGAATCCTGATCTGAAGAACCGCGAACTCGCCGAAATGTTCGACGTCTCTGAAACTACCGTGAAGCGCTCGAAGAAGAACTACGCCGAAGACGCGCTGAAAGTCTTCGAAGCTGAAAAAGCTGCCGAAGCCGAAAAGCTCGCCGCCAAGAACAAGCCTTCGAAGAAAGCCAAAGCAGAAGACGTACCAGTCGGTAAGAAAGGCTACAAGCCTCGCAATGGCCGCTGGATGATTCTCGACGCCATGTTCGCCGAACTCGGCTTCGAAGATTCTGCGAAGCTGTACGAAGAAGCCAACAAGCGCGGCGTCGCCGCTGGCCTTCCGCTTCTGAATCGCGCCAGTTTCTACGCCATGTTGTGTATCGCTCGCAAGAAGAACCGCGAAGCCGAAGCCGCTGCCGTCAAAAAGTCGTGAGGAGTGTTGACTGACGTCAACATTTGATGTAATTTGAAACTGTAGTACGAAGTCGAGTGTTTGGGAGGGCTTACATTTGACTTCGAATGATCTGCGAAACGTCAACACAGAAGAAGTGAGAAGTACTGTTGAAAAATACTACCTAGTTCATCCGTGAGGAAATACATCATGAAAAACGCCGTTTCTACTACTGATATCCGTATCGATGCCGCAAAGAATGCAATCAACTCGATTCAAGTGTTGGGCCACCTGGGTACTGACGAAATCGAAGAGCTTCTGAAGCAGTTGCGAGCCGACCGCCGCCGTGAAGAGCGCGAAGCCGCTAAGAAGAACGCCGCCTCTACTTCTATTGTCGACCGCAAGACTACGAAGAAAGAGAATCAGCAGTACGAACGTAAAGTCGACAAGCGAGGCTATCATCCCCGCAACGGTCGCTGGGATATGCTGAACAAGATGTTCGCAGAACTCGGCTTCGAAAAGTCGACTACTGAGCTGTTCGAAGAAGCCAACAAGCGCAGCAAGAAGCTGGGTCTTGAGCCTCTGAAGAAGACAGCGTTTTACTCGATGCTCAGCCATGCCAAGCGTAACTCTCAATAACTGACAAAACCATGAAGCAGATGGAAAAAAACGGGGATTGTACAATCCCCGTTTTTTCGTGTATGCTTGCCCTAAATAGGTTTCTATTCACTCAAAGGAGATGTCATGTCTTATCAACCTAGCAAGTGCGACGCCGACCTCGGCGTAGCCGTCAATCAGTTTCTTGACGCCCAAGGTATCAACACACCGGTAGTTCTAGATCGCCTGTACGAAGACGACAACGCCAAGGTCGCGGCCATCGAAGAGAAGATGTGCGACGTATTGACCATTCTCGGGCTTGACCTCGAAGACGACAGCCTAGCAGAAACACCACGTCGCATCGCCAAGATGTTCGTCAAGGAACTGTTTTGGGGTTTGCGTGCCGAAGCTTTCCCGAAGGCTACGACTGTCGACAACAAGATCAACTATAACCAGATGGTCGTCGAAAAAGACGTGGCCATCATGTCGAGTTGCGAACACCACTTCGTGACTATCGACGGCGTCGCGCACATCGCGTATATTCCGAAAGGCAAGGTGCTGGGGCTATCTAAGCTCAACCGCATTGCTGAGTACTTCGCACGCCGTCCGCAGATTCAAGAGCGTCTAACCGTTCAAATCGCTAAGACGTTGCAATTCATCCTCGACACTGAAGACGTTGCTGTTGTCATCGACGCCGAACACTACTGCGTCAAGTCGCGCGGCGTAGAAGACGGTGGCAGCCATACCATCACGTCTTACCTGGGTGGTAGCTTCCGTGACAACCCTGTTTGCCGTCAAGAATTCATGTCTCTTGTAAACAAGGTTTGACTATGTTACTCGAATACGTAGCCAGTGGTACGAACTTCACGCATTTGCCGCCCGTCGCCAGCAAGCTAATCGACGACGCCGCAATCCTTGCCGAAGTCGATATCGCCACCCGACGCCTTCACGCGCACAGCCACAAGTTTTCGGCGCTGTACAACGCGCACATCGAAAAGACGAACGGCAGAAAGCTGAGCAAGTACCCCGAAGGTATGCTGCATCAGATTTACGCCGACTCGGGTGGCCTGCAAGTCGTGACGCTAGGCATGGAGATCACTGACGACTTCAAGCTTGAAGTGTATCGCAACCAAGCAGAGTCGGCGCATCGCGGCATGAGCTTCGACGAAATCCCGTTGCAGTTCTCAGGCAGTAAGTCGACAAGGTTGGATCTGAGCAACCGATGGTTTGACAGAGACAACTTCGAAGCTATGGCGCGCAAGACTGGCCAGAACGTCGAAGAGCAAATCAACGTGTTCAGAGAACTAGGTTCTAAGTGCAAGCCTGTTGTCATCATTCAAGGCAACGACTACGACACCTATATGAAGTGGGCCGAACTCTGCTACGACGAAATCAGCGACGACAACAAGCCGTTCATCGGCGGCGTTGCTATGGGTGCGGCAGCGCTTGGACACGGGCCGCTTGAAGACATTCAACGTGCCTTCTACTACAAACAGCTGCCTATCGACGTGCCTAACAACCACATGCACCTGTTGGCGGTAGGTAGCGTCAAGCGACTCATCCCGAACATCGTGTTTATCAACAACGGCTATTATGGTGATATTCACCTTAGCTATGACTCGACGACTCACACCTCAGGGTGCTACAACGGTAGATACTTCAACAGCGCCGGCAAGTACGTTCAGGTGAGTCGCGCCATGAGCAAAACCTACATAGACATTCTGGCCGACATTCAAACCAACTATCCCGAATACATGGTGAGCTTAGAAGATTTTCACGAAGCCGTGAACTCTTCGCAGAACAAGAGCAACGACAAGTATGGTGACACTGGCATGAGTCACTTCAGGGCGCTTATGTACTGGCTGTACTCCTCCGTACACAATTTCACACGTGAAGTTGACGGCGTCTTGAATAATCCTGCTACAATGTCGAAGTTCTTGGATCGCCGCGAACGCATCCCCTACAACTCGCTTGTGCAAGTGACTAGCCTCGACGACTTCAGGCATTGGGAGCGCACTTTCCGCAAGGTGATTGCAAGCAACCCTGTACAAAGCGAAAAACCCTTTTCACTCGAAGAATTCATGGTGGCGTAATGAATCGTAAAGCAAGTATCACAGTTCGCTTTCAACGTGAAGGCATCCACAAGTACCCGGCAGCCGCCAACATCGAAGGCGTTGAGTTTCTGGCGTTCCCGCATCGCCACGTCTTCCACTTTGAGGTGACCGTCGAGGTCTTCCATGACGACCGCGACATTGAGTTCATTTTGTTCAAGCGCGAACTCGAAGGCTTGTACGGTAGCGGTACACTCGAAGTAGACTTTATGTCGTGTGAAATGCTGGCCGATGACTTGTGCGGCTACATCATGAAAGCCTACCCGGGACGTGACGTATCGGTGTCTGTCTTCGAAGACGGCGAGAACGGCGGCACAGTGAGCTACACGAAATGATCAGAGACTATGAAGACGGCGTGTCTGACACGCCAGTCCTGTTTGTTGGCGTCGAAGTCGAACACACGCCGCACTACGGCAAGAAGACGCTGTTCGTCGTAGGCTTCGTTGACGCCGCCGAAGTTGTTGACGCCGCACGTGCTGAAGGCGTGCGACACGTCTACTTGGCTGCGAATCACAGCTACTGCGGCAACGAGCAAGACAAGTGGATTGCTTACATGTCGCTCATTCGGTCGCTAATGATTGACGTCGACATTACTGTCGAAGTCAAGGCCGCCGATGCAAACGAACTAGTAGTTTCTGCGTGTCGCGCACTCGGCATACACCTGATGATCGGCGTGCCAATCAGAGGCTACCACGAAGGCGTTACTGTCAAGATCGACGACGTCGATTTCAACACTAGCAATCCCGGCGTCTGGTGCTATAATCCCGCAGCCGGCGTTGAAGGCTTCACGCCGTGGACTGACTACGGCAAAGACAAGGTGATCAAATGAGTAAAATCTGGTTAGTCGACATCGAACCGATCGAAAGCCGATACACATACTATTGGCGAACCCATCTACCTAAGATGTTGGCGACGCGCTGTGACGCCGAAGTCGTTGTCGTCAGCGGCGACGTCGGCGACGTCAAGACAACTGAAGGAGCGTTTCTGAACTTCGGCGCGACAAACGTCTACAAGAGCCAGCAAGCAATCAAGCTGTCTCAGGCGTTTATCGACGGCGACATCCAAGCTGGTGACGTCATTGTGTTCGCCGACGCATGGAACCCTGTTGTCATCATGGCGCGCTACATGATCGACCTGCTAGGTGTGGACGTCAAGATCGCTTCTATCTGGCACGCCGGCAGCTATGACTATCACGATTTCCTTGGCAAGTTCGCCGACGTTAACTGGTCGTTCAACGCAGAACGCGCCATGTTCTATGCGGCACACGCAAACTTCTTTGCGACAGACTTCCACGTCAACATGTTCTGTTCTGCGCTTGGCGTGTCTAAGTACGACGTCAGCATCACGCGCACTGGCTTGCCGTTCGAGTACATCAAAGACGTGTGCTATACCGGGCCGAAAGAAGATATCGTGTGTTTCCCGCACCGTCTCGCCGACGAAAAGAACTACGAACTGTTCAAGGCCGTCGCCGCCAAGCTACCACAATACAAGTTCATCGCCTGTCAAGAGGTAGAGCTTAGTAAAGCCGAGTACTACGACTTGCTGTCTCGCTCTAAGGTTTTGTTTTCTGCCAACAAGCAAGAGACGCTAGGCATTGGTACGTTCGAAGGCATGGCCAGCGGCGCCATCCCCGTAGTACCAAATCGACTCTGCTATCCTGAAATGTATGGCAGCCACTACCTGTACTACGGCGACACTGTAGAAGAGATTGCGGCGGCAGTCGTCGACAAGATGGAACGCTACGATTGCCGACTGAGCCATCTAAAGGCTGACTGCGATGAAGTCGGCAAGAAGTTCTTCAGCGGCGACGCCATGTACGCCGTCATCAAACGTTTTCTCAACTAAGGAGTAACACAATGGACATCCAAAACTTCAACGCCTGCATCGCCGACGTAATTCGTTGGAACGCTGTTGCTCGCGACGGCGTCCACGACTTTTCGCCGCAAGCCGTGGCCAATCAGACTGACTACATCCACGAAGAAATGATGGAAACGATTGCTGCTGTCGCCACTAAAAACGACTCAGAGGTGCTAGATGGTGTGGCCGACGTGTTCGTGACGCTGGCTTACAAGTACTTCCTGATGACTGGTAAGACTAGCTTCGAGCTAATCCCAGGCTATGACAGCGCCGACAACATCGTCTTCGAAGGCCGCAACATGCAATGCGCGCTGCTGTCGTTCGTGAACATGATGGCGTGCGAAAACATCGACTTCACTGAAGACCTCGACATTGACCAGCAGATGTTTGCGCTGTTCGACCTCGTCGACGTAGTCGGCAAGCACTACTTGGTAGACATGGCAGAAGTCGTTGAACACGTCATGGCGTCTAACTGGTCGAAGTTCCCGCGTGCCGCCGACTGCGCCATGCCTAATCATATGTGCCGCGACATCGAACTGGCGCGTGACAAGAAGGACGTAGACTGGCGCCGCGTTTCGGCAGACGGCGTCGACTACATCGTGTTTCGCGACAACGGCGGTGCCGGCAAGATCATGAAACCGCTGACTTACACCGAAGCTAACTGCACTCAGTTCTTGCAGTAAGCTAAATCGTGGCACGGCGTTGACACAAGTCGGCGCCGTGTCTATGATGTCCGCATTTTAACATCAGGTGTGAGTATGTCTGAAGAAAAGGCGTTATACACGTTCTACAAGACGTGGGGAAACAATATCCTGTTTCGATACAGGAAGAACGGCAAGAGTTATGCCAAGAAAGTAGATTTCTACAAGCCGTCGCTATACATCAAGTCAGATAATGGTGACGGCGACATGACGTCTATCTTCGGCTATCCGCTGAAGCGTATTCCGTTCGACGGCATCAGAGACGCTAAGGCGTTCGCCAACCAGTACAAAGACGTTGAAGGTTTTCAGATCGAAGGCAACAGCGACTTCGCCAATCAGTTCATCATCGAACTCTACGAAGGCCAGATGCCTAACTTCGATCCCAACGCGATTCGAGTCGGCATTCTCGACATCGAAGTCAAGGCGCCGGAGTTCCCAAAGCCTGAGGAAGCAAAATGGCCGATCAACGGCATTACCATCTACGACAACTTTACCGACACATACTATTGTATCGGTGACAAGCCGTACGTACACGACAGCGCCGACGAAATGGTTGGCAAACTCAACGTTGTGTTCACGCTATGCGCCAACGAAGTCGAGCTGTTGACTGCCATGCTGCGGCATTTCAAAGAGTTTCAATATGACTTGACGTCTGGCTGGAACTCTGAAAAGTTCGACATGCCGTACATCGTCAATCGCTGCTACAAGATCGTCGGCGAAGCCTTGACTAAAGACAGCCTGTCGCCGTTCGGCATGATTGACGTCCGCGAAATCAACGGCGACTTCGGCAACACGCAGTTGAAAGCCGACATCATGGGTATGCCGCACTGCGATTACATGGCGCTGTACGACAAGCACAACTTCACGCCGCGCGAATCTATGCGCCTCGACTTCATCGGTCAAGAAGAGCTTGGTGAAGGTAAGATGACGTATGAAGAAGAAGGATCGCTTAGCAATTTGTATGACGTCAATCCACAGTCCTTCTACACTTACAACATCCGCGATACCTATCTTGTCAAGGCACTCAACGACAAGCTCGGCTTCCTCAACATCACTTACACGCTCGCCTATTACTGTCTGGCGAACTTCGAAGAAACTCTGGGTACGACGAAAATTTGGGAAAAGCTGATCGCCAAGCACTTGTATAACAAAGGCTGCGTACCGCTGTTCGCCGCCAAGCGTAGCGACGCCCAAGAGTTCGACGGCGCCTTCGTTCACCCGACACAAACTGGCTTCTTCGAATGGCTAGTGTCTGTCGACTTGAACAGCCTGTACCCGATGAACGAAATTCAATACAACATCGGACCAGAGACGTACATACCTCGCGAGCAGCTGCCTGAAGAGTTGTTGAAGCTGAAGGCTATGCACACGCTAGACGATCTAGTCGAAGCACGTGTTGACCTTAGTGCGCTCAAGAAGTACAATGTTGCGATGACCGGCAACTTCGAATTCTATGACAGGTCGAAGAAAGGTTTCATGGCCGAAATCAAAGACGAACTGTACAGCGGTCGCAAGACGTTCAAGAAGAAGATGCTCAAAGCTCAGTCTGAAGTTCAGAACTTGAAGGCTGAGGCGCGCCGCAGAGGATTGATTGCATGAGTTACGACTACGAAAACATGAGCGACGCCGAACTTCTGGCGGCTATTGCCAAAGAAGAACTCGCCGACGTCCAAAACGGCAACCTTCAGCAGTCTCTAAAGATTCTGCTGAACGCCGGCTATGGCGCCGTAGGTAACAAGCACTTCTTGTACTATAAGGTTGCGAACGCCGAAGCCATTACGTCTTCTGGTCAGTTGATCAACAAGTGGACTCACGTCAGGGTTAACGCGTTGCTCAACAAGATTCTAGGCACTGACCCTAGTATCAATCGCACTGTTGCCGGCGACACTGACTCTCTATATCTGAACCTCGCTGACGTCGTCAAGGCTCTGAAGATTGAACACCTTAGCGACGACGAAATTGCCGACCGCCTAGATGTTTTCATGAAAACTGTGTTGTCGCCGAAGATCGACCAGTTTTCTGATGAACTGTGCGCCTATATGAACGGCGTCGAGAACAAGATGGTGTGGGAGCGCGAGGCTATCGCGTCTATCGCCGTCTTCGTTCGCAAGAAAGGCTATACCATGAAGGTCATCGACAGCGAAGGCGTACGCTTCAAAGAGCCGAAGTTTAAGGTGACTGGTTTGGAAGCCGTGAAGGCACGTGCGTACCCGGCTTGGGCGCGCAACTACTTGAAAGAGTGCTACAAGATAGCCTTGACAAAAGACCAAGACAAGCTTCACGCCAGGATTGCTGAGATTCGTAAAGAGTTCAAGGCGCTGCCGATCAACGAAATTGCGCTGCCGCGGGGCGTCAACAACTTGGCCAAGTATGCCGACAGCCAGTCGATTTACGTCAAGGGTACGCCGAAGCACGTCAAGGCGGCTCTCATACATAACGATCTTATCAGGCGTCGTGGCTTGAATGTGCCGCTTATCACTGAAGGTAACAAGATCAAATACATCGACTTGAAGCGGCCTAACCCAATCAGTCAAGACGTCATCGGGTTCTCTTGGTTCATGCCGAAAGAGTTCGAACTTGACCGTTACGTTGATCGCGAGTCGATATATGAGACGGCGTTCCTCAGTCCCCTTCAAATCTTCTTAGACGCTATCAAGTGGACGACTGAACCCGTTGTCTCGCTTGAAGACTTTTTCGGCTGACAACACGAGGTAGACACAATGATCATAGGAATGACAGGGCACGCCGGCAGTGGTAAAGACACTACTGCCGCCATCTTAGCCGACATGCTGCGCGTTCAAGGGCATGGCCATCACACGCTGTACGCGTTCGCGTTTCCGCTCAAAGAGTTTACGCAGCGCGTCTTCGCCTTGACTTACGACGACGTTCACGGAACGGCGTCAAAAGAACGACACATTGAGTTCGAGGTCGACAGAATTGTGTTGCTGCGACGTTTTGAAGCAGCGCTTTTTGACATCATTTCGACATATATTGATCGCGAGATAGACGAGAACCCGCATTTGTGCGATCATAATGACATCAACGACGTGTTCATAGATAGATTCGCCGACGTATTAAGCCGACGAAGCGTCAGTGAAATGTTCGACGTGTTCTTGACTGTCTTGGGTAGTGAGCATAAGATGTATTCATCTTGGCGCTTCTGGAAATACAACAAACTGTTGTTCTCGACGTCGCCACGACGACTGCTTCAGCTTATAGGCACAGAATTTTTCCGCGACAGTATTGACAATCAATTCTGGTGCAAAATCGCGCCGAAAGCCGATGTGATTTACACAGATGTACGCTTCGCCGAGGAATACAACTTGACGAAGTCTCTAGGAGGGGTAGTCGTTCGCGTCATCAACGAGAACTTGGCGGCCATCGCAAGCTCGGGACACGCGTCAGAACAGAACATCAACAAGCTTGTACCTGATTACATTTTGACCAACGACGGCAAGTCTATTGATCGCCTGACTGCCGAAGCCGCTAAAACTCTGAACACTATCATCGCCGAGAAAAAAGAATGAAAAAAGCAAGCCGCAATTTCGTCAAGATCATTTCGCGTTCTGTTGAAGCTGAAGTCATCACGTCTCTTATGACGTCGCTGTGCGCAGAAAGTTCGTTAGACGCTGTGATTACCGAGTGTCGTCGCGGCATGAAAGCCTCTTTCGCCGACGCCGACGATTGCGAAGCTTTTGTCGACGCTGTTCTGAACTGCTACGAAACGCTGGGATTCAGCGTTGCCGAAGACTTAGGCGTCGACGTTGACATCTACGAACTTGTCGTAATTTGTGGCGACGCCGAACAACAAACGTATTTCGACCAGATGCGTATGAGCTTCGGCGTGACTCAAACAGAAGCGCTTCACGAAGTCATTAGCGACATCAGCAACGAATCTGATCGCTTCGAACGCAAGCTGGGTAGCATCGACTCGCTGTGTGAACTCAACGGCGTGTATAAAATGCGCAGCATCTTGAACTGCCTGTCATCTGAGCTTGAGACTAAAGGCATCTTCGTCGGCGACCGCATCAATCAACTAGTTTCTGATACCGTCCACTAAGGAGACTCTATGTCATTACGTGATAAACTGCTGAAGGCGGGGTCGCTAGACGACGCCGCCTTCCTAGACAAGTCGAAGTTCTTCAAAGAAAAAGAACTGATCCCGCTGCCAGTGCCCATCATGAATCTGGCATACTCGGGACGTCTTGAGCCTGAGTGTGGCGGCATCGGCCCGGGCCTGCACATGCTCGCCGGCCCGTCGAAGCACTTCAAGTCGAACATGGGCTTAGTAGTCGTCAAAGCCTTCCAAGACAAAGAGCCTGAAGGGATCGTGCTGTTCTACGACTCCGAGTTCGGCGCCAGTCAAGGCTACTTCAGCAACTTCGGCATCGACGAATCGCGCGTCATCCACCTGCCTATCATGAATATCGAAGAACTGAAATTCGATATCATGCAGAAGCTTGAGGCCATCGACGCCAAAACTGATAAAGTCATGATCTTCATTGACAGTATCGGTAACTTAGCGTCGAAGAAAGAAGTCGAAGACGCCATCAACGAAAAGGCTGTCGCCGACATGACGCGCGCCAAGCAGCTGAAAAGCTTGTGGCGCATCGTGACTCCGTATCTTACCAAGAAGAAGATCGTGTGCTTGGCCATCAACCACACGTACGACACTCAGGAGATGTACAGCAAGAAAGTCGTGTCGGGCGGCACTGGCGGCATCTACAGTTCTGATACCATCTTCATCATTGGTCGCCGCCAAAGCAAAGATGGAACTGATCTTGTCGGCTACGACTTCATCCTCAACGCAGACAAGAGTCGCTTCATTCGTGAAGGCTCGCAACTGCCTGTCAGCGTAAGGTTTGACGGCGGCATCAACAAGTGGTCGGGACTGCTAGACATTGCGCTGCTGGCCGGCTTCGTTGAAAAGCCGAAGAACGGCTGGTTTACTCGCGTCACTGTTGACGGCGACAAGAACTGGCGTCGCGCCGACACTGACTGCGAAGAGTTTTGGGCGCCGCTGCTAGGCGACAAAGCGTTCTGCGACCGGGTTGCTGCTATGTTCAAGTTGACTAGCACTGAAAAGCTGGCTGACTTCGATCAAGTAGACGCCGACGTCGAAGACGAATTCGAAGTCGACCCGGATACAGGTGAGATTCTGAACATCTGATGGTTTGACGACAGAGCCTTCAAGTGCTAAACTTGAAGGCTCTTTTTATGTGTTGTACTAGAGGTCGCAATGGATTCGATTGAACTTTCAATCGTGAAGGGGTTGATTTATAATGAAGAGTATGCGCGTCGCGTTTACCCGTATCTGAAGCCAGAATACTTCGACGGCGAGAGCCGCGAAATTTTCAATCTGTACGCTGATCTTTTCGACAAATACAACAAGGTTCCTAACATGGAATCCTTGCTAGTCAGCATGCAAAAGAAGAACTTGCCTGAAGACTTGTTCGAAGGCGCTGTCGACATGCTCAAGACGGCGCATGAAAGCCGGGAAGAGCCAGTCAACACAGAATGGCTAGTCGACGAAACTGAAAGTTACTGTTCTGACAAAGCGCTGTTCAACGCCATCTATCGGTCGATTTCGATCATCGAAGGCAACGACAAGAAGCTTGACAAGCACGCCATCCCAACTATTCTCGACGAAGCACTGTCTATCGACTTCTGCCCTACCATCGGCAGCGACTACCTCGAAGACTTTGAACGTCGCTACGCGTATTACACGAACACTGAAGCCAGACTTCGTTTCCCGCTCGAAGTGCTGAACACGTTGACTAACGGCGGCTTGCCTCCTAAGACGTTGAACGCATTCCTGGCCGGCTCTAACGTTGGTAAATCGGCTATGATGTGCTTCTTGGCCGGCGAATGGCTGAAGCTAGGTAAAAACGTGCTGTACATTACCTTGGAGATGTCCGAGGAAGCCGTACAAGAGCGTATCGACGCCAACCTGATGAACGTCAAGACAGACGACCTCAAGAAGCCTGATCTTGACAAGTCGTGGTTCGAATCGAAGATCGCCAAGCTCAAGGCTGCTACGCTAGGCAAGCTGATCGTCAAAGAGTACCCGACAAGTTCTGCACACGCCGGACACTTCAGGCATCTGCTCAAAGACTTGAAGCAGAAGAAGAAATTCAAGCCTGACATCATCTTTATCGACTACATCAACATCTGTGCGAGTTCTCGATTCAAGGCTGGAGCCGGTGCCAACTCTTATACCATCGTCAAGTCGATTGCCGAGGAACTGCGCGGCCTCGCCGTAGAGTTCGAAGTTCCTGTCGTGACTGCAACGCAAACGACTCGCGAAGGTATGAACTCGCAGTCGCCTGACATGACGTCGACGTCTGAGTCTATCGGTCTACCACAGACGCTAGACTGGTTTTGCGCCATCGTGACTAACGAAGAACTGGCTGAGCTAGGTCGCCAAGTGCTGATCCCGCTGAAGACGCGATACGGCAACAAGCAAGGCATCAAACCGCAGCTAGTCAAGATCGATTGGAATTTTATGCGTTATGAGGACGTCATGGATGACGGCGGCACGCGCGCCGATACGATGACCAAGCGACAAGAGGCGCCGCCAGTCATCAATAAAGGTAAGCTGATGCCAAGAGGCATACCAGACGACATCAAGTGGGATGAATAAATACAAGATTATTGGAGGCTTCGGCCTCCCGCTTGTATAGGACGACACAATGATCAGCTATTCCGAGTTCAAAACAGAGCAAGACCTTTTGTTAGACGAAGGATTCAGAGACGTCATAGACAAGGCGTCTAAGTTGGCTGCCGCCGTCAAAGTCAAAGTCGAAAAGGGTCTGGCCGGCTTGAACTATGAGCGCCGCGAAACTGCTGCCATGATGAAAACCTTTATGCTCGCGCTTAAAGACAAACTGAAGAACACTGACGTAGTCACTGACGACGACATCGCCGACGCCATCAATCAGCTGAAGCAAGTTGGTAAACTCGCTGCTGTCGCGCCGCTTTTCATGATGCCCGGCGGTGGCACTACGACTGCCGTTCTCTACATGCTAGGTAAGAAGTATTTCGACGTGTCGATACTGCCTAAAGGGTTGGAATCTGTGTTCGAGTCTGTTAAACTCAGCCGCCAAAACGTCTTAACTAATTGAGGTCAACAATGAGCGACGCCGCAGCTTTCGTAAGTACCAAAACCTTCAGCAACTTCCCGTGTGCCCATCGCCAGTGGCGCCACGACGGCGACTGTGCGTTGATTCACGGATACAGCCGGTCGTTTCACTTTCAGTTCGGCGCGCACACGCTAGACGCTTGCGGCTTCGCAGTAGACTTTGGCAAGCTCGACTTCGTCAAGGCTCACCTCGAATACATGTTCGATCACACTATGCTGATCAACCCCGACGACCCTTACCTCGACAAGTTCAAAGAGCTTGACGAACTAGGCATCTGTGCGCTTCGCGTCATGCCTTATGGCGTCGGCATGGAAGCGACTGCGATGTATCTGTGTGAGTTCGTCGACGAACGCCTGCGTGAAATCACCAATGGTCGCTGCTGGGTCATCAGTGTTGAAGCCCGCGAAAACGACAAAAACAGCGCCGTCTACGCCAATCCCGAAGCAGGCTTCAAAGGCTGGAAGTAAGTGTTGACGCCAGTCTACTGAGGTCTTAACATGGCCACATCAATCAAGTGAGGAACTAGCTATGACCGTCACTAAGCAAAACTGGGAAGACATTCTGGCCGCCGCCAAAGGAACTGACGTCGTCGCCATCAAATGCGTGTACAACGTCGACAGCGACGGCGAAGTGCAAGACTGTCTTAAAGTGGGTGAGACGTACTACGCTACATATAGCGGTGCCGATGACTTAGATATTTTCGAGTCTGATGTAGCCATCCAAGACGTCGATCCGATTTGGGACGATTTCAACGGCCACTCTTACCAACGTTATAAGTTCTTCGTTCTCGCCGACGCCGCGATTACTGCTGAAGTCGATAAAGCCGTTACCGAGCTAGAAGCCGTCTCTACAGACGAGTTGATTACAGCCTACAAGAAGCTGAAGGTCGACGAAAAAGCGATTCTCGAAGTCTTGAAGGCGCGTCTAAAAGGCTTGCCGCTGTAACAACCTAAAAGCCGACGACGTCGGCTTTTTTGTTTGCGTTCTACCCGAGGTAGTGTTAACATAGCTACGAATTCAGTGAAGAGGCACGACGCCATGAACAACTTCGAAATCGCGCAAATCATTTCCCTCCGTATCAACAACGTGCTAGACGCCGTCGACGCCGACTGTGTTCGTCCCATCGAACGCGGCCTGCAATTCAATTGCGACAGCGGCGTCGCCAATCGCGTCAAGATCGTACTGACTGCCGACGACGTCTATGACATTGTGTTGCTGAACGCCGACGACAACAACGTCGTTGAAGTCAAAGCCGTTCACGGCATCGACAGCGACTGCCTTGTCGCAGAACTCGAATCGCTAGGCATCTGCTGATGAACATCTTCATTACTGCCGCCGACCCTGTTGAATAGGCGCGACTGCCGTGGAGAACATATGAAAGACGTGGTTATGCAATACTTCTACGAAGGTAATTGGTACGACGAAGGCACCGGCGTCTACGGCGAAGCCGATCAGAAGTCGACTATCAACGGCCAACCTTTTGTGTGGCGTGTCAAGCCTGTCGCTTGGCTGTATCGCAACACTAACATGGGTGACGTCCTCAGCCTTACGCGTCTCGACCACTACTGGCGCCCCAAGTACAGCGACGGCGACGAATACGTCAAAGGCGTGGCGCTAGTACCTCAACATGCAGTCGTTGTCACGCCTGAGACAACGCTTGACAACAGCGAAATCGCTGTCATCGCTCAGAAAGTCCACAAGGAATGCATGCAGCTACCCGGCTCTACGTTTTACAGTGCCGCCGAAGCCGGCATCATGTATGCGCTAGAGAGAATTTGTCGCCACAATGCACGTCAAGGAGGCCAGCATGAGCATGGTATTAGTTGATCGAGAACTACTAGAGCGTTGTGTTGACCGATGGGCGTGTTGCTCAATAGTTGAGACACCCGGCGCAGAGCAGGCGTGGTTAGAGTTGCGCGCAGTATTGAAGACAGCTCAGCAGCATATCATCATGCCGACTGATAACGATCTTGAGTCAGTCTTAGCCGAGGCTGAACCGTTCCGTGACCTGTCAGACGTCGCCTACGGTTGGAACGAAGCTACAGAGTGCGTTGCGCGTCTCAACGCATCTAACGGCCTAGTAAATGAGCGATGACGAAAATCAACCGTGTCCGTTTTTGGCGGCGCGCTTAGAAAAAAGGAGAGTGCCATGACCGATCAATACGATGGCAGCGAAAATCTGTCGCTACCATCGCAGCTTTCAAATCCTGCTGACGCCGTCGACCCCATTGACAAGATTCTGGCGGCGTTCCCGCTGAAAATCGACAAGCAGGCGTTTGTCGTAGGTGGCGGCGCACCGCTTCAAGCAGATGGTGACGACGAGTTCCTCAGTTTCAAGAAAGTCAACGCAGCCCTCAGTGAAATTCGAGCGCTTGCCGGTCAAGCTAGAGCCGCGTTAGATGTCTTGATTGAAGAGCGTGCTGCCCTTCTAGAGCTGCGCGAAGTGGTCAATTCAACCCAGCCCGCAGAGGCGGATCGCATCGTCAATGGTTACGTCATTCTCGACGGAATGGCATTCAGTAAGGTTGAGATACTAGAGCAGCGCAAGAATCTGTGTGACGCGCTAGAATCATTGTCTGTCGCGACTGCCGAGCGCAACACCTGAGTTTCTCTTAGGTGTTGCATCGCCTAGCAGAAGTCGTTATACTGACAGCGTCAAGACAGTGAAGAGAGATTAAATCATGAGCACTCCCGCCATTTACAAGTTCGCCGCTTCTAACGCCTCGCCTGCTGTTGCCTTCTACGGCCACTACGACGGCTACCCCGAAGGCGCTGCCGAGCGCGTCAAAGACGCCGTCATCTACGAAAACAAGCGCGGCGGCACGCCAGCCGCTTTCATGCGTGCCAACGACGACATCGAATTTGCCGTCGCCAACATGTACGCCGACTTCATCTACGAAATCAACGTTGCCGCTCAGACTGTCGTCGTTTTGAACCACAGCGGCGGTACTGTTTTTAAAGGCAGCATCATTGACTTCATCGGTCGATACACAGGCGTCAAACTGATCTTCTGTCGCGGCACCTACATGACTCGCGACATGGCGGCAGCAAGCATCAAAGAATGCCTAGACAAAGCTTGCCACTCTCAAGGTAAAGGCTGGACTGGTAACGCGTCTAGTCAAGTCAACGATGCATGGGCCGTTATCGTCGCCTACCGCGAAACGTTCTGCGACGACGCTAACATCTACGATGCACTCAAAGAAGTTGAACGCCTCGACCGCCTACACTGTAAAGCGTATGGTTGGGCGAACCAGATGAACAAAACTGAAGACGAAGCCTACGCACAGTGGGTCAACACTTTCCGCAAGTAAACAAGGAGCAACGCAATGGAATTCAAGACTTTCGCGGCTGCCGTAAACACGGCGTTCAAAACACTGGTTGCGGCAGACAAAGGCGACAAGAACCTGTTTGTCGTCGACGTCAGCGGTGACGAACTGTACGAAGCCTATCAGAACGCATTCCCTGAAGGTAGCAATCCAGTGTTTCGCGAGCGCCGCGACCACGACTGTTCGACTTGCCGGCAGTTCGTCAAGAACATCGGCGGCGTCGTCGCTATTGCCGGCGACAAACTGGTCTCTGTCTGGGATGTTAGTCTCGACGACGACGTCTACGCAGTCGTAGCGGCCCGCATGTCAGCTTTCGTCAAGTCAAAGGCCATCAAGGCGCCGTTCTTCGTGACTGAACCGCAGTATGGCAGCGCCACTACCAACAGCGGCGGCGAGACCTGGAACCACTTCGAAGCTGTAGTGCCGCGCGCATACATGCTGAAGAACAACGCGCCGAACGTTGTCGGTGAACGCCGTACTGACTTCGAAGTGTTCACGCGCTCCATGGAAACGATCAGCGCCGAAGCCATCGACATCGTCAGCGAATTGATCGACCAGAATTCGATCTACATGGGCCAAAGCTTCAAGGCTAATGTGGACGCACTGAAGAAACATCGTCGCGCATACTTTGCTGTCGCCGAAGATCGCCGCGCCTTGTATGCATGGCAGGTTGCCAAGCCGCACACTCGTTACCGCAACACTGTCATCGGCACCCTGCTTGTCGACATCGGCGAAGGCGTTGATCTCGAATCTGCTGTTGCCAAGTACGAAGCCAAGACGGCGCCGACTAACTACAAGCGGAGCACTGCGCTTGTAACCGACCGCATGATTGCCGACGCCAAGAAGACGGTAGAACAGCTTGGCATCGAAGACGCCTTCCATCGGCGCTACGCGAGCCGCGAAGACATCGCCGTCAACAACGTGCTATTCGTAGATGGCGCCGTACGGCCTACTATGATCGGCGGCGTGTTCGACGGCGTCAAAGCAACCAAGAAGTCGAAAGCTCCTGAGTTCGGCAAAACCGAGAAGATCGGCGTCGCAGACTTCATCGAAAAAGTGTTGCCGAAGGCCGAGACCGTCGAGGTCTTCGTCAAGTCTGAGCTAGCCAATAGCTTCGTCAGCCTGATTGCACCAGTACATGCCGACGCGCCGCCGCTGTTCAAGTGGGATAACGGATTCTCTTGGTCGTATGCCGGCGAACTCACAGACGGCATCAAAGAGCGCGTCAAGAAAGCAGGCGGCAAAGTAGACGGCGACGTTCGTGTGTCACTGTCTTGGTATAACGGCGACGACCTCGACCTGAGTGTCAGGTGGGGTCATCAGACTGTGTACTTCGGCACGCGGCGCGCGTTTGGTGCCACTCTAGACGTCGACATGAATGCGGGCGGCGCAACTAACAGCAAAGACCCTGTCGAAAACATCTACTGGAATCGTGTCGCCGACATGCCAAATGGCAGATTTGACATCGTCGTCCACAACTACCGCAAGCGCTCTAACTCGAACCTCGGGTTCGTCGTAGAAGTCGAAGTCTGTGGTAAGCTCTGGTCTAAGGTTGTCGACGTCATCGAAGATCGGGCGTATGTCGAAATCGGTAGCGTTGTCGTCAAAGACGGCGTCGTCGAAGTTGTCGGCCTCACTCCAGGTGGCGTGGCTGGCGAGAAATGGGGCGTCGCCACTGAAAGCTGGGTGCCTGTCGACATGATCATGCGGTCGCCTAACTATTGGGATGGCCAAGCCATCGGTAACGAACACGTGTTTTTCATGCTGAAAGGCTGCGTCAACCCTGACGACACCCGAGGCTTCTACAACGAGTTCTTGCGCGCCGACTTGAACGCCCACAGAAAAGTGTTCGAAGTGCTTGGCGGAACGCTCAAGGCACGCTATACTGAGAACCAATTGAGCGGTATCGGTGTATCTGTGACGCGCAAAGAAGAGCTTGTAGTTCGCGTCAAAGGCGCTGTAAACCGTGTACTCAACGTAATTTTCTAAGCAAGGAGAGACAGATGAACATTTTCGAACAAGCTAGCCGCGCAAAGCTGCGCTTCGACACTCAAGTCGGCATGCTGACTACCGAAGACCTTTGGAGTCTGCCGCTGACGTCGAAGACTAAAGTCAACCTCGACGACATCGCAATCGGACTGAGCGCACAGCTGAAGGCGACTAGCGAAAGCTTCGTCAGTGCCAGCAAGACTGATGAAGTGCTGAGCCTGAAGCTCGAAGTCGTCAAGCACATCATCGGCGTGCGCGTAGCCGAAAACAAAGACCGTCTCGAAGCTGAGAAGCGTCGTCAGCAGCGCGAACAGATTCAGTCGCTTATCGCTCGCAAAGAGTCTGAAAGCCTTGAGTCTCTGAGTCTCGACGAACTGCGCGAACTCGCCAAGAACCTGTAAGTCAACTGCCGGGGCTGTGCAAGCAGCCCCTTTGAGGTAGATATGAAGCGTTACCGTTATAACGACATCCTGGGTTTCAAAGCTGGCGAACGCTACTGCGAAAGCTGCCAGTACGGCAACAACTGGTTCACAGTCAAGACCGATGCTGTCGAAACTGATGACGGCGGATACAAGAAGGTTCGATTTGTTGGCGTCACTGATGCAGGCAAAGAAATCGAATACTTGGTCACCAAAGGCTTTGAACACTACGGCCCTCAGATTTACGACGAACCCGCTTATTTGAGCCTCGCCGACATTCAAGAATTTCTCAACGATAAGGAGTAACACCAAAATGGCTAAAGCCGAACAAGTAGAAATCATCATCCCGTCTAGCCCTGCCGACCGCAAGGCGCTGTTCGCCGGTATCAAAGAAATCGACAACAGCATGACTCGCGTGCAAGGCGAAAAAGACTTCCAGCGCGAAGCCATCGAAAAGCTTGCCGAGAAGTTCGACATCGACAAGAAGTACGTGCGCCGCATGGCCAACGACTATCACAAGGACACTTTCGACAAGAAGGTGAGTGAGCAAGAGCAGTATCAAGGTCTGTACGAAGCCGTGATGCATGCCGCCGCTGCCGGCGCCGTGTCTGACGACATCGAAGAAGACGAAGAAGACGAGGACGAAGAATGATTTCTGACAAAGCAATGGGTCGCGCAATTGGTGCCGTGTTTGCCGTTCAGATTGCAGCCGTAGTGCTGTACGTCGTCAACCTAGTAAAAGTCGTCATCGGCGCGATTGCCGTCGAGTCTTGGGATAGCGTGGCTTCTGTCGGCATTCCGCTGATCATTCAAGCCGTAGGTGTAGTTATCCCGCCTCTTGGTGTGATTGCTGGTTTGGTGATCTGGTGATAACAACGGCCTAGCATGTCTAGGCCGTTTCTATTTCAAGGAGTTAGTAAATGCGTACTCGTTTTGCAAACTGTGACTACGAACCCGAAAGCCGCGACTACGACGACCGCGTGTTCAGCAGCCAGCGTAAAGTTGGTGAAGCCACAAACGAAGACGTCGTAGAAGCCGAAGATGATCGCGAGGTGAGCAGTGAAGATATCTAAGAAAAGTTGGCACTACCGTTTTCTCAGGGCCCAACGCTATGCCGTACCTACGTCGCTGTGCCCATACTTTTGGGCTGTTGTCTTCGAAGCGTTGAAAATGCTAGTGATTGGCGCAATTTTGATTGCACTGGCGGCAATCGTTGCAATGATTCTTTTCGTCACGCCTATCGGCTACATGTTTGACGCCAGCTGGGTGACAGAAAAAGAAATGGGTGCATCAGTGGCTTTTTGGGCTATGATCATTATCATGGCTACAGTGGAAGGTACTAGGCGCTTTTATCGCCGACTTCGACAGAAACGGGCCGCAACGCCTAAAGAGCCGAATATCGTGACGGCGTACATCAAAGCCAGAAAAGAGAAAATCTGTCCGACGCTCGAATTCGAGTGACGCCAAGGCCGACTTAGTCGGCCTTGTTGCTTTGTAAGGCCAGTACTTGTACAATGAAGAAAACCTAGTGAGGACTTAGATATGGGTGGCAAAGCGCTAAAGGAATACAACGCAGTACGCGTCAACAAAGACGTGTTCGACCGCGTGGCAGCAGCATTCGACGTCGTCGCAGACGACAGCTTCAGAGTTCGTGTCGTCAAGTCGATCCGCAGTAAACAAGACTTTGGCGACATCGACGTCTTAGTGAGCCGCGACATGTTCGGCGGCAATTTCACGCCTGAAGTGTTCGTAACTCGCGTGTGTCGAGAACTTGGGTTGCCGACACATAACATCGTTGTCGTCAAGAACGGACCCGTCAAAAGCTTCGGCCTGCCTATTGGCGACGGCGTCGTGTTTCAAGCCGACATCATTACCACTTGCGACGCCGACATCGACTTCAGCGACGGCTACTTTGCGTGGAACGACTGCGCCAATCTTATGGGACGCATCGCACACAAGATGGGCTTGACTCTAGGTCACGACGGCCTGTGGTTGCCAGTGCGACACGAAACGCGGATGGTTGGTAAGATTCTGTTGACGAAGAACTTCTATCAAGCCGTCAACTTCCTAGGCTTTGACGCCGACGTCTGGCAACAAGGCTTTGACGACTACGAACAGCTGTTCGCCTTCATTGTCGCCAACAAGAAGTTCAACCCCGAAATCTTCTTGCTAGATAATCGCAATCACACGGCTCGCGTCAGAGACAAGAAGCGTCCAACGTATACCAAGTTTCTTGAACACATTGCTACGATGTGTGACGACGACTGGTATGACTGGCCGCAAAACAAAGGCGATTTCTTGCCTACTGTGTTTACAGAGTTTCGCGACGCCTTACCACAATGGGTTGCGCTTGTCGAAGCCGCTGCCGTCGAAGCCCGCATCAAGAAGCGCTTCAATGGCGTCGTAGTCGCTGCCGCCACAGGGTTGACAGGCAAAGAGCTAGGTGCTTTCATGTCTGAGTTTCGCGCCGGGTTCAGAGACACCAACGAATTCGATTGGTTCTTGGCGTGGTGTCACCCACATGAAATCGAGGCGGCTATCCGTGCAGAGTTCAACGCTAAACGCATTTCTTGAAGCTCAAAAGGCGGCTTTCGTAGAGCGTGGCACTACTTTCATGACAGCCGTCGTTGACGACGCCATAGCCAGCGACTTGCCGTCGCTTGAAGCTCTACTAGAGCGTCAGCGCGACCTTAGGTCTAAGTGCGAGGTGTTCGACATGGATTTCATGTATCACTGGTCTGTTATGACGTATTGGGACAGCATGATTGATCAGTACGGGCGGTTGACGGCAGCCGCGAATCAGAATACGATGTCGTCTAAATAAATTCACTTCTCGGTTTAGCTCAGTCGGTGGAGCGCGTACTTTGGGAGTACGAGGCCGTAGGTTCGAGACCTGCAACCGAGACCAAAATTGGAGACTTATGTTATGGCTACATTGTTTGAAGACGTTCAGGCAGCACGCAGCGAAATGCGTCGTAGCGCCGAAAACGTAATCGGGTTCAACATCCTGACGCTCCTTGTCGGCGAGCTTGAAACCGCTGCTAAACGTGATGGTGCCGCCGTGACTGACGACAAGGTCGTTGCTGCCGCCAAGAAGCTGATCAAGTCTAACAGCGAGTCGATCCGCCTGGGTGCGCGTGCCGACAAGCTAGAAAAAGAAAACGAGGTGCTGCAAAAATTCTTGCCTCAGGAGTTGACAGCCGATCAGATTCACAGTATTATCGTCGCCAGTGATGCAACGAACATTGGCGAAGCGATGAAGGCGTTGAACGACGGCTATGCCGGTAAGTTCGACAAACGTCTGGCTTCGCAAGTTGCAAAACAGATTTTAGGTTGATATACATAGTATCACAAGTTTGAAACACACCTTCTAAGCCTCTTCACAATGCTCAAATCAGAAGGTTTTCAATGGCGTGTAGCTCAGTTGGTAGAGCCCCTGACTGTTAATCAGGTTGTCGCAGGTTCGAGCCCTGCCACGCCAGCCATTCAATTGCTGTAGTTTCGGGCCTGTAGCTCAGTTGGTTAGAGCAGGCGACTCATAATCGCTTGGTCAGGAGTTCAAGTCTCCTCAGGCCCACCAGTTGTAAAGTTTTATGGATAGATAGGTAAGTGGTCAACGCCATCGCGCTGTAAACGCGACCCGAAAGGTTCCCTGGTTCGAATCCAGGTCTGTCCACCAAATTTTGGCCGATCCCTCTGACGGCCTAATCAAATCAGAGGGCATTTGTAGGCTGATTCGAGTAGTCGGCCTACAAATGAAGCGCAGCTGTGGTGAAACTGGTATACACATCAGTCTTAAACACTGACGCCGAACGGCATGCGAGTTCGAATCTCGCCAGCTGCACCAAAAGAGTTATGCGATTGTGGGTACATTATGCTGTGCGATTACAAATGCGGTAACGAGGCAACTTCAGTATTAAAGAACGGTAAATGGTGCTGTCACAAGTCACCAAATAGTTGTCCGTCTAACAAGAAGAAAAACTCTGAAGGCTTAGTGAAAGCGTACAGTGAAGGTCGTAAAGACTGTGTGCAACTCGATGGAAAACGAGGATGGGCGAAAGGTAACGTTAGCGCCAATTTCTCTTATAAAGGGAAAGGGAACCATAAACAGGTTCTAATAAACGAACGAGGGCATTGCTGCGAAAGTTGCAATCTTGCTGAATGGCTGAGCCTACCGATAACACTCGAATTAGAGCATATCGACGGCGATACTGACAATAATGTCAAATCTAACCTAAAGCTCCTATGCCCTAACTGCCATTCACAAACTCTTACTTGGCGCAGAAAGAAAAGTAGTGGGACATCAAGATATACTGAAGACGAAATGAAAGATGCTATCATATCTTCAGCGAATGTTCACCAAGCGTTAACTAAACTTGGACTAAAGTGGGGTTCTAGCGCCACATTGATGAAGGTAAAAGATAGGTTGGACTTAAAATTCAAAAATGGTGCGATACCGAGTGCTTGATAACACATCATCGCACCAAATTTTGGCCCGTTAGCTCAGTTGGTTAGAGCGCTTGCCTGTCTAGCAAGAGGTCATCGGTTCGAGTCCGATCGCACCAAATTTAGCGAGGTCGACTGTCTGGGGATGTCACGGGTCTCATAAGCCCGTTTAGGTGAGTTCGATTCTTACCCTCGCTACCAGAATCAAGCAACAAAAGTTTCAAAACGGTGTTGACACAGTGAGTCAAACCTGTAAAAATGAAGGTCTTCTCTTAATACATAACTGAAACAGGAGCTACATAATGCAAGCCGAATTCAAGCCTTTCGAGCGTCAAGCCAACTACAATGGCCGTCACCCGAACAAGCATCTGACTACCAAGCATCCGGTTTCGGGTCGCACTGGTAAGCCTCGTCAGCGCGGCTAATAAGACCTCTGACTTGAGTCCCCTCCTTGCTCAAGTCGGAGGCACTAAATTTGGAAGCGTGGCCGAGTGGTTTAAGGCAGCGGTCTTGAAAACCGCCGGCTCTTCGGGGCCCTAGAGTTCGAATCTCTACGCTTCCGCCAAACAGTAGGTCGTTAGTGTAATTGGCAACACAAGGGATTCCAAATCCTTTATTCTAGGTTCAAGTCCTAGGCGGCCTGCCAAACAAACGCCGGTAGGTAAAGTACTTGAAAGTCACAATTTGCATTAGCTGTTTGAAAGAATTCAAGTACTCACCGCGTCAATCAAAGGGTCTTTACTGTTCTAATAAGTGCCAGCAACTGACTCAGCGTGACTGGTATATAATGAAATGGTTGAGAGGCTTTGAAAAGGGATGGAATGGCAAAACTAAAAACTTGTCACATCACATCGTTTCGTATTTGCGTGAAGTTCGCGGTACTGCATGCGAGAAATGTGGCTGGGATGAAAGGCATCCTGTCGATAATGCAATTCTAACTGAAATTGACCACATCGACGGCAATGCCGAGAATTGTAGACCTGTCAATCTTAGGATATTATGCCCGAATTGTCATTCTATGACGCCTACGTTTAGGGCAAGAAACAAGGCTTCAAAAAGGAACAGGTCGTAAAATTAGCCGGTATAGTTAAGTGGTATAACAGCGGATTTGTAACCCGCTGTCCCGAGTTCGATTCTTGGTGCCGGCACCAAACACACTGCTGTGAAGGCAATGATGCAAGTCCTTAGAACTGAACGAACTGAGGCAAAAACGAAAGCCGCTGAAAAGCGGCTTTTTTATTATCTTCTGAATGAGGTGAGACATGACTGAAATCTTCTTGCTGTTGATACTGTTCCAGATCAAGCATTTTGTCGCCGACTACCCGCTGCAAGGCGCGTACATGCTAGGTAAGTTCAAACGTGAGGGCTGGGTGCTGCCGCTGGCCGCTCATTGTGGTGTTCACGCCGTCTTCACGTTTGCCATTGCAACTGCGTTTGCCGACGTGAAACTGGCTGTAGTGGCCGCTGTCATCGACTTCGTGCTGCACTTCGCAATGGATCGTCTGAAGGCGTCGCCTGACATGATGGGGCGCTTCAAGCCAGACAACCCGAAGTTCTGGTATGCGCTAGGCTTCGATCAAATGGTGCATCATGTCACGCATTACTTGATCATCGCAATGATCGTGTTGCGCTAACAAAAAGCCGCTGTCAAGCGGCTTTTTTGTGGTTAGTCGATTGTCTGCTTGACTGGAAAGCGTATCGTGAACGCCTTGTCTTTGTCGTCGGCGTCTTGAACTTCAAGCGCATGGCTCGGCTTGATCTTGAAGCCAAACAGGGTATGACGAACTTTAGTGGCGCCAACTACCTTGACGCGACGATAGCTGTAATACTTGCGGCGTGTCGCGCGATCAGTGGCAACAACGAAATACCAGCCTTGCTTGTCAACGACTTTATCGCTCAACTCAAAGGCGCCCCAGTATTCGATGTCACAGTTGTCGACGACGCAATGATATCTAGGATCAGTGCGCTTACCCCAGTTAAAGGCGTTGCGACACGTCCACTTGTACTGGCTCCAGAACGAACGTTCGTTGCCGCCACAACGCGCAGAGTTCTTGCCACTAGGTTCGCCTAGCGTGCCGTCTTCATAGTTGTTCCATGGCTTCACCCAGCTGATGTCACTGTTCCAGTATTCCCAGGTGCCGCTGGCTCCGGCTTGCATGTAGTCAGGATCGTGGTAGGCAGTCAACGGCTTGCCTTGCGGGTGGCTGGCTTGCTTCTTGGCCGTAGCTGCTACGACAACGCCTACGACGAACGTCGCCACGTAGTAGAAGGCATACGTTGCGCATACGCCTAGCCATTGCTTGACGGCGGCGCCCCAGACTTTAGCGCCGGGCTTACCGTTGTGATGGACGAGCTTACCCATAGTGTTTCTCCTGTAAAATTTGTATTTAGGCGTTGACGGCCAGGTAGAGCCGTGCGACACTATAGTCATCAAGTGAAGAGAGACGTTACCATGATTGATCTGAGTGCTAATCCCGATGCCGTGTTTACCCTACAGACTGGCGACGCCGTTGTCGTAGCCGGCAAACAATATGAGGCGGCAGTCGAGACGGCGACTTTCGATGACGCCATCGAAATCTACTTGTGGCGTAGCGAATGTGGCGGATACAAGTACGTCAAGACAAACGACTTTTCGCGAATCGCCTGGATGTCGCGTCAACAACTGGCGGCACTTATCAAGTCTGGTAAGTTCATCGCAGAGTGAAAGTAGTTGACCGCCTTGGTAAATGGTCGTTATACTGACTGCGTCAAGTGAAGAGAGAATACGTCATGAATGCAATCGCCCGCCTAGCCGAAAAGAATCTCGCAGCCTCGATGAAAAGCCGCGACGGCTCCGTCGTCCCTTACCAAATCGAGTTGTACCAGCGCACTGGCCGCACAGACCTTTGTTATCACGTAACGATTCCAGAAGAACTCGCAGAAGATTTCGTCGTTACCTTCATGAAATCGTTCGAAATCGATGGCGTTAACGGCCACGTGTCTGAGGCGTTAGGATACATCCCTTATCCCAACAAAGTAGTTTTTCGTGACATCAAAAAGAACGCTGTCGTTTGGGAATGGGTGGCGCCGATGTTTTTCGTTTGGTAGGTTGACTGCCTTGGTAAATGGCTGTTATACTGACTGCGTCAAGTGAAGAGAGAATACGTCATGAAAGTTACTATCTACCTCAAGTCTGACCTGTTCGGCAACATCGTGAAGCGCGAAGGCGTTCTGATTTCTGCCGAAACCGGCGTCAAGTACGCGCAGTACAACAACGCCGTCAAAGTCGTGTATCGCGGCAAGCGCAAGCGTTCTGACACTGGCTTCGTCCAGACTTACATGCCGTATGTCGTCATCGTAGAAGGCTGGGATCGACCAGACCCGAAAGAGCTGTGCGACGTCACTGTGTCTAACGAAAACGGTGTCACAGTCAAGACGTCTAGCTACGCCAGCTTTGACAAACGCTTCTGTACTGACTTCGACGAACTTGTCGACGGCGGCAAGCTAGGTAAAGTTGTGTTAGAAGCCCGACACACCAAAGGCTACAATCCGCACAATCAATTTTGAGGTCTGCCATGAAATTGAAATTCGCTACGTTGTTCTACGGCGTCGCCAGACGAAATCGAAGCCTAGATGACGCCGAAATTTTGTAGTTGACAACGACGGCAACTGACTTTATTGTGTCGTCACTTAACAACTTTTGAAGAGGGTGTTACATGAAACTGCGTCAGGAAGACAACCTAGTCTTGTCTAACGGCACCGGTGAAAAGAAATTCACTATCGCTGCGACAGCACGTGCATTCCAGATTCTGTCGTCTGCGCTCTACAGCCGCAAAGTCGAAGCAATCGTTCGCGAACTCAGCTGCAACGCGTATGACAGTCACGTGCAAGCAGGTTGCGCCGACCGGCCGTTCGCCATCTACTTGCCGAACGAATGGGAAAGTGAATTCGCCGTCGAAGACTTCGGTATCGGCCTCGACGACGACGCAGTCATGAATATCTATACGTCGTACTTCACGTCGACGAAAACCGACAGCAACGAAGTCATCGGCGGCCTTGGCCTCGGCAGCAAGACGCCGTTCGCCTACACTGACAGCTTCAACATTCGCGCCCGCAAAGACGGCGTCGAACGCACGTACAACGCCTACATCAGTTCGTCGGGCGAGCCTTCTGTTTCTCTGCTGACTGAACACGCGACTACCGAGCCGAATGGTGTCAAGGTGACTGTGCCTGTTCGTGCCGGCGACCGTCAGCAGTTCATCGACGACTGTATCAAAGTACACCGTTGGTTTAGCGTCAAGCCTGAGTATCACGGATATTCTGGCGTCTTGAACGTTGACAACGCAGTGCTGGCAGACATCGAAGAACATGGTCACGTCATTATCAACGCCAGGAATTGCGTTCACTACACTGGCGCGTATTCGTACAGTGACTTCGTGCGCGTTCTAATGGGTAACGTGTCGTACTTCGTGTCAAACATTCGCTCGCAGTTCGGCGATCACCTGGGTGACGGCGAAAAGAGCTTCTTTGCCAACAACGGCATGATTCTGAAGTTCAACATCGGTGACCTAGATGTTGCGGCGAGCCGCGAAACGATTTCGTTTGACGAAATCAGTACGCAGGTGTTCGTCGACAAAGTCAAAGAAACGCTTCGCAACGGCTTCGCTGTTTTCCAAGAAGAAGTTGACGCCTGCAAGTCTTTCATCGACGCCTACAAGCTTGTCGAGAACAAGTATGGTACTTGGGCGCATCACATCGTCGAATACAAAGGCGCCAGTCTCTACGACCTAGGCGAATACAAAATCGCAAAGCTCGTCAAGCACATCGTCGAAGACACTGGTGAAGTCAACCGTGTAGAAGACGTCATGTTCCGTCGCGGCTCTAAGAACAGCGTACATTACCTGTCGGCGACGTTCAAAGACTTGTCGCTAAACCCTTCAGGTAGTCGTAAGGTTGTGATACTCGAAGGTGTGACTCGCAGCTATGTCCGCCACGCCAGAAACCTATCTGATAGGCGCGCGAACTGGGGTTGCTTTGTCGTCAGAAAGCCGTTGACGGAATTCCAGCGTAACGCGTTTATCGAGGAGTTCGGCGAAGTCGAATTCGTTGACGGCATCAAGCTTCACGCCGACGAACTCGAAGAAGCGCGCCGCCAACGTGCGGCAACACGCAAGGCGAACGCCGCCAAGCGAGCGACTGCCACTAGTGAGCCAGTTGTACGCATGAAACGCTCCGAGGCTCGCGTTGCAGCAGTCTACAAGCTAGAAAACGATGACGTCGTCGCCGACTACAACCTGACTGCCGGCGTACTAGTTAGCGAAGACGACGTCGCAGGTAAGAAGTACGCTGTCCTCGAAATTAATCGCGGCAAGATCGTCTACCCTCAAGGGTTCGAAGGTGATCAACTGTACACTTCTGACGACAACGACCACATCTACGCGTTTATGACCGTGACTGGTCTCGACGTATTGGTACTGGCTAAGCCGGCACAGCGCGAAAAGCTCGACAAGGTACTAGTTTCGCCGCGCGTAGACGTCGGCGCCATGTTCACCGTTGTTTCGAAGAAATGCAAGCTAGACATGACGCCCTACCTGCTGGCCTATGTCAGGGCGTTTGGCTCTAATATTCTCGACAACATCCATTGTTACTCATGGCTAGACACGGTTCTAGGTGAAGGTTCGATCATCGATCAGCCTGAACTTGCTGTCGTCAAGACGTTCCAGGAACGTATCAATACGCCGCAAGTTCAACGCTTGTGTCGTGCCAGACTTCACTACGCGCTAGGCTGGAGGGTTAGTAACTACACGCTTAGTCCGTTCCACGACAAGATCATCGATTACGCCAAGGCTTGCGTCAAAAAGGTTTCAGATCGAATCGCGACGCGTTACCCGTTGTTGCCGTATGGGTCAGGTGCGAGCTTCAACGACGAAGCCGCAGCCGCGTATATCGCGCTAGTCGACGAACTAAACGAACTCAAAGCTTTACAACAGAAAGACTCGCCAGTATAATGCTGGCGATCAAACCTTAGTTAATGAAAGGAGATACACACGATGTCAACAGTACAAGTAGGTGTCAAAGTAAAACAGCAGATCGCCAAGCGTGTCGCCGCAGGTGAGTCGCGTACCGCTGTAGCAGCAGAGTTTGGCGTCAGCCGCCGCACCCTGGGTCGTTGGATTGACGACGTCAACACACCTGCCGCGCCACAAGCAAAGACGCAGGCGTCGAAGTCTGTAGCCGTTGAGCCACAAGTTGAGGCTAAACAGCCGGAACCTGTAGCCGTTGAGCCACAAGAAGCCGTCGACGTCGAGTACCGCGTAATCGCTACTCGCCGCAGCATCAGCATCAGCCAACTGGTTGACGGTCAGGTAGAAGGTTCGGTCGTCATCGACAACACTCAAGACGTGTTCGCCGAAGTGTTCGACCTGATCGCTAACAGCGGACTCAGCCAAGACGCACTGGCCAAAGCTTTCATCATGGCACAACCTAAGAAAATGGTTGAGTCTTACACCGAAGGCAAGCTGAAAGTCGACGTCAAGCGTGGCGTTCTGACTTACACTCCGGATAATGGTGTGCCGTTCGAAGTAAGTGGTCTGCTGTCTAAGCGTATCATCGAAACCATCAAGCAAAACGGTGTCGACGGCGCCAAGACGCTGATCAACTTCTTCAACAAGCTCATGCTGAACCCGAGCAACCGCAGCGTAAACGAGTTGTACGGCTTCCTGGAGCACAACGACATCGAACTGACTGCCGAAGGTAACTTCCTGGCTTGGAAAGTGGTGCGTAACGACTACCTCGACTGTCACAGCGGCACCATGGACAACAGCGTAGGCACTGAAGTTCGTGTCAGCCGCAACCAAGTCGACGAGAACAGCGAACGCACTTGCTCTTACGGCCTGCACGTCTGCGCCAAGTCTTACATCAAGCACTTCGGCGGCCACGGCTCGCGCGTCGTACAAGTCGAAGTCGATCCGGCCGATGTCGTAGCCATCCCCCGCGACTACAACAACGCCAAAATGCGTTGCTGTGGCTACAAAGTGCTGCGCGACGTTACTCATACCATGAAGTAACAGACGCATGCGTTCGAAAAGCCCGCCAGTTGGCGGGCTTTTTGTTGGTCTAAATAAATTTCGAAAGTCAACCGCATTCGGAGAAAATGATGTCACTACCAAACTACTTGCGCAAACCCAAGCACAAGCAAACTGTTGTAGCAACCAAGCTTGGCTGGGTAGTCGCTGAAACTGGCGAACTACTAGTTCGCGTCAAAGACCTAGACAAGAAGCTGGCCGAGTACCTGGGTATCGAGTCTGTCGTTTTCAACGCCAAAGACGCCGTTATCGAAGTCGTCGACGACAAACAAGCTGAAGCCGGCGACGAACTAGAGGAGCTTGTCAAACAAGTCGAAGCAGGCGAACAAGCCGAGCCAGAAGAAGCGCCAGTCGTTGAGAAGAAGCGTCGAGGTCGTCCGAAGGCTACTAACAAGGTATAACAATGAACACACTGACAACCTCAAACTTTCGGCTGTTCGCGGCCAAGCACTATGACAACCCTTACTGCCTGTCAGAAGCAGAGTTTGAGGCTGACTTGTACAAACCAAGCACTATCAAGAAGCTGCTGACGATTTACGTACAGCAGGGTCAGACTAATGTCAAGTTGTTAGTCAACACTGTTATCAGCTTCTACAACGTGTTTGACCACCACGCGGCCACTCGCCTCATTGAATTCAGGTTGGCGGGTCAACACGCCGAACTGATAGACAGCATTCTGCTGTTCCTGTCGTTACCGATGATCGGCGACAAGATCGACAACAAGTTCCTAATCGAAATCAGAGAAGAGTTCGACCGATGAAATCGTTTTCAGAATTCAACTGTGTAGCAGACCAAGTCGAGCTACACACTGAAGAGCAAGTGCTGACACTAGAGCGACGTGATTTCGTCGACATCATAACCGCGTTCTTCGGCAAGCACATCAACGCCAAGAACTATGAGTTAGCGCTGAAGGCGCTGTCTGACGTCGTCAAGCGCAAGCGTGTTGCCGGCGAGCTACGTCACGACATCTATTACTACGCGCAACGCGTCGCCGGGTCTTTCG